CTACATATACTTCTTTAATTCACCGATGATACTTTGCTCTTCTTGGACATAGCCGGATATGTCATACTGTTCATTTTCTTCATTAAAATAGAAGCGGTCTACCATCGTTTCCGATTTGATTCTGGAAAGGAGCTTCCCTTCACTTGCCGGCACATGTGCTTCAAAAGACGTTAACAGTTCTTGGCGCAAATAGCGCTGAATCGCTTCTTTAAAGATTTCAGCGTCGTCCTCAAATTTCGCACTGACCATAATGTGATCCCTTCCGGCGGACGGTATAAAATCAGGCAGTTTTTGATCACGTTTATTGTAAGCCGTCAGCATCGGGATATCATCTGCTTCAAGCTCCTCAAGCAGCCGAAGCACTGTTTTTTCATGTCCCACATAATCCTCATTTGAAGAATCAATTAAATGCAGAATTAAATCCGCTTCTTTTACTTCCTCAAGCGTTGAGCGGAATGCAGCAATCAATGTCGTCGGAAGATCCTGAATAAATCCTACTGTATCTGATAGAAGAACACTGTAGCCGCTTGGCAGGACCATTTTTCTGGTCATCGGATCGAGCGTGGCAAACAGGAGGTCTTCTTCATAGCTGTCAGCACTCGTCAGACGGTTGAACCATGTTGATTTCCCTGCGTTTGTATAGCCGACAAGCGCAATTTGAAGCACACCGTTTTTCTTTCTTCTTTCACGGTATCGGCTTCTATGGCGAATGACAGTGGAAAGCTGTGTGTTGATTTCATGAATGCGATTTCTGATATGGCGGCGGTCGGTTTCCAGTTTCGTTTCCCCGGGACCTCTTGCCCCAATTCCACCGCCTTGCCGGGAAAGGTTGATCCCTTGTCCCGTCAGACGCGGCAGTGCATATTGCAGCTGAGCCAGCTCAATTTGAAGTTTGCCTTCTCTCGTTCTCGCCCGCTTTGCAAAAATATCTAATATCAATTGCGTGCGGTCAATCATCTTCACTTCAATTGCTGTTGCCAATGACTTCAGCTGACTTGGCGACAGTTCATCATTAAAGATGAGGAGATCAGCTTCAAGCTCTTCCACCAGTGCCTTCAGCTCTTCTACCTTCCCTTTTCCTATATATGTAGCGGCGTCAGCCCTGTTCCGTTTTTGTGTGACGCTGGTCAGTACTTTTCCGTCTGCTGTTTTCGTCAGAGATGCTAGCTCTTCCATAGAATTTTCAAAATGCTCATCCGTGATATGCGGCAGCTGACATCCGACTAAAATGGCTTTCTCCTGAATCGTTTCTTGTTCGTTCAAATGGATGTTCCTTTCTTTTGCATATTGGGCAGTAGTATTATCATACCAAACCCTGCATGTGTATACCACAAATCGATTGCTTTGAAAAGCGGAAATACGAGCAAAAAACAGACCTCTCAAAAACTGAGAGGTCTATGCAGATCCAGATGCTTCTTCTTTAATGGAAAGATCTTGGCTTTTGATGGTCATCAAGTCGCTTTTTAAGTATTGGTCTCCCATTAAAAGCCTCATGGCTTGTGCTCTGATCGATTTTTCGATCACATTTCTGACAAAACGTCCATTGCTGAATTTAATGGGACTTGTCGTGCTTTTCACTGTCATTAAGTAATCTTTCAATTTCCATTCAGCTTCTTGACTGAGCTGGTATTCCCTTTCATCGATCATTCGTTTCGCAATCTCCATGAGCTGTGTCACAGAGTAATCCGGAAAATCAATGGAAATGGGAAATCTTGATTGGAGACCGGGATTTAACGAGAGAAAATGATCCATTTCCCGTGAATATCCGGCGAGTATCAAAATAAACTCATGCTGTTTGTCTTCCATATGCTTGAATATGGTTTAGTCTTTTATGCGAGTTTATAAACTCCCCTCCCTGCTCGCCGTTAAGAAAATCCACATGGCTGTTTTCATTATTAAGTGAAGAACTTTTCCATACAACTTCCATATGATCATCATCAAACAGAGTTACTTTTTCAATGAAGAAATCAAGGAATTGCCGTTTTTCTTCTATTGTAATTTCATTTTTAATCATTTTAGAGAACGAGCCAATATACTCGATCATTTTTTGTTTTTTGTCTTCAGTTTGTTTATTTGCAGCCAATTGTGAATTAATTATTTTAATCTCATTCTCAATATGCTCTTTGTTCTGTTCCAATGGCTGAGACAGTTGGTCGAACATACTTTCTTTAATTTTCCCTTTCCCAAAAAGAATTACATAATTTGCTATTTCTTCATCTATCTCACCGAGTTGTTTTTCTAGTCGACTTGCTTTTGCTTTGAGTTCATCGATTTTCTTTTGATCAGACGCTTCCTCTAAAAATGATTCTAGAAATTTCTCTGGATTCTTCAGGAGTTTTATAAACCAGTTCCAAAAAACTTCATCAACGATATCGACTCTCCATTTCTTACCTTCACATGAAACAACTTTCTTGCCATTTTGATATCCTTTTGCAGTCTTTGCTCTACAAGAATAATACTTATATACGCCTGATTTAGTTTTAGAAGTTATTCCTGAGCCACATGCCCCTCCACAACGACCACATTTCGCCTTGTTTTTCAGCAAATAGTCTTTAGTAGCTCGACTTCTTCCCTTAAAGTTGCTCTTCAATCGCTCAATGATTTGCTCTCGTGTAGCTTTATCCCACATTGGAGGAATCTTTATCAATATCCATTCGTCTTTGTTTGTCGGCACCTGTTTCTTCTTACCGTTAATTTGAACAACTTTTGACTTTCCATAATAAAAATCACCTGTGTAATCTTCATTCTGCAACATTCTACTTACAGTTGCCTGATACCAAGTCTTTCCGTTAGGAGCAGCAACTCCCCTTCTTGAAAGTTCTTTAGCAATTTCATTCGAGGACATTTTTTTGTTTAAGAGCATATCCTTCATTTCAAGCAATATTTCTTTTTCTTCTTCGTTATACTCAGGAAGATCTGTCACTGTATTAAATTTGTACCCATACAACCTTTTAAATGAAGGAAATTCACCTTTCTTTGCTTTAGCCAATCTTCCTCGCTTTGAGTTAGCATGAATTTTCGCCTTATTGTACTGTGCAATTGAACCTTGAATGTTGTACATCAGCATTGATTCAGGATCATGAGGATTTACTTCAAATTCAATAAACTCGATATCAACACCCATACCCCATATTCTTCTTGATACCACACCCTGTAAGGTGTTATCTCTAGTTAGACGATCTGGGTGTAATACTATGAATTTTTTTCCTAGTCCTTTTTCTAATAAATATAAGGCGTGATTAAGAGCTGGCCGGTTTGGATCATCTCCCATGCCCCCCGGTTCAACTAACGCAATTATTTCGCTTTCCTTGTATCCAAATTTAGAGATTGCTCTTTCTTTACACCTTTCTATTTGTGACTCAATTGAAAAACCCTTATTAGCTTGATCTGTTGTTGATACTCTGGCATAAATCAATGCATTAATTTTGCCAATCAAATGCATTATATTGTCCGTACTTAGCTTTTGATCTCCCTTTAATATAAGCAATAGATCATAACCTCCATATTGCTTTATCTTTTATGTCTGTATATAAGCACAAGTATACCATGGGAAAAACAGGTATACTTGTTTTACCTTATGCTTTTTTATACTTGTACATTAATGTAGCTGCAAAATCATAAAATTCTTTAGTTGATATCACCTCTTCAACCCAATTTTCTACATCCTGATTAATAACTGTGGTTACCTTATAGTTTTCTGCGCATTCTCTTCTTTTGCTCATTGATGCACCACTCCCATAGATGACTTGTCATCAATGTATGAATTAAGTGGGTTGTCCAATAACTTGGATTTCTTTATCAAATCATCGCAAAGTTTGTTTAGATAATATGTATAATTCACTTTCTTTTTCATCGAGCGCACTTCAGTACCGATTTCTTCACAAATCGCAATCGGAATACTGGCTTTGTTTACTTTATTCTTATATGTATGTTTCAACTGTTTTTCAGCTATGTTCTTATATGTAAGGAAATCATTAATATGTACGAAATAAACTTTGTTTTCCGGCTCTCTAAATTGAAACAGAAAGCCAGGAATTATGTTCGGGTATTGAGTTGCCTCTTTTAAGTGTTTTATCTGTTGTGCCTTTATAATTTCTTCTCGAAATGCAATAGACTTGTCCTTTGTTGATTTAAGCTCAAAAGGAAACAAGTACCCCTTAAAGAACAGAAAGCAATCATATTTGTTTTTTGATACTGCTGCCCCTCTTTTCAAGAACATTGGATTAACATCTTTAATCCTGTAGAAGAACAGCTTCTGATCTGCTGCTGATTTTTCAATGTTCGCTTCAAAAACTTTCCCTTGATTGTTTGCTCCCAATCAATCACTCTCCTAATCTATATTGAAGGTAAATTATGTATGTGCTAAAATTTGCTGAAAGAGGTGTACTAAATGAAAAAACAATGGAAACCAGTTGATTCTAGACTCAATGAACTCATGTATGAATATAGCGTTTCAATTGATGTGCTTGTAGAACGTACTGGATTATCTAAACAACGTATTAATGATTATGTAAGTGGTTTTAAATCAAACATGAATATTGGAACAGCAATGACAATTGCTGATGCCATAGGCTGCTCTATAGAAGAGCTGTATGTATGGAACTTTAAAGAGCGTAGACAATTGATCAAATAGCTTACCAGGTGGCACCTTTTTTGATCCACCTGATTTCCTGCATTAATTCCTCATTATTGTCTGCTAAGTTAATTAAGTTACGATGCGCTCTTTGCAAATCTTTTTCTTCAATGGCTTCCCTTACTGTTTTCATTTGTCTATCCATCTTGTTATACAATGTTTGAATTGAATGATAAGCCTCGTTAATCCCCTTTCACCTCCACTAATTTTATTTTCACTTTAAATAAAAGACCGATTTTATCTATAATTCAAAACAAAATGTTCTTAATTTTTATCATGTGATCTAGCTCTTCTTTAAATGTTTTACATTTATCCTTGTCAATCTCTTTACCTGTTTCATCTAGGAGCTTACCTTCGTCTGTGATGACACATGTCTGTCCGCAAAATTCAATCCCATTAGATTCAATTATCTTTATTAAGTCATCATAAGTAAATTCAGTGCCATCTTCGTTAAACAGAGCTCCTTCAATATGTAATCCAATTGTTTTTACATTTTTCATTGAAACAATCCTCCCCAAATTACTCCTGCAGCTACAGCAGCTATAAAGACAGAAACAAATTTCATTATTATGAAGAACTTGATATGCTTTGTTTCATCTTCAGTTAAGTTCAAATCTGATAAAGAGAATAAACCAAACATTATCAACAAAACCCAAGCTGTTACAATCATCTACTTAGAACCTCTTCCAACTGTATATCCGCCCGTAATGTCATTTAAGATCGTGCTGCTTGGGGACAGCTTTTCACTCTTACTATCATTATTTTTAGTGTAATTAATGAAATCATCGAACTGGATTAAATACACTCCGTAAGCTGTGTTATTCAATTTATCGATGGTATCGTCACTTGGTTTGGAAAACCAGCTTTCAGTACCTTGGCCATACACTTCAAAAATTTCAAGAATCTCGTCCTTATACTCAAAATAAGCCAGCTTATTTTCAAATTCACATTTCTCATCAACTGGGTTTCCTACATGATTTGTCGCATATTCCATCATTGAAGTAAGCATGTAGCCTAATTCAACGTCCGAGAAACTTAGTTGAGGTTTAGGAGTTCCGTAATAAATATCAGCCTCATTTAGTGATCCCCTTTTATTAACTTCTTTAATGATCTCTTCAATAGCAGTGCAGCCTTCATAAATAATAAAATCTCTTCGCATCTGGTCTCTTCGTTTATATTCATCTAAGAAACTTGTTATATTAAACTCTGCATTTTTCATTTAACTCCTCCTTACATAGGTCAATGTATTGTTGAAGACTACTTACAAATGAAATTATGCAGCTTCTTATTTCTTCTAGATCTGCAAAGTCCATTTCACTTTTTAAGATATACTCATCAAGTTCCAACATTGCAAGAAAACGGTCATCTTTTGGCAAGTTGTTTAAGTCAATACTCCTTAATTTAGGAATTCCTTTATTTAAAAACCATTCAACAAAAAGGTTATCCTTGCTTTGTCTTTTAGCCTGGGACAAAAAATCATAAATATCTTTAGAATTCTCTATATTGAAGTATATGCGCAAGCTCTCTTTTATAAGGTCAAACACTCGCAGTAAACAACAGCTAATTTTAGACTCTGAATCAGTTCTATAATTTAAATCAAACCAAGTTAATTTATTCTGCACTGAATCCCTCCTTGTATGAACCGATTATTTCTGGTATCCGTTGAAAGAAAGTAATAATGCAATCCCTAGCATCATACGGATATTCACAATCAGTTTCGGCACCGGATATGAAAATTTCATATTCAATGCTGGATATTAGTTGAGAATTATAAGGCAGTTCGAACTGTAAGCACCTCTTCAGATTAGGTAACTGCTCACTTACAAACTTCAAGAACTTCTTCTCATACTCAGGAAACTGTTCATATAATTTGTTTACAAGCTCTTCAATTGAGTCTGCTTGCACCTTGTAGAGATTCTCAAACAGTGTTTTGTTGATGTCCATCAATTGGTATAAAGTCTTCACTGTTTTATACTTACCGGTTAAAGTCACTCCCCACCAATCAAACCGCTCAACTGCGTTCTTCATATACGCATCCCCTTTATAAAGTCAGGCAACTTCTATCTTAATTTTTCCACCTTTATAAATCCCAGAATTTTTATAAGATCTTCTTTCTACCTCTAATTGTTGCACTGTCGGATATCCTCCATATCCCTTCCAGAAAACATCGTTTATGAAAAGACGATATTTCCATTCCAAATTGCTCCAACTCCTTTTTCTAAATGAAATCAACATTTTATCAATAATAAAACTCCATTAACGCATCTCTTCCTGCTCTGTTCAATAATTCAATATCGAATATTACATCTCTTCCCTTTAATTCGTTGTAATGATAATTAGGGTCATGCTTTTCATTGTAATGAATGAAGGAGACGTTATGAGAAGTATATACGTCATAACGATTTTTCAAAATAATCAACATTCCATTTATCTCAATTGCTCCGATTGAAACATTGTTTAACATTGTCCTACTGGGTAAAGAATGACGTAGTACACTTCTAAGTTCTTCGAATTTTTCACTTCTCTTATAACCATAACTGTTCATATTGATCGTGCTCCTTTTCTGTATAAAATTAGAATTTTAACTGAATCTAAATCTCGAATGTTTTAAGTTCAAATGTTTTATATGAATCTACTTCATTTCCTGGTATCACATTGACGCAAGGATAATTATCGTAGTCATACGGGTATCCGATACAATTCATGTGAAAGCTTGTTCCCTCTTTGTCAAATTCAGCTTGTAAATGGTCATGGCCACAAATCCAATGTTTTGCGTTAATGAATGGGACATCAACCATATAGCAGCTGTTTGGCTCAAACGGGGAATAAGGATTGTGAACAGGTGGAACATGAGAAACAAAAACATCAACTTGGGTGTTTTCAAGCGTTTCATACCAATCCATTGATTCTTTCCACATTGCTCTTACTCCATCTTCTTTGCTGTATCCATTAATGGAAATGTAATTAGAATCATTTGACACCCCTCTATAGAAATCCCATCCTTCAATTCCTTTTGGTAGGTACCACATAACATCTCCTGCAAAAACTTTACCTTTGTATGTATCAGTTGTCTTAATTAAAGGAGTTACTTTATTTATGTCCGCAGCTTTTTTGATTAGATCATTCAACCTGCCTATTGAGTCTGAGTATTTTCTTTTTTGGCTCTTGCTAAGTAAGTAAAGATCATGATTTCCATATGTAAAGTAAACCTTCTCGTATTGCTTTGCTGCCTCATCCAAAACCCATAATGTTTGTTGATTCCATTCAGTAAAATCACCGGCAATGATCAATACCTCTCCATTACCATTTGAAATTAACCTATTTACGATTTCCCTTGTTCTCTTCTCCCACTTAATCTGATTCACATTCCAGGGAATCCAATGATTAATATGGAGATCTGATACATAATCGATTTTCATTTTGTCTCCACCTTCCTTAATGAAAATTTATATCTTTGGTGTGTATAAATTAAAATAATCTCTCCATAATATGATTCAAACAAGCTTGTTTTCATTACACTTTAGGAGATGAATAAGATGCCTCAACAAAACAGATCAAGATCAAACAACAATAATGAGTTATTAGTTCCTCAAGCAGCTTCAGCTATTGAACAAATGAAACTTGAAATAGCTTCTGAGTTTGGTGTTCAATTAGGCGCTGAGACTACTTCTCGTGCAAACGGTTCAGTTGGTGGAGAAATCACTAAACGTTTAGTTCGCTTAGCACAACAAAATATGGGCGGGCAATTTCATTAATTTTCATGAGGGGTTAATCCCCTCTTTCCTCCTTTATTTCGTATACACAACAGCTGTTTGCTTGCGCCTAGCTAACTCGTCTAAAATGTCTTGATGTTTTCTCGTTTGGTCTTCAATGTAAGTCTGATTGTTACTATGTAATCCGTCCTTAATTCTATTTTCCGTATCGTTTTTCAATCTCTCTAGACTTTCCAGAGACAATTTCATCAGACCAAACTTAAATAATAAGCTCATCCTAATTCCCTCCATAAAAACAGATTAATATTATTAAAATCCAAAAGATTCCCCCAGATACTGCCAGAAAATCTTTTGCAATATGTACGAAGTCATGAAAGTCATTCTTTAACGACTCTTTCACTTAATCACCTTTCTCTTTAAAATACAGATTTTATTTAATAATCACTTTCTTGGACAACTTTTTCACTTATTTCAATTTCACAGTCTTCCTTAAAAACTACACACAATTTCATTCTTATGTCGTCTTCAGTTGTGTACCAAGTTTTAACCAAATATGCTTCTTGTATAAAATCTTCTTCTACTATTTCATAAACATGGCCTACAAAATTTTTGTACCATCCATGCCCCTTTATAATCCGTAAATTTTCTGGTTTCATTTATTCGTCCTCCTTTGCCTGCTCAACGATCTCATCGCGGCGTATTTGTGTGCTTTTCTCCGGCCGCCATAAACGTTCCTCTAGTGTCGTACAGACCGGAGTCGTTACCGTATTCACATCGCCAGGAATAATAACAACATCTTGATTCGTTTTTGCGTAGTGAACTACAAATCTATATGAATATGCTCCCCCAATAACGATATCTCCAAAACGAGACTTATAACCAAAATATTTATCGTCCTTCTTTTCAAATACCGTATTCGCATTATTGATTACCGTTTGACTCACATTTTTCATTTTTCAGCCTCCTGAGATATCATTTAATTGTTGTTTCAGGTCAAAGAATTCATCATGAAGAATTTTAAATTTATCCTTATTTATGTATGCTTTGTCATCATTAAAATCAAAAAGATATAAGTATTTTCTTTTATTTCTTCTAATAATTCGTAAAGCAATCGTGCAGCTTACCCATTCTTCATCTTCCAATTGGGTTAAGACTTCGCTTAACTCGAATAAGAATTCAAGCTTCTCTTTGTTTTGCTGAGTTTCAAGTCTTAAAAGATCCCTCTGTTTTTCAAGTAATGTTGTTTCAATTTGATATTTCTTTTCCTTTAAGACTCTTATCTGTTCGTTGGTGTTATGTATTTTGTCTCCTGCCTCCAATGAATCACCTCCTTAAAGTTTGAATAAAATATTAGTTTTATCAAAATGCATATTTTTTGTTTTTGTATTTTAAATAAAAAACTGCTATTTCATCAACCTCTTGTTATTATATTATACATATTTTTTATTTTTGTCTATATTTATTTTCAAAAGTTAGGAAGGAATAATTGTATTTGTTCTTTTCATCGGCTTCATTATGTTGTTTATTAGTCACTTTCCAATGATCATCTAACATTGGGAAATATGAATCTGCTTCATTTGACTCTGAATCAACAATTGTCAAATACACTTTATCAGCGTAGGGCAAGAATGCTTTGTAAATCATACTTCCCCCTATCACCATCACTTCCTCATCAGTGTTAACTTGACCTTGAATGAGCTTTAAGACCTCCTCAATTGAATGATACACAAAGGATGAATAATCTGGCTTAAAGTTCTGATCCCTAGTAAGTATAATATTCCTTCTATTCTGTAGAGGCTTACCTGTCATACCGATAATTGATTCGTATGTTGATCTTCCTTGAATACATATTTTCCCCTCAGTTTTTTCTTTGAAATGTTTCATGTCAGCAGGCACATGATACAGTAATTTGTTTTGATGTCCAATGGCCAGAGTTTTATCACAGCAAGCAATAAGAGATAGCATTAAACCGCTACCTCAAATAATAGCTTGTCCCCATGTTTATAGTTGATTAATTTGAAATCATCGATTGTAAAATGATAAAAATCTTTCACTTCAGGATTGATCCATAGTTCAGGTGCTTCAAACTGTTCTCTTTCCATTTGAATTTTCAAATTGTCTATATGACGTGTGTACACATGGCAATCCCCAATGTTAAAGATATATTCACCAAGCTTATAACCAGTCACTTGAGCAATCATGCGCTGCAACACATTGTACTGGAATACATTGAATGGATTCCCCAACGCCATATCATTGCTCCGTGCTCTTACCTCGAGGTGGAGCTTACCTTGCTTAACATACCATTGAGTTTCGTATACACATGGCGTTAAGGCCATTGAGTCTAAATCATCAGGATTCCACAGCATTGTAATGTGTCTGCGTGAAGACGGGTTGTTCTTCAATTGATGAAGAAGATAGTCTACCTGATCCACTTTTTCTCCATTTAGACTTCTGTTTTTCTTCCCCAGCTGAAATCCATATGCATGTCCGATGGTGCCGTCTTCTTGTTTCCACTGATCCCAAATATGTACGCCCATCTTGTTTAAATCATTAACATCATTAGATTTCAGCTGCCAAATCCAGAGCAACTCTTTAATGGCTGTTTTCCAGGCAACTTTTTTTGTCGTTAAAATCGGAACCTCTGAGTTGTCGAATCTCATTTGCTTACTAATCACGCTTAGTGTATGAGCCGGTGTTCCATCTGAGTCCCACTTTGTTCTTACTTGAAATTCTTCGTCTGAGATTCCATTATTTATAATGTCATTTATGATTGAACTGTATTGTTTATCGAATTGAGTCATGATTCTCAGTCCTTTTGGAAATAGTATTTGAAAAAGCAAAGCATTAATTAAATATTTTATACGAATATATCTGCCAAATAAAATACAACAAAAAGAAAATTCCCACAAACAAATAACAAGTAAAAATATGTGTTTTGCTTGATTCTTTCACCTTCTAATGCATCTAAAACTTTGAACATTCTAAGGACAACATAAATAAGTGAAACTGCTGTCCACGCAAGCATTAGGATGTTATCGTGCATAACTAATCCAATATAAGCCAGAGGGACAATGAAAGATATTCCCTTGAGCAAAGTAAACAGGTAAATCAAATTCTTATTTCGTTTCACGTTTTCAATAGTTGAATTATCGAGCACACTCTTTACTTTTCTATATGTATCACTTTCTCCTCGAATAATCAATCTGACCTCATTAATGTTTAATGCAATTAGATAAGCTGCTAGAAATAAAGTTAGATACGCTATAATAAACATCTCCTTATTTTATATTTGTCTTTTGATTTATTACTACTCTAATCAAGTGATAATTAAGCATTTAGGCGAGTCATGGAAATCATAATCCCCTACTTTAAATAAATTAGTCGGTCTTGATCTATTCACTCGGCTAAGCTGTTCAAAGTTCCTCATTAATAAATCATCTTGCAGCATATTCTTATATCCATGTAAATTAATCAATTCGTTTATTTCTTCGGGCGTACCCTCAAATTCAATACCATTAATATTTGCTTTCATCCAAAAAGCTCCCCCTTTAATTCATTCACTTGATCAGCAATGTTTTCTTTAATTGTATATGGCAACTGATCAATCCCTTTTACAATCCGTTTCTGACCAGTTTTCCTGATTTTTGTAGTCATCTCTTTAAAACACTCTAAAGCAGTATCTGAGATTTCATCATATAGCCCCTGAATTTTCACTAATACACTTAAATATTCTTCGTCACCTTCTTCAAATAGTGACAACCCTTCTTCAAGTTTGTTGATCTTTTCAATACTCTTTAATAATTTATTTTTATCCTTTAACAATTAATCACCCGCGTATTTTAATTATGGTCGATCATCTTTAAGAAATTAGTTGCTGCACTTTTGTATCTCAGGTCTTTCTCGTACTCAGCGACTTGTCTCATATGTTCAATGAATTCATCTTCAAGTCATTGCAACTGAAGAAATCCAAAGCAAAGACCGTTCCTATAAAGCATATCATCATATTTTGCTTGTAAAGCTCTTTCTTTGTTGTTGATGATCTCTTTCCTCCTTATTGATTTTAGATAAAAGTATTCTTTATTTTCTAATTTAAATTGATATTTGTTATGAGGAAACCTCTAGGAGCATCCTCATAACATTGAAAACTTACTCACTACAATTCTTACAATAAACCTTATCAGAGTGTTTACTTAATACTTTGTCTAAGATACCAACAGGCATTTTCTTTTGACTTGGCAGGGTAATATGTACCTCTATTTCATCACCTGAATTTAGTACTTTACCGCAGTTTGAGCACTTTAACTCTGCATTAAAGAAATTCACCCCCATGAAGAAACCTCCTTATTCCCTTTATAAAGTACTACGTTAATGCTTTATAAAAGTTTCAGTCCAAAAAGAGACTGTCTACATGGTAAATTATTTCGTTCCAGTTGAACCGTGCCCACCTCGGTCATCGTTGCCTAGATAGTCTACTTCAACCAATTCAACCGCCGGCATTTTCTTCATGATTCTAAACTGACAGATACGATCATCTTTCTTAATTTCAGTATCACGCAATGCATAAGCAGGAAAGAACCAAAAATCGTTGTCTCCCTTATAAGACTCATCGATAACACCCATTGAGTTTGTTTGAATCACACCAAAGTTCTTATACGTACTCGAACGAGGAACGACATGAGCTTCATAACCTTCAGGCAATTCCATAGCCACACCTAATGGGACAAGTTTAAACTCATCTTTTTTGATCACTACATCTTCAGCTGCACGAAGATCAATCCAGTCTCCCTGCTCAATTTTGCTGATTCTTGTTTGTGTTTCATCTAGATACTTGATTTTAATTTGCATTATGTATTAACTCCTTTAGTTTTTGGTATGTAAGTTCTTGTATTGCATTCTTCAGTTAAACAAACTGTTCATTATTGATCGAACTTTGCCCTCAACTCTTCATATAGTTTACGATCACGTTCTTCTTTCTCTTTGAGATACTTTTCTCTTTCAGCATCTTGTTTCTTTTTTAGCTCATTCTCGTACTCTTCCCACTCTGTTTCATCAATCACTCCTTTGTCATGCAAGTCTTTTTTCAGAGGATGTAATATCTTCTTAGCTTCATGCGGGTATAATATTCTGGTCTCATAGCCATCATCCCAGTCAGATTGTTGACAAACCATAAACACGCCTCCATCTTTAGTAATAATCGTTGTTTGCTCACAAAATTGATTTGCCCAAACATAAGCAACTTCTTTTCCGATTAATCCTTCCTGATTTTCAATGAAATACATTTATTTGCTCCTTTAAATTTAAGTTTGTTTAAAATTACCCTTTTATCGTAATTCCTTTAGTAACTCATCAAGTTCATCAGGCTTAAAACCAATACTTCGTTTTACTTCCTCTCCTTGATCACTCAGCAAAACGGTTACCGGAACTCCCATAACACCAAATCTAGCTGCCACTTCTGGTTCCTGTGTAACGTCAACTGTCTCAAATTGAATATTTGCTTGCTCTAAGTAATTGGACACCATTTTACATGGATTACAATTAGGCTGCTCTAATTTAATTACTCTCATTGAATACACCCTTTCTCAGTAAAAATGAAATCAGAATCTTTTAAAGGCTCAACTGTCGCTTTTTTATAACCATTTCCTTTAGTTGAAAAGAAGTCATGAGACTTAGTTTTAGTGCTCAATCCATTAATAACAATTGGGTTAACGTCTTCTTCCTCGAACTGATGATCGAATCCCAGGTTGTTTAACGCTTTATTAGCATTGTATCTGATGAATTTCTTAACATCTGGAGCTAAGCCAACTTGATCATAGACATCTTCTGTATACTCTAATTCATTTTCGTAAAGCTCCTGCAGTAAGCTTAATGCCCATTCATACAATTCCGTTTGCTTCTGTGGTGTTTGGTTCTTATATATCTCTTGAGCTAGCAATCCGATGTATGTTCCATGTATCGCTTCGTCTCTAATACCCTTAGTTCAACCGAGTTCGCTACTATCGGTTCGTTGCCCTGTCGCAACCGCCTTACGTTACCGTAAGGAGCAGACTATATCATCATCCCTGTAGGATGCCTCCCGTTTCGATTTAAGGGGTTCTCACCCACGCCAATAGCTTGCGCCCTACTCGTTTTGCGGAATTTCGCCGCCTATGCGATAGTCGTTGAACGTTCTATGCGATCCCATAAAGTCTTCCATCTTCTTTTATGTCGAATTAGACTAACGTAACGAGGATGAAGGCTGTATTTTTCACCAGCTTCAACATTGTTCATTCCAGCAATCAAATCATAGATTAAATTTGTTGCCTCCATATTAGTGAGCTTTGACATTGAATTACTTTCTCCAGGTTGTCCTGACATTAATCCAATTTTCATTGCATGTAGAGTATTTTCTTTAGGTGTAACTATTTCTAAGTTCCGAACGTGGTTGTTTAGTTTATTTCCATCTATGTGGTTTACAAACATTCCTTTTGGTATATCATGAATAAAATATTTTGCGACTAACCTATGTACTAAATAGTTCTGTGTTCCTTTTTTCGGATGCGTGTATCCTATCATTTCATAGCCATGTGGAGTAATAAATGTCTTTCTTGGTTTCTTTATTTTTTTTGATATGATAACTCCCGTTTCCGTTATCCACCAAGGTGCTTCTTCGACTTCTTTCCTTATCATTTTCACCTCCTTTGGGTTCGCATAGCTTCGCTGCTGATTGTCCTAATAAGGATTTTCCAGCAATTAGAGAGGTTCACATTTGCCGTTGCCGACAAAAGGGACTATTAAATAATCAGGTTAATGATCTCACCGCTTTGCATCAGTTTTCCTTGTCCGTAAAAGTAAAGTGGATAATAAAACCCTGAGTAGAAAAGAAAACTCTCTAGGAACACAGAAGCAACCATTCCTTTGAATAATGAAATGTCATCGTTTTTTTGAATTGACTTATAGATTGAAACAATTATTCCCGCTTTCTTTTGCAAAAATTTATTGTTTTTCACCCATTCGAAGACTTCATTGATCTGCTCGGTTGGAGCTAATGTAAGAAAGATGTTGCTGTACGACTTCGCATGGACAGCGTTCTCCATCATGGCCATAAAGTTCAGCACCGCTTTCCGCTGGTGGCCGTCTACGTGTTCAGCCACGATCGGCATCCCCGTATTCCCCTGCTCTGTGTCAAGAAGCGTAAGTCCGGCCAGTACCTTCATATAAGTGTCCTGCTCATTTTTTCCGAGGTACTTCCATGTGAGGAGATCGCCGTTTAAAGCAATCTCTTCCGGAAGCCAGAACTGTTTCACGTTTTTCAAGAAGCGTAAGTCCGGCCAGTACCTTCATATAAGTGTCCTGCTCATTTTTTCCGAGGTACTTCCATGTGAGGAGATCGCCGTTTAAAGCAATCTCTTCCGGAAGCCAGAACTGTTTCACGTTTTGGTTATAGAACATTTGGGTAAAATCGTCTTCATGCTTTGACCAGTTTGCTGCGTCATAAATTTTTGTCAAAAATATTCTCCTATCTTAAAAAATTTTAGATTTGACACTGTAAAACCACCCTCTTTGAAGCCCTTATATACGGGGTAACAAAGCCCCTAAAATTATAAGAGGATGGTTTTACTTATGAATAATAACGTTCAAAAAATTATCTTTATGTTCCTTGTTAATCTAGGGCTATCACTGTGTTTTGAAGGAAATTTAACAAATGCTATTTTAATGAATATCCTTCTTTTAATTTCTGAACTATTATATGAATACTATTTTTATAGAGTTAATCAGACAACACAAGATAGACATGAATCCTGACCAGTATCCTTAGTTCTCGCATAGTACAAGGTCTTAATTCCTCGATGATGAGCGTAGAGATCTATTCTATTCAGGTCTCTCGTTGTCATCGTATCTTTCAGGAACAAGGTAAATGAAATTCCTTGATCGACATGCTGCTGAATCGTTGCAATAAGATCAACTACCTTAAACATATCCATGTCGTATGCTTCTTTGTAGAAGAACCAATTCTTAGCCGATAAACCTGGCATTGGATAATATGTCTTACTGTTTCCGTATGTTCGTTCCTCAATTCTCTCCATAATTGGCATTACACCTGCTGTAGATGATTGAACATATGAGATGCTTCCCGTAGGTGCAATAGCCTGTCTATACGAATGGTATAAGCCATATTTCATTACATCTTCTTTAAGTTTCGTCCAATCTTCAATGTTAGGAATATGTTGATCTCCAAATAGCTTTTTAACCTTTTCAAACTGAGGGCTATAATCATTTGTTACGTACTTTTCGAAATACTCACCTGATTTATAAGTTGAACCATCAAACTTGTAGTATGTCTCCCCTGTTTCTCGTGCAATTTCCATAGAACGCTGCAGGGAGTAGAAGTTAACCATCATAAAGTATGTATTTGCAAAATCCTTAGCTTCTTCACTTTCATAAGCAATATTATTTTGAGCTAGAAATCCATGGAGGTTCATCTGCCCTAGACCAATTGATCTCATTAGTGTATTTGCTCTCGCAACAGCTGGAGCATTTACAATGTTTGTTTTCCTTGTGACTGTTGTCAGTGAGTCAATGGCTATTCTGACTGTTGAAGCAATTGATTGATTACTCATTACATTTACAATGTTCATTGAGCCAAGATTGCAGGAGATATCTAAACCAATTTCATCCTCTTTATCGTAATCCGTATAAACTGATACTTGTGATGATTGGAGGACTTCAGAACACAAATTTGAAAACTTCACTTTTGAAATATGTTCATTTGGATGCACTTTATTTACATTGTCAGCGAACATAATATACGGATAGCCAGATTCGCTTCTTAGAATGGCCAATTGCTCTAACAGCTTCCGAGTATTCCCTTTAGCTTTTCTAACCCTAGGGTTTTCGACAAGCTCATCATACATTTCATTGATGCTCATCTCATCAAGATACTGTCCATATTCCTTGTATACTGAATGCGGATAGAACATGTAATAATCCTTGTCTTCCCTTGCAAGTTCAATAAATTTATCTGGAACAACTACACCAATAGATAATGTTTTAACTCGGACATCTTCATCAGCACTTATTTTTTTGGTATCTAGGAAATCTGTAATGTCTGGATGGAATACACTTAGATAAACTGCTCCTGATCCTTGTCTTTGCAGACCATTCAGACGTGTTCGCTAAGCACGCCCCGCCATATGGCTGCTTCATGTTACCATGAAGGTTAGACTATATCTTCACCCTCTAAGGGTGCCTCCTGTTTCGACTGCCAATAGCTTGCAGCCTACGCCTTTCGGCTAGTCGTTGCACGTTCAAGACTTAGTCTTGCTTCGCTCATGATTGTCCCTGTAGGAGTTCCCATGAATTAAAGAGGTTTTCGATCACCATTGCTGATGAAAGGGGCCAAATCAACCCATTTGGTCGGCATATCTGAAGGCATTATCCAATAGCTTCATGACGCCTACAACGCCTTTTGTCGCATTCTCAACATCTTTAATGGCTTCACCTTTGGCTCTTAGTTTGTTTAGATTTAATGCTACTCCTCCACCTAGCTTAGAAAGCTGCATGGAGATATCAATGGCTCTAGAGATAGCATTCAAACTGTCATCCACTTCAAGTAAGAAGCAGCTCACCATTTCACCTCTTCGCTTACGTCCAGCATTAAGGAATGTAGGTGTTGCCGGCTGATACTCTTGTTTCATCATAGTATGTACTTCCTCAACTGCTTTCTCGTAATCCCCATCAGCACAATATAGAGCTACAATTGAGACACGATCCTCGTACCTTTCCAGGATCTTTGTTTTATCGTTTGTCTTCAATGCGTAGTCATTGTAGAACTTAAATGCACTCATAAAAGATGGGAATCTGAATTTGTAACTGTAAGCAATCTTATAAATTGATTTAATCTGTTCAAATGTATATTTGCTTAGGAATTCTTCTTCGTAATAATCATTTTTAATCAGATAATCCAACTTCTCTTTTAAATCATGGAAAAAGACTGTGTTTTGATTAATGTAGTCAACAAAGTAACTATGTACGGCCTCCTTATCCTTTTGGAATTGATACTTCCCATCTTTCTGAATCATGATCTCATTATTGAGCTTGATCCACTTTGGTATTGTGTTTGTCAATAAGTTGTACCTCCTGAATGATCTTCTGTAAGTCTTGTTTCGTTCCACTAAGTTCAAACTTTAATAACAATGGAATGTGGAACTTAGCTGAAAGCTTGTCTCCAGCTAAACCATAGTTAACACCCCAAACCTTGTTGCCACTAACAACAACTCCTCTAATTTTATTTTTATTCTTTTTGATAAAACTCAAAGTCCTTTCAGGTACTTCCCCAAAGTCTATCGTATATGTAATATGTATGAACTCTTGATTGATGATCGTATCATCAGTTATTTCAATTGTCTCAATATCTAATTTGTGTTGCAGCGCTTTTACAAACCTTCTTACATTGCCAGTTTTACTCTCATATGTAATGATCACTAATCGTTATATGCCCCTGTAATTAATCTTGTAGTTGCAGATTCAGCTTCATTTTCAACATGGTAATATGCTTCAGCTATTTCACTATTAATGGCTCCCATCTCAGCATAACCTTTGGCCATTTGAGCCTCATAAGGAGACAACTCCTCTAATTCAACAGGGATATAGTTATCCTTTTGGCTTTGCGGGATAACCATTTGGTGTCCTTCTAAGTCAGTTGCAATAAGTTCTCCCTTAAATACTGTAAATGACTCACCATTTTGCATGTGTATCTTCTTATTTTCTTTTGCTTCTTCCATAGTCACCAGATCATTACGCTTTACGTATAACTGTCTAGCTGCCCCCATTTTACATCTCCTTATTATTTTTTTTATTTTGAATAAAGCTGTGATTTTATCTAGAATCGAGCCGTATCTATTCGTCCTCCCTAAAAAATCGTTACTCTTCTTCGATCGTCCATCCGTTCAATCTTGCGTACTTTAATTTCCTTGAATACCTACGTTTCCACTCATCCCAGTCCTTCTTCTCTTGACCTGACGTTAGTGAGCCTCTGTACTGATTTTGTCTTCTTTTCTTGTCTAGCTCTAGTATATCGCCAACCCATCTAGGAACTGACGGCCTATAGTTATTTTCCGATATCTATTCGTCCTCCAATTGTTTCTGAATAAATTTCTGTATCTTCCTTTGTTATTGTTTAGGCCAGCCTTCGCCAAGAAGCTTTTTAGCCTCTTCAACATCAGTAAATCTTTCAATCTTGTGTCTATAATCATCGATCCACCGGTAAACACATACTGCATTTTCTTCAACTTTCATGACGGTGTACTGCTGCATAGGATCTTCTAGAAGGTGAAGTTTCTGATCTTTATAAAACCCTTTAATCATTTAATGTCCTCCTCTTATTTTATTGAATTTCTCTTACCTCATGTGGTACTCCACTTTCTTCTTGAGCATACACAGCATCATTATGAGCCTCAATAGCATCATCATAAGTATTAACAAGTGTTCCCATGCAATAAAGTCCGTATTTTTTATTCATTTTCATCATCCTTTTAGTTTATTTTTGTGAATCTTTTAATCTCTTTACCATCAACAACCACTTTTCCAAAGAAAACATGTCTATAGGTCTTGCCCCAAAGAAATCCGTCATGGTCTTCATATGTAATCAGCTTTTCTTTTGTTTCAGTGTGAATAGCCTCTCCAATAAATTTGTAAATGCCACCTTTATAGTGTTTAAAATGACATCCGATATAATCAAATGGGTCTATTGTAACTTTCTTCCTTAAACTTCCTCTAAATGGAACACAAGAACATTTTTATATGGATCTAATTGAATCTCATCTCTTGATTCTTCACCATCAATCCTGAAGTTAACTGGTGTGTCGCCGTGAAAATCAAGTTGATCTTGTAATGCTTTAATTACATCACTTACTTTTGGGTTAATTAACTTGCCATTAATCTCATCATAAGCCACGTGCTTCCCTCCTCTTTCTTTAAAATCATCCTTTTATTCAATAATCCTCTTGAGGGACTTTAATATAATTTGGAGCTTCTTCTAACATCTCATCAAATATTGCGTCAATTACTTCCTGAAATACAGTTAAACCGGTTTCACTATTTGTTGAGGTTTCATTAATCTTTTCAGCAAACCCTTTAGCAAATTGTCTTTTGTATTTAACCTTAATTGATTCATCCCAGTTGTTTGGGTTATTGTTAAATGCCACTTCTAACAAATCGATCGGTAGAGTAATGACTACATTTTTCCCTTTGACTTTCGCATAATCCATGCTTTCCATCTCCTCTTTTGTTTAAAATAAAACTTTTAAAGTGATTTTCTTAGCAAGGCTGCCAAATTGTCTAAGATTTTTTGCTTGTTTTCATTCTCTGAGATTGACAAGCTTACATCATTTATTTCTTGAATCACACAACCCTTATCATCAAGTCTCTTAATATTGACCTTTGGATTTTGATTAAGTGTTAAACCATATGTAACAAAATCCCCTAAATCCCGTACTAAAGCTCTACCAGACATTATTTTGTTTTCACATACACTTTCTTTCAGATCGTATGTACCTTCGTATTCGATCAAGAGTTTGGCCATATTCCTCCACCTAACTCCTTTCAATAATATTTTTCGTCAAAAGGTAACGAGAGAATTAATGTCAGTTGCCTTTAATTATTTTCAGATTCCTCCTTCGTTAAATAAACAGTGTGCTAACATACAGAACAATCAATGCGAAAGCTGAATGAAGTAAAGACTTACCGGCTTTCTTGAAAATGTTCTCATCTTTTTCCTGATCTGACCGTTTTACACCTTTGACAAATACGTTGAGTAAAACACCAATAACAAATGCATGAGGTAAAGTGACATGGACATTTTGAATGTTGTATGTATCAATAAGCAAAGGATTTAACACGTGATTCAATCCGTAATAAACAATTAGTGACATAGTCAACGCTTCAACAAAAATAAGTAATCCAACAACAATTAACGAACCTGATCCAATAAAGAAACCGTTCCAAATATCTTTTTTATCCTTATTCAATAAATATCTCTCCTTTAGTCTTTTTTAGTTAGCCTCTTCCACCAGGAAGTTTTTATCTGTCTTTGATTTTGAGTATCATTGTTTTTTGCTTTCTTATTATTGTGTTCTTCGCATCCCTTCAAGCTTTTTTCATCTATAATTGTCTTAACCACTCTGTCAGTTTGATATGTCCACTCGTTATGTATGTTTCGCTGCCTGTCAGTCACTATGATATATTCATTAAGTCCAGGGATATAAACTTTACCTCCAATTTCTATAGGCTCAATATCTATATAGCCCTCGAAGATTGGTTCAGTACGAGTTATCTTACATACTGGCTGAGTAATCCACCTCTCTGTGCCTGGGGCACGGTGTGAGTAATAACTTTCTATCATAACCAATCCTTCAATCGTTGCTTTATGGCGTCCCACTTATTCACCTCCTTATAAGACTCTTTAAAAATTGAATTTTATTTAGATAATATTGATAATTAATAAAACTAAACTGATTAAGAATGACAACCCAGCTAAAACAGCTAGAACTAATAATACTAAAGCGATTTGAGGTTTTATTCCCTTTTTAGTTCCATATATATCTAGTGATACTATTCCAATCAACAAAAGACCTACGATTTCAAGAACGTTAATGACTAGCTGCAACTTGCTCCTCCACATGCTGAACGACTTTACACCAGATGCCCAAAGTACCTTTTGCTTTAAACTTTTGTGCCTCATTAATTGCTTGTTCTCGTTGATCAAATACTGCTACTTTTCCATCTACGCCAGTCATCTTTCCAGCGAATTCTTTTCCTGCATAGACCTCAACTACCCACTTTTCTTTGTCCATATTAATCTCTCCTCGTTATTTGTTTTGATTTGTCGTATACTGCGCTTGCCCGGGAAATTATTTTCTATTTCCAATACGGATTTCTTGCCCCTTCCCACCTTTTCGAGTTAATCCAATCCATCGTAACTGGTTTAAAGTCGGTATTTTCAACACTTACACAAACATGACTTAGCTTTTCGAGACCAGTTTCCTCACTGTGTGTATGCCCATGTACATTACAGCAAAGTTGAAATTCCTCAATTAATCTGTTCATATTCACCTGAGAAATTGGTTCATGAGTAAGGATGTAATCCTCATAGAGATACATCCTATGTGGATCAAAACCAAGTCTTCTAAACTTTGTATCTGAAATTCCTTTGTCATGATTTCCTCTAATAAGTATGTTTCTAGTTTTCTTTAACCGACTCACTATGTACTCAATTCTTTTTGAATTACAGAAAAACATATCTCCAAGCCAAAAGACTGTATCCCCTTCGCTAACCGTTTTATTGAAATTCTCAATAATCACATTGTCCATATGTTCAGTATCTTTAAATGGTCGTTTATCACCATCATATTTGATGATATTCTTATGGCCAAAGTGCGGATCACTGATGAACCATGTATTTGTCATTTGATCATCCCTTTCTTATCAATTGAGCTGAATTTTAGACAAAAACTTCATTTTTTCTTATATAGACTTAAATCCATGTCGAAATATATCGTTCCGCATATCATGTTCTATCTCCCTAAAGGAGGTGGAAATATGGGATTCTTCGGTGGATACTCTAACGGAAATAACGGTTACTCAAACGGTTATGGCAGCTCCTTCGCTTTGATCGTGGTGCTATTCATTTTGTTAATCATTGTTGGAGCTTCTTTCTTTGGTGGTTATCCAGAGGGTGTTCCAATCTAGTTTGGTATAAGCACCTCCCTGTTCGACAGACGCCATAAGAATTATTTATGGCGTTTTTACTTTTGAAAACAAATCACGATAAAAGGAATATTTTATCCTCTTATTTTGCATTTGTTATTTAATCCTAAATGTTCTAATGTCTTCTTAACACTTAAATTGCTGCATTCATTTTTCACTTTATCGGAATAACCCTTTGCACAACCTTCACAACAATTGAAGTCTACATAAGTTTTTTCATCGCTGATTCTTAGACAAATTGTTTTTCCGCTTATATACTCTTTACAGATGTCACATATATGATTCATTAACACTCTCCTTTGTCTTAATGTAAATTTATTATATACATATTATTTGTATTTGTCTATCGGTTTTTAAATAATTTCTTTAATATTTTTCAGCTTTGCAAAAACAGACATTATATCTTTATCACACCGCTCCCAAACACGCTTTTCTTCAGGCCTTAAAGTGTTTTCTAAATAAACATAGAGTTTATCTAATACTCCTTCGGCAGCATCAATGTCATCAATAACAAGATCTCTTACAATATCCTTAATGATATCCTCTCCCTTATGAAAAGATAGTTATAGCCTTGCCGTTGTCATTTTTTATGTATGGAGAATATTTTCGTTCAAGATAATTCCTTGATCTTCCTTCTCCCAGACTTACATTATAAATATCCCTTACCTCATGTACTTCGTATGCTTGTTCTTTTGCTTGTTCAGGTGATAGCGCCTCAATAACTAGAGACGCATTTTCACCTTTGCTGTCTTTACACCTTACATAATACTTTTTCAATAAACATCCCTTTACCCTTTCGTTTTTTCTTGAAACAATTTAATGAATCAAGCCTCGATATGTATTTGGTTTAATATTGTGTAGATCGATTAGGTTAGTTAACCGCTCGATTTCCTTACTCATCGCATAACATTGATCAACATAAAATTTCTTTGGCATAATCACAAACTGCCCATCTTTAAATCCTTCCGCACCGGCTTCTTGCATTGCTGCTGGAAAGATATCAATTAGACTCCCTTTCTTAAAGCTCTCAATATACTCATCTACTGAAATAGTGTGCAAAACCTTAGCTAATACTCCATTGGTCTTTTCATTGTTATGTACGTAAATGCTTTGTGTATGTGGTTCAATAACTACAAAATCAAGAGCGTTTACCAAGTCAATTTTTTCTTGATCAGTTAGCATATTCACTCTCCTTTTAAATAAGATTTGAAAAACTCACTTAAGTTATCAGCCATAGCTGCAGCAACTTCAGAAAAGTATTTATGTCTTTTCTCCTCTGATTTCAAAAACTCAACTGTCGTTTCTGCAATTTCTTTAATCCTGTCTTCTTTGATATTTCCATTCCTAACACGCTCTTTAATCTCCTCTGTCTCTCTTTTTAAGGACTCAGGGTAACTTTCCAATCAATCCACTCCTCTTATTTTACATTTGTTTAAAAGACAAATTTTATTCAGATTCTTTATTAACGTATGTATGTATTAATTCCTTGAATATTGACTCAAGCACAGTTACAGTAATTGAATTACCGGCTTGCTTATATAATTGTGAGTTACTTATTCCCGCAGCAAAAGCTTTTTCAAAATCTTCGTCATCAAAAGCCTGTAGCCTAAAGCACTCTAACGGTGTTAATCTTCTAATTCTGTATTTTGGATACTCTCCAACCGCTACCCCGTGTCTGTCAATTGTGTTTACTGTAAATGCTGGTTCACCGTCATCTTTAAATCTTCTTCCATTTTGTCGCTTCTCCCCCCTTTCTGGGGTTAATACTGGCCTTACCTCAACAACTGCATTTTGTTTTTGGTTCCTATTCAATCCTCTCCAGTCAGAAGCAGAAAGCGTATGAGATACAGCAAGTTCTCGTCCAAGCCCGCTTTTTCTGGAGTACTCAACTGCAATTTTCAGTCCCTCTCCTTTATTAGTGGTAATTGTGGGGCTTAATCCAGATGAATTATAAACATTTCCATTCATTCCATTACCAGAGGGATTAATGTTACCTACTTGCTCAACAGTAAGATTTTCATTAAGTCGACTTGTAGACAACTCTTTGATCAAACTGTTTGTTTTATCTTCATTCAAGTAGTACTTTTCATCAACGTATTCTTCTAATAAATCTTTTAGCCTCTTCGTAGCAGCCGATTGAGCTGTCCATCTAAAATTAAAGCTTTTAATATCTAATTCTACCAATCTCTGTTTCCCTTTTTGAAGTATATCCTTTCTTTTAAAATCCAAAGACCATTCTTCATTTTTAATTAAATCTTCTCTAATTCCAATTATGTAAAGTCGCTCCCTATTTTGTGGAACATTAAAGAATTTTGAATTAAGCAGCTCTAGGTCAATTCTGTACCCAACTTCACTGAAAGCTTCAGCCATAACATTTAATGTATTTCCTTTATCATGGTTGATCAACCCTTTAACATTTTCAAAAACAAAAAACTTTGGTTGCTTTTCCTTAAGAGTCTCAACGTATTGAAAAAACAATGTCCCTCTTGTATCTTCAAATCCCTTTCGATGGCCGGCTACACTAAAGCTTTGACAAGGAGATCCTCCAACTAAAAGATCAAATTCAGGTAGTTTTTTCTTATCAATCTTGCTTACATCTCCAAAATTTAATTGCTCATCAACGTTGTGAATTGCACAAAAAGATTTGACGGCATATTTATCAATCTCACTAAAACCAACCAGCTCATAACCAACCCCAATGTTTCTTAGTGCAGCTTCAAATGCACCGATCCCACTAAAAAGACTCATTACACGTAGTTTACCCAATAAACAACCTCCATATATTTTATTTTTACTCTAAATAAAATTGATCATTTATTCAGTCTGTACAAAATATCCAATGTACCCTGGCTCTTTGGGTTTTAATTCGCCCCAAATATTTTTATTCTTATCTACTATTTGAAGCTTAAATTTATTGTCTACACTCTTCTCAACTAACTCTAATTCATATTCATCAATATATTTTTGAGCTTCATTTTCATTAAATGACCAAGCTGTCATGTCTTCTAATAAACGGTGTAATTGTAAGGACATTTTTCTACGCAATTCCAGTGTTTGATTTCTAAATTTTAATTTAAGCAACCCTTATCCACCCTTCCTAATAAAAGAGATATTTTAATCAGTTTCACAAACACTTCACACATTTCAAATATTTTCCATGCTAGACTAGAGTTGTATCACAATCAAAACCTGGGAGGTAATTCTTATGAAAAAGTTTTACAAAGGATTGATTGTTTCTGCCTTATCTCTAACCACTCTGGCTCTCCCTGCTTTCACATCACAAGCCTCAGCTCTTACGCCTGTTAAATCAATTGACCAAGTTAAACAACTAGGCGATCCGATTGGTACAGTTGATTTCCACATGTTAAGGAATTCTAACGTTTCCCTATTAACAGGTTACACCCGATGGGAAATAGTATCTGGAAGTAACCTCATTAGCATTAGTTCCGGCGGTGTTGTTTCTTCTCATTCAACATTGGGCACAGCAGTGATTTATGCATACGATATTAATGATAATTATGTTATTTATAAAATCACAGTAGAACCACGGTAGTTAACTAAGGAGTGCTAGTTCACTCCTTCCCTCTTTGTTTTACTCAAATAATTGAAGCAAATCTTCAACAATCTCATCGCTGCCCCATTGTCCTGTATCCCATGAATATGTATGTAATCCAGCATTGATCATAACTTCTCTGTATAAGTCTAAAATTGAATTGATATCTTTTCCCTCTATATACTCATCTCCACGTACACTCAACCTTTTCTTAATAACGCTTGGATCAGCATGTAAGTATACAACCTTCGCTTTCACTTTAATTTTATCCTCAATAAATCTAAGCTGGTGCTCTGTAAGGATCGAATAATCTTTGAATTTCTTTGCATATACCAAGTTAGAATAAACAAACCTGTCAATAATCACATTGTCTTCGTCAGCTAATTTGTTGAAGTGCTCAAATAACTTCTCATTCCCGCTTGTGGCCAACTCAAAGCTTGAACCTTTTATAATTGGGTACTTCAGTTCTTTGCTTAGCTTTGCTGCAACTGTTGATTTAAAGCAGCAATCAGGTCCCTCCAAGATAATTAATGCCATTAATCCTCCACCTTTCTTATTTTATGAAATCCAACAACCTGATAAGTACCGTCAGGATACTTCACTTCTACCTGGTTGTATCGGTAATCAACTTTCGCAACAGCTCCAATCTCATCTGTAAAATCAACAATTACCTTTTGACCTTTTCTAAACATAAGTTAATCCTCCCTTTAGTGGCGTTAATTCATGTTCTTTAAAGTAAGTAATGTCACCTGTTTCATCGCTAACTGCATAGTCATATGTAGCTGAATGTAAATGCTCGATAATCTTTCCTTTTCTCCCCACATGATGTGGGCATCCATATCGTGCATTATTGTTAATTTCTACAGCTAGCCCAACAGGATAACTCCAGTATTTAGGCAATTTAATACCACCTCCCCTCAATAAAAAACCTCTTAATCTTCTGTTACTATTCTAGAAACCTGTTTTTCATTAAACCCAAGGGACGACAAGAACCTCTTAAAATCATCTAACAACAATCCAGGGATTTCCCCTTTATGTTCTTCAATAATCGACGGTTTATAAGTCTTATTTAATTTGGTTACCTGTCCATATTCGTCTGTGAATGACATTTCAATTTGAATACACTTCAATTATCTCACCCTATTTTTTAATTTTGTCATGAAATTTTAACTACTTGATGCCATAACAACATCATCAAAACTCCTTTCATCATAAGTCCCATCATAATAACAAAGTTCCACTGTCTTTGTTTCAGGGTAAATGGCTTCAATAACCCCGAACTCCCCAGTTGATTTGACCCTGGCCTCTTTATCTAAAATGAACATCCTCTTCACTCTCTCTATGTAATAGTTTTCCTTGGGATAAATTTCATGTTATGTATTGCATCGAACGAATTGTTGAAATGTTTATACCTTTCAGTTATTTGGATCCATTTACCAGCTCACTCTTACATTTTTACGACCAAATGCATTTGCTTCTTGCTCACTGTCCATCAGAATATCAATACGATTGTTTTTAATATCTCCTCCTGTATCTATTGCATATGCTTGAAAGCTATTCCCTTCATATGTAACTTGAACTAATGAATATAAAGGAATTACTTCTGGATCAACAGCGATTATTCTTTTTCCATTGTAATAGGATGTGTTTGATACATCATAGCCGGTTCTTGTTTTCCCTGTGCAACCTGTAGAACAAAATGCTGTGTAAGCAGTGGCAACAACTTCATGACTCTTCACTGCCTTGGTATTAGTACTTTTTGAAGCTGGTTTATCTTCACTTCTCTTTTTATTAATTTTTTGCACTTTTTTTGTTTTTGTATGTTTTGCTGCTTTTTTATTTTCTTCTGTTAGATATGTAATCGTAGCATTAAGATACTTTTTTCTACTTTCAGCCTGCTTTTCTTCCTCACTCTTTAGCCTGGGAAGGATTCTTGGAACATCAATTTCATGAATAAGTTTTTGCCTCACCTCTTTTTTATTTAGATAAAATGACTCTTTTATTGAGACTTGATTGTCTTGATGTGTATACAAGTTTTTAGCGCTATAAACGAGCCCTACTCCTAACAAACCAATTGTAGCAAAAAGTGTCATTTCGTTAACTCTATGATATACATATTTTTTATATTTGTCTATAAGTTTTTTGAAAATTTTCATCTCTCCTATTATCAGTTAAGATTTATATTTCTGTCCTTTTAGTTGTCAAACTCATATTTCCTTCATTATCAACATTGTCTATTCTGCAGACAGTGTGATTATATATGCTATCTTTATAGACTTTCGGAATAAAATTGTTACCTCTTCTGAAACCAGTAAACATGAGCAATGTTCCTCTGGTATACCAAGATTTCTCGACTACCTCTTTCTTTCCGCCGCCAATGGATCTAGAAATCTGTTTATTGTAATGACTAAAGCTACCCGACCACTGTTTAACTGTAACTACCCCTGTAGGTGTTAGAAGAGTAATTGTATGTTTGTTTTTATCCCTATCTAAAACAGTGCCTATAATCCGTGTAGTCTCATATTCATAGAGAGTTTTCCCTCTCCATTGATAAGGTTTACCTTTGACCGGCTCTGCTGGCAGTTTATAAAAGTCAGCAATATCATACTTGGCAAAGTTTACACCAGAAAGCTCATGGTCATTATAATAATAGCTCAATGAATCCATTTCCCACTTGCCTAATGACCCATCGGCGTATTTTTCCCACTCTTTTATTAATAAACAATCATTCAATTTCTTCAGTGGTTCTTCTGTTGTTATCCAGGACTTTATATTAGACATCTTGTTATCATATTCTTTTTTAAAAGCTTTTTCAGAAATGACAAGCTGCCCGTTTAACATGTCAACAACACTATCCTCACTGAAATGCTGGTTATAAAATGAAGCTGATACATCATCCAATAAAAGAAATTTATCTTTTGGCGACTTTAATGTTTTGTACACCTTTTTGCTGATGTAATCTTTAAAGCGAAAAAATCTCACTTCTTGTGCAAATTCTGAAGGAACAATGTTGTTTTCAATTAGCATTTTTAAATTAGACAACGTAAGCTTACTTTTTGGTTCTGATATTAAGCTAATAAAGGCCTTCATGATTTCTTGCCTGTCTCCAAAAGAATCAAAGCAGCCTCCTTTTATTAATTGGATTACTTGTCCTTTCTTAATAATGCCGCTCTTAAACATTCTTTCAATAAAGTCATTAAAGTCACTATATGGTCTATTTAGAACTATATGATGAATAACATCGTCTCCAATTCCATTCATTCCTTTAAGTCCAAATAAAATTGAATTGTTGTTAATATCAGTCCTAAAACCAAAATCAGCCTTATTTATATCTGGAAGGTCTATTTTAATCCCTCTTTGTCTGATGTTTCCGATGGCTGAAGCAACTTTTCCGTAGTTTGTAGCAGCTGTCTTTTTGTTGTCTTTTGTATCCTCGGTATCTATTCCTCCGCTGTTTACCGTTAAACAAGCAGTATTCCAGTATAAAGGATTATATCGATAGTTTAAGTTCAATTCCTGTAATGCAATAATTGAATATGCCAAGGTATGAAGTAAACTAAAACTGTAGCCAAACTGTCTTTTAAATTGAACATTCCAGACATAATTCAAAAGGTTATCTGAGGTGCCAATTTCCTTTCCTTTTTTGAAAAACAATTCTTCTACTTCTTTTAGTACATCTTCCTTCTTTTTTGCTATGGATTTCCTAAGATAATTAGATTCTTTAATGTCAAAGTTAGCTATATCTTTGTCCATAACCATCTGCATAACCACTTCTTGAGTATCAGCAACACCATAAATGTCCTTAAGGTGCCTCTCCAATACTTTGATTTCCTTTTCGCTTAGGCCGTACCGCTTCATTTCTTCATACCATTTATTAAGGTCATTTTTGTATTTTACATATGTATCTACAGGCTGTTCTTCACCGTCTGACATAAGCCTCATTAAAGAATTGGTTACTGCTGCTTCAAGTAAGTTCTTAGGTTTTACTTTGACAACTGATTGATGACCGACTTCAGTTGAGAACTGGAACAAATCCATGATCTCCCCATTACCAGCCATTTCCCATAGCTTATCATCTTCGTACTCAATTACGTCTGGATGGATGTATTTGTTGTAGGTTTCCTTTAAGCTTCCTTGCCATTCAATTTCTTTATTCTCGATTAATTGGTCTAATGTTACTCTAATCTTATCTAAAGCTTCAATTGTAAGAAGGTCAAACTTTACTGAGCCCATGGCTTCACTGTCACCCATATTAAACTGTGTAATATAAGCTCCTTTAGGAGTTTTCATCATTGCATTCGACTTTGTATATTCATCGTTAAAGATAATTACTCCGGCTGCATGAGAAGAGCGCTTATTAGTTAACCCTTCAATTTTTAGAGCTGTTTCTTTAAGATTAGGGTATTGTTCAACCTCCCTAATAAACTCTTTAATCGGCTTCCTGCCAGTTTCTTTGTCACCATAAAAACAATGTGTTAAAGGCCAGTTAGATCCTCTTTCAAATGGAATCATTCCACTTAAATACTGAGATATATCATTATCGATTCCTAAGCCTCTACACGCTGTCTGAAGCGCTGATTTTGAACCCTCAGTTCCAAAAGTAGCAATTTGAAGAACACGTTTCTCTCCAAACCTTTCTCTAAGTGCCTTAAGAATTTTTTGTCTTTTTGATCCTTCAGTATCAATATCGATATCTGGAAGGTCAGGTCTCGATTTATGTATATGTCTCCAATGTGGTAAATCATATTGCATTGGATTAATTTGAGTGTTATCGAGAAGATAATTAACTAAGTAACCTGCAGCACTTCCCCTGGCTGCCCCAACTAAACTGTCTCCTCCACACTCATCATCCCAAATAATATTAATGATTTCTCTAACTGTTATGTAATAAGAAGGCATAGACTGGTTCAGCTTTTGGCTGATTTCCCAAAGTTCACCCAGCTCAACGTTAATCCTATTCAATATTTTATGAAAAGCTTCTCTCGTTAGTTCGCTTGTCTTTAATTTCTCTTCAAATCCGTCCTCAATTAACTTAAGGAGATATCTATCTTGTTCATCTGATGATTCAGACATCTTTTTTATATATTCATATTGATCATATGCTGGTTTAAATAAATGTCTTAATTTAAAGTTAGGAAGCTCCATCTTAGGGATAATTGGTTCGTGCTCTATAGTATAGTCTTCAATCATCTCACCAATGAGCATTGTATTTTTTATGGCCTGATCGATGACTTCTTTATCAATGTAATCCATTCTCTCATGAATTTCATCAACGTTTTGAACGAAACAGGCTTCATAAAAGGAATCAACTTCTCTTTCTCCATCCTTAGCTTTTAAAAAGGCTTGATGAATTGCTCTATCTTCTGGTCTTAGATAGTGAGCATCTGTTGTAACAATCATTTGCAAGTCATACCCGTTGGCTATATCTATCAGCTTCTTGTTACAGTAAATCTGTTCTTCACTCAGTGCAGGTTGAAGCTCGATAAAAAACTTATCCTTCCCAAAAATCTCTATACACCAAGTTATAAACTCATGAATCTTTAGTTTGTGCTGCTTAATTGACTGAGAATCACCAGTTTCTTCAAAAGCCTTTATCTTTAACAGGTGAATGTTTACCTCAGACCCCAGGCAAGCTGTGGTAGCAATGATGTGGCCTGGATCTTTACTTAATAGCTCCTCTACATCCTTTTTTACTGTCGGCACTCTTTCCATTGTTCCTGTATAAAATGAGTTTTCCCAGGCTTGAGAAGACAGTATTCTTAACTGCTCATGTCCTTTTGGATCGATTGCCAACATCAAGAAATGCGGAAATTTTGTCACTCCCGATTTATAGTTATCTCGAACTTCCTCTAAAGAATCGACTAGGTACGCTTCATTGCCCAATATCAGTTTAAAATCTTCTGGCATATCCCCCTTCTTTTTCATTTCTCTAACTGTTCGAATAGCATCTAAATGGGCTGAGAGGACTTCATGGTCTGTTATGGCCAGCCCCTTATATTCCATCTTCACTGCAGTTTTGAGCAGTTCTTTAACTGAGTTTGTTGAGTCTAGAAGCCTTATGTTACTCCTATCTGTGTGACAGTGACATCCTATCAACTTTTCTCCCCCTTAAAACACAAGTTCTTTTTGTTTTGTGCGAACCACCTCCAATTCATAAATCTCGATTTGAGGTGTTTTCTTGCCTTTGTATTCATTTGCCTTTGCTTTACCAATTACATTAATGACTAATGTTCCATTTGATGCAGTAAGCTGATTAAAGTAGTTCTCATCACTTTTAAACCTTATGTATTCAATATCGCCATGCTTAAATTTAACAGTTGTCTTATTCTTTTTCCCTAAATGCTCAATTTGTTCGACTTCAATTTCAAGATCCGTTATAGCTATTAAGGGTTCTTCAACTTTGTAACCCCAATAGTCTTTATAACCATCAAGTTGAAGGATAAATTCTTTTCTCAATCGTTTTGCTGGGATCTCAAAATCAACATTCTGAATATCTTCTTCGATATCTATGTCTTTAAATTTTTCATTCAGCACTTTGTTCACCAGGATTAAGTTCTGTCGTTTAATTGCAAAGCCAGCTGCATTTGGGTGACCTTCAACAAACTCAAATAATCCAGTATCTATAAGCTCTTTCTTAAAATCCTTTATAAACCCTTTATCATATCCTCGTATAGAGCCACTCAAAATATCTTTACCTTTTTCGGGATCGTTTCTGGCTAACAAGACCGGCTTTTTATATTCTTCTGCAAGCTGATTGGCCACCAGTCCAGTTAGGCTTTTATCTAGAATCCCTTCAATATAAACAATGAGTACTTTATTCGCTGTTAAATTTTTCTCCTCTATTCTATTTTTAATTTCAGCTCCAGCTGCATCTGCAATCCGTTTCTGCTTTGCTTTTAGATTTCCTAGAATCCTAACTGTGTCATCATGTATTGACACAAGCTCAGTTTCATTTTGCCCACGTTTTTTATAGGGTACCTTTTCTTTAGAAAGGAGGAATGCTCTCATCATTTGATTTTTTTCTTCACTGCTTCCAACCCTAATGGCAGCGTTAATTAAAGGGTTAATAAAGAACTGTGTATTCTGTATGTTCTTGTCACCCTTGGTTGAAAACTCTTGCTTCTTAAACAGCTTCTTTAATAATGGATGCTTAATTTTCTTCAAGCCTTCATTCATAAAATACCTGGTTTCAAGGTTTCTTGAATCAGCCGAATCAGCAATGTTACCAATTGATACAAGGTCTAAGAATTGTTCGGCTTCATTTTTATTTAGTTTTTCATCAACTGCCTGGCAAAATTTATAGGCCATTCCTGCACCTGTCAGAGTTTTATTCGAATAATTAGGCGAAAGTTGATTATTTACTACGATCGCGTGTTCAGACACTCGTTCACATTCATGGTGATCAATAACAATTATTTCTGTGCCTCTCTTATTAAGAGCCTCATGTTCCTCAAATTGACTTGAACCTGCATCTGGGATTATGACTAAGTCAACATCATCAGGAATTGTATCAATAAAAATCCCATGCTCTTTCCCATCTTGAATTCTGTAATGTATATTAGCTTTCGGACAAATCTTCTTTATGTAATTTATAATGATTGAGCTGGATGTGTATCCATCAACATCACTGTCTACCTGAACAAACAATTTATTTTTATTATTTAAATGCTTAATAAGACAATCTGCAGCTTTATCAATATTATTAAGCTTTGAATAATGAATAACTGAACTTTGATCAACATTAACAAACAACTTTGGATCTTCTATGCCTCTATTTTTTAAGATAGTAGCTAAAGGATCGAAATTATAATCATTGTCGCCAATTAGTCTATACTCCATTAAATTCCCCCTTCATCTGTGCCAATCTCAATTTTCCTTCTCATTAGCTCCTCTAGAGTTTCCTTTCCCTTGTCAGCTGGGCTGTCCTTATAATCCAGTAAGCCTTCATAATCCCACAAAACATACACACGAACATAAGGAGTAAATTTTGCTGTGAGCTTTAGAATTTTCTTCTGATATTCAACCAATTTTTCTTGATATTTCTCCTCTGTTTCATGTTCTTTTGGTGGTCGGTATTTATCAAGAGCAATAAAAACTTCTTCAACACCAAGAGATAATAAAATGTCACGGTGAAAATTAGAAATATTACTTGAACAAACAGCACAGGTAAAGTTGGATTCACCGTAAAAGTCTTGGCATTTTAATACTGATTTTTCTGATTCAAAAATCAATACTTTCTTGAACCTTTCTATTGAATTTTTTGTTTTATGTAATCCATATAGATTCATCATTGTTTGGTGGTTATATAAGATATTGCCAACTTTTAAAGGCATATATTTATAGCCTGCATCAACTTCTTCTTTAATCATTGAGCGCCTACGTATACCAATCAACCTATTATTTAAATCTCGATGGGGAATGGTAATCCCTTCTGTATGTGGTCTAAAATAGTACCCAATCTCAAACTCTTTTAATGTATTGTGACTTATTCCCTCACCTAGCCACAATTGGTGAGGATAAGGCACAAATACATCTAGAACCGTTTCATCAAAGCTGGGAAGCTCAATATGTATTTTTTTCTTCTTTTTGAACTTCCCCATCCATTCCCAGTCATCATTCAATTCATTGTTTATGTATGTCTCTTTATTCCCAAATCCAAATGTTCTTCCTGCTATTTTGGCAACATATTCGATAGCCTGATTAAAAGAGATATTAATACCTTTTTGGCTTCTTGCTCTTATAACAAGTTCGAATACATCAAAATTATCCCCACACTCTGTATAACAGTGAAACTGTTTTGCTTCATGATAGTAATACAGCTTATAGCTCCCACCAGAAGCATTGTGACAAACGGTTCTGTAAATTGGATTTCCTTGTTGATCCCACAGATTGTTCTCACTACCTAAATCTTTTAAAATCTTATGTATATCCTCAATGGTTAGGCTTTCTTTTACTCTGTCTTTATCATACTTCAAAGGGCGCTACACCCCTCATCCTGCTTTTATATTCAATTTCTCAACTGTGATTAGTTCATTGTCAAGATTTGTTGTGAAACAGTCCTTAATCCGCATGTTGCCCATATTGATATGGGAAAAGACTTTAACTTTGTCATACTCATTTCCTCTATTTTTAAATACATGTGTAACAAAATTTGGCTCTGGATAAAATCCTTCTTTTAAGATTGGATCAATTGCATCCTTCTCTTTTTTACTTAAAGGAAGAATTATCATTGCAGCATCTGTTTTATCTGCGATGGCCTTACTTCCTCTCAAGTAAGAAGCATCTATTACTTGTCCTTTTAACCATGCTTCTTTCCAATCACCATTCAGCTGAGTTGCACTCATCATATAGACATCGTATTTGTTACATAAGCCTTTTAACTTATCCGACATTAGTAAAAGAATTTGGTCTTCCCTCAAGTTGACACCACTTTTTTTGCTCATCTCTGAAAAAATGGTTACTGATGAGTGAATATAATCGAAATAAACGTACTCTACATTGTTTTTAATGACGTTCTTTTCAATTGTTCTTTCAATCTCCTGAATATTAAAATCAGGCAGATGTTCGAACCATATGTTAGACTCTTGAAGAACTTTAGCTGCCTTACGCACAAGTTGTTTTTCTTGTTCATTTATTGTATTTCTAAGGATTTTTTTCTCTTCTACACCACTAATGTAGGCAAGTGCTAAACTTTGCAATTCTTCGGCCATCATTTCTGTTGAAATAACTTTAGAACTTTCACTCCATGGGTTTGATACCCATTCCTTCTTTTTAGGATCATAAAGTTCAGTTGCACTTAAGCGACAAGCGTCAGCTACCATGTTTCTTGTTTTACCGCCACCTGTAATACTTGAGCGCAGATAGAACTTTTTCTTCCGTGATCCCCGAAAAATTGAAGTAAGCATTTCGCTATTTAATGGAACTCCAATATCCGGCGACTCTTCGAATGAATCCAATAATTCATTAATACCTTCTCCACCCTGGATTCCCACACTTTCAGATGAAGTTCTGAATTTTTCTTTTATGTCTACAATCTTCATTTCATAAGCTGTCAAAATTTCATCAATCGACTTCTTATCAAACTGTTCTTGCATCTTTTCTTGTTCTTTTGGGTCAATCAGAGATTCATCATATATTTCCTTAATATCGAATCCCAAGCCATCCATTTCTCTAAGCAGACTAAACTTTTTTAATCTTTTATAGTGGTAATCAAAGTTTTCGACAACTGCCAACTCTTGTATTTTTTCTATATATTCAAGACCCTTATTATCATGGAAAATTTTATATTGAATATCGTAATCCTTTAGATATCCATCTATTTCAACGTCATTCAATACTTCAGTTCCTTGATGAAATAGGTTGCTCATGGCAAAAAATAATATTGAATGAAACCTTGAAGGAAAATCATCCGAAGTTATCTTATATTTATTGCTCTCTGACAAGATTGTGGGATCTTTTAAAATGCTCCCTAAAACTTGAATTATTGCCTGTTTGTCTTGTAGCAAATGGACTCTCCTTCCTATAGCGTTGAGATATCAACTAGCCCTCTTTTCTTTCTCATTCCTTTTTTTATGACTAACGTAATTTCTTCTCTTTTATGATTCTTTGGATCTTCAGCTGATTTTCGGATGGCTTTTTGTCTAATGTAATGCCGCTTTGCTTCATCATAAACAAATGGTACGATTCCAATGCCATCTCCTTCTCTGGGTTGATTATCCAAAGTTTCATAAAAGTATCTAAGCGCTAGTTCAATTCCTTTAAGCTTATACCCATATTCCTCTTGATACTCTTTAATTTGTTTCAACATCATGCCAGTTGGAGATGTAAGACCATATAAATTGCATATGTATTGAATTAACTCTTTTCTGTGATCTGTTTCTTGCTTCCAGGTATTAAAACACTTTTCATGGTAATATCTTTTTTTATAAGGAATGGCTGAGTCTTTGTCTAACTTGGTCTCGCAATAAGGACATTTAACTTGTCTCCCCAAATAATCACTCCTAATAAGGAGGAGAGAATAATCCCTCCTCTTTTATTCTGCTAGAAGGTCTTTTAGATCATCTAGAATTACAGACATGACACCTACTTGCTTACGGCTGCACTCAGTAACCTTTACACCCTTACCTAAATGTTTCTCTGTAATCTCATTAACTTCTTCTAAACGGCCTTCTTCATTAAGCTTCATGCCAATTTCTTTAATTTGATCCATTAATGAGTTGAAATCAAGTTCTTCTGAAGCGTTGTTTTGTTTTTGCTCTTCGTATGTAACAGCGACAATTCCTTCTGCTTGCTCCTGTCTTTCGACTGCCTCAATAATTGCTTTTTCTAAGTTTTCTGCAGTAAATTCAGGAAGGTATGTGTCAATGTAATCAAATCGGCTACGAGCAAAATGCTCTTCAGTTTCAGCTAACCAAGCACTTGATTTGATTACTTTTCTATCTTCATCAACACCATTAGAACTTAGATAAAGAACAATATCGCTGTTATCAATTACTGGAGCTAAAACTCGTTTATCCCCCTTCGGATATACTTTGCCTTTTTTGTCTTCAGCAGCATGAGCAATAAAGATAACCGTAAATCCTACGCCAATTAATTTATTGATTTCTTCCCATACTTCAGTTTCATACTCTTTCCAAAGGCCAAACCCATCATTACCATCTTTAATCCGTTCTACATCATATTGCTCGCATACATATCTAGTCGCATATTTAGCAAAAGCGTCTACTTCATCAACAATGATTGTCTGATACATTTCTTTGGCTTTTTCAGCATTTTTAGTTAACTGTTTGTTTACCTTTTTAAAATCAGCCCAACTATTGATAGGCATGAATTGGACACCGGCAATGGCATTTAATCCTTTTTCGAATGGCAGATATAACGGTTTCTTCATCCGAGTGCTTTGCTTAGTTTTACCTAAGTTGTTAGAACCGTAGATTGTGATAACTTTTCCTTCTAATCCTTTTGCTACTACAGAAACTTGTGGGTTGAAAATATCGATTGCCATTATAGTTCTCCTTTTATTTTGAATTTTGTTGGGTGAGTCGGAGCTCACCCCAGTTATGTATTAGATTAATGATCTATTTTATTTTAGAAAGGGAGATCATCATCTGAAATTTCAACCGGCTTTGAAGGCTTGTTATTAGGAGCACTTCCACCAAAGCCAGACTTTTTATTGTTTTCATTGCTGCTTTCGTTCTTAAGTCCTTCTAGATAAGTCTCTCTTTCAGTCAATGCTTTTTTAATTACTTCTGGATTAAAAGCATTTTTACTATCTTCATCATAAGGATCGTTCCCACCTGTAACTAGATACTCTCTTTTTGTAATGGAGGTGATTTCTTTTTTGTCTTCTCCAAATGCAGCAGTTTTGGTTGTTACTTTTTGTTCTTTATAATTAATAATCTTTCCGAAGACATTAACCGTAGATCCTTTTTCATAATTGTTTTCAACATATTGAGAACCTTCCTTAGTCACTACAAATGTAAAAGGAATGACTTTCCCGCCATACAAAGGGATATAACCATTTAAATTAACTCTTCCTGTTTCTTCTCCTTTTACTTTTTCTTCAGTTACATTTTTAACAAACAGTTCAACATCAAATTCAGCTTTAGGATTAAATTCTTCATTAGCATCCAGTCTGTTTACAAAGTTAGTGGTTAGCTGTGGGTACGCCTTTAATACTCCTTGAGAGTAATATTCATTTAATCCAATCTTACCTTGGGTGATTCTCACTTTATCAGCTTGATCTCTTCCATGTTCTGCGATGGACTTATAATCACTTATGATAGTTTGATACCCTTTGGCAATAGCATTATCTGTACCATCAGCTTTCTTATATTTTGAAAAGCCTTTAACTGTATGCACTTCGTTAGGTGCAACCTCAATATCTAATTCAATATTTAGTCCATTTCCATTTTTCCACTCAGTGTGTCTTACTTCTGCCAGAGTTCCTTCAAGTGTTACAACATTTGATGCTTCACGTAATACCGTTTTGTTTTCTGTCATATTTTTAATCATCCTCTATTTTTATTTTTGTCTATTGTGATTTTTCTTTGAATATGTAATTTTGCTAAACTTGCAGTCTTTGATTCCAAGTTCTTTACTAAGTTCTATGTACCTTCTTTTTGGGAACTTCCAATCATTTTGATCAGAAAAGCATCCTGATTTATTTACAATTTCAAATACCTGCTTTTTTCTGTTAACTTTGATTATCATATTTCCATAAGCGTACTCTGTGCAAAATAAACGTTTTTTAACTCGCTCAGGATGAGTTTCTTTGACAAGTGAGACATTCCTTATCATCTTTAACAGTGCCTGATCAGGAGTAATTGACTTGTTGCCTTTAACGTTTTCTCTGTAATAGCTTAATGCCTTCTCTGTTATCCCCAGTACCTCCAAGTAGTTCGCCTCCTTCCCTTTAACTTGATTTTATTATATACATATTTTTTATCTTTGTCTATATGTTTTATAAACTTTTATATTTTTTATTTTTGTGTTTCATTCGCAATCTTTCTAATTCGAATAAAATTATCATTTTATTAAGTATAAGTGTCAAAGAGCCACACAATGGCAGCTCCTAGAGATGATCAACCTCCGACTCTTACTTCCATATTAGCTCATCCTCCAATAATATTAATCACCTTTTAACCCCCAAAACCATTACCATTTTAATTCTCTCCCTTAGGATTAAAGAGAATTATATCATGGATTTATAATAATTGAACAAGTTCACTCCACAACCATACATCCATTGTTTGCAATGTAAATCCGTCGGGTAGCTGCTTCATTTTCACATTAACATTGTATCTTCTGCCTGTTGTTTTATGTACAATAGCTAGTTCTTCACCATTAAAGAAACGTACAATGGCCTCATCAAATGCAATTGGCTGATTAACCACATAACCTTCCTTTAAAGCTCTAATAAACAAATAAGGGTCGTTTTTATAAAGCTCGTAAAGGACATTGGCATATTGTTCGTTCTTGTCTCTAAGTAGTTCAAAATTAATCAACGGTATGTATAAGTCTTTGTCTGATAAATTCAATTTGTTTCTAAAGTATTTAATTGCTTCATCTTGCTCTTTAGAAATAATGTTTGGCATTCAGTTAACCCCTTATTCGTTATGTTTTATAGGCTAGTTTAAGTCTAAACTAGCCCAGCCTAACTCTAAATATTTCCTTCTAGACCATAGTCTTTTGCACCTGCTGCAATTAAACTATACACAGCTAAAAGATGTTCTTTTATTTTCTCTTCTGTTTCTTCTCCAAAAGCATCAAAACCAATTTTAGCATCACTTGAGTAATTAATTTTCTGAATCCCTACTTGAACTACACTTTCCTTTTTAATTCTAGCAATAAAATAAGCATTGCCGAGAGTTTTTCCTAAATACTCTCCTGTGTAGAGATCATAGTCATCAAAAACCTCATACCGTATTTCTCCGATTCTAAGTTTCTGTTCACTCATACTCTCATCCCCTATTTTGTAATTTTTGGTACTGCTAAATTATATACCAAATCACAAAAGGGAACAAGTGTTCTTATGCAACTCTTTATTTATAATCGATTACTGTATCATCTAAGGCTAATCTAGGTGTGCCGCTGTCGTATGTATTATGTATTAAAGTTGTACTGGAAGCATTAAACGTTGCAAATGGATGCGAAAGAATTCTTGAACCAATACCTTGAACATCATTCCTAATTAATCGAACCTTTTTTGTTCCGTTTAAATATATTCCATAGCCTTGATCTGAATCTCTGTTAAACATGATTTCATTTCCTCTAACCATATGCTCAGAACCGCCTATTAAGTGGATCGCAATGATTTCTTTGCAATTATATATCTGGTTATCACTTATTCTGATATTGTACATATCAGCTGCCCCCATAATTGCAACATTTCTTGGTTCAAATATCTCGTTTCTTGTCAGGAAGACTTTTGAATCTTTATCCCAATATATCCCGTAACCTTTTCCACTTAATAAGAAATCATTTTGCTTAATTCTGATGGACTGTGACCTTTCACAATATAGACCACCATATAGATTGGAGAACTTATTGTTAATAAAGGTGACATCATTAGAATCCATCACTTTAATCGCATATGTTGAGGTTGTCCCTTTCCCTTTATTATTGCTTACTTTAATGTCTGATGAATTCCTCACCTGGATCTGAATACAATCGCTGTCCTGTATTCTGTTGTTTGAAATGGAAACATCTTCGGCCATATGTGTTGCTATCGCACAATTTGAAGCGTTCTTTACGGTATTATTATCAATCGATACCCCTTTTCCTCTAATCATCATGCCTATTTTAAACCCTTGAATATTGTTATCAGTTATTTGAATTCTGTTGCTAGTCTCAGTGCTCGAAACGCCTACAGAGTCTATTCCATACTCTTTAGACTCCCCTTCATTTATTATCTTGTTACCCTTAATACTCACATCTGTACTGTAGCCATATGAAATAACATTGTCACAGTAGTTATCTTTGATGGAAACTTTACCGCTTGTATGAGCAGTAACCGAACCACGACCATTTTTTCTAAACCTGCAATCCGATATCGTTAACTCATAAGGATGATCGTACTTTCTTCCGTTTTCCCCGTAACCTTCTAAATCAATACCTAGTTGAGGGCCAATTGTATCTCCTCCAGCTTCCTCTATATCACAGTCTTCAACCAATAATCCTTCACAACCGTTAGTAGCTAAATTGTTCCGTCTCCCTTTTTTTAGTTCGCATTTTCTTACGGTCACACTTTTGGAAGGCGTATAAACCATCCCTGGGTAATTCATCATTCCGTGAGCTGCAATCCAAATGTTGTCTCCAATACAATCTGAGATTTGTACATTTTCAATCAAAACATTTTTGCTTCCATGAACATGTATTCCAAATCCCCATTCATGTGTTTTTCTATCGGTATCAATTAGAGAATAATCATGTTGATACCGGTCACCTATAATACGACCTCCTCTAATTATTACATTCTCTGCAAGCCCAATATAAAAACAAGAATAGCCCTGATACCTATTGGGGTTAACTTGAAACACTGCTTCTGGATCCAAAAGGAGCTCCATATTTGATGGGATTTTAATTCCCCCACCAATTTCAGGATTTCGTTGATTTAATGTATTTACTGAGTCAATAATAAAATTCCCTTTTGGAATTTCAACAATAGGAAAGTTGTTCTCTGATGCATATATAAGAGCTTCATTAAATCCTTTAGTTGTTTCAATTGGATTCGAGTTAAATGCATTTATTCCCCACTGATCAAAGTCAACATAGTATCGTAAGGTATTATTAAACAATGTCATGGTGCTACACCGGCCATACAATACACATTTTCATTAATGAATTTAGTTAGAACAGCAATATAGTCATAAAACACTTGATTCTGCGTTCCATTGCGTCCAGACAGTGTAAAAGTATTAAACATTTCTCTTCGTTGTTCAGTGCTTATTTCAAGTTGAATACTCATACCAGTGCTATTTTTATTAGCAATGTTCTGCTCATTTGTGCCAGCTAAACGGGAATCTTCAGACAGCAATTCTGCAGAAAAACCTGCATCGGTAAGTAATGATGTAATCTTTGCTGCTTTTTCTCTGTCTGTCCCACCAACTAAAGTGTGTTTCTTACTTGATGCATACCCATGAATTGAGATTGTTAAATCATGCTTACTTAATAAATCTAAAGCTTGAGGTTCATCAAAATTCGTACTTGTAATATGCAACTCAGAAGCTCCTGGTATTCTTAAACCTTCAAATAGATAGGTAGAGTAAGACTTACTTAGTTCTCTTGCAAGCTCGCTAGTCCCTCCTTCAATACCTCCCCCATGAGGAGCCAAAAAAAGCACACGCCTATCAACATCGGTAGTTAAAATGTTATAGCTCAAAGGTGACTCATTTGCTTTCAATTCTTCAAAATTACTATACTTATCTGCAGCTAGAACTGAATTGGGATTAAACAATGCAAACAATGAGGTAACTAGGATTGGAAAAGACTTCTTGGCTGTGATATACTTATATAGCTTCGTAACCTTGCGAAGTGTGCGGTAGAGAAGGTCAGGCCCGCCAAAGCTAGCCTTCTCTGCCCCCTTAATCTCTTCTTCCTCTATTCTGTTTTTAAACTTCAACAATTAACAACTCTCCTTATATAATTTTATTTTTATTCTTTTTCTCATCTTTTAAGCAATCACATTAGTACCACCCCCTTATCCGAATAAAAAATTACTTTTATGCAAACTCCATACTGATGCCAGTATCTTTTAACAATTCAATTTGTTCCGTTGAAATATCCGATTTCACCATACGCCACCCGACTAAGGTCATTCCGTAATAAAGATCGGTTAGTTCAACTTCATCATTCAACTCACCTTTTAATCGAATCATTCGATCTTTATATTTTTCATGACCAACAATATCAAAGCTCTGATTATAAATTGCATATGTTTTACCGTCTTCTTCGTTGTCTTGATATGGGGTATAGACTACCCTGCCGTCAGATAGGCTTGGATCAGTTTTCAACCATTCATATACCTCTTCATCAGATTGAGCAAGCACGTATGTACAGATACCCCGCTCACTTCCCTTGGGTGCAAAGTGTTCTAGCATAATTTCATATAAGTTCATTTCATTACCTCCTGGATTCTGGTTAAAATATCGTTTTTATTTAGAGTTATTGGCACTTATGTATTCTTTCCATTCGTCTTTCGAAACTTCTCTAATTACATAACATGCTGCGGCCTCAACTTTACCATTATCCGCATCTACAAAATCCTTTTCTTTTATCTTCACCTCAATAAGTACTCCGTCTTCCTTTCCATAGTAGGTTGATTGTTCGATCGCTGCCTTTTCATTAAAAAATAACTTTCCGCTGTTCGACCAACTATCTATTACTCCTTCCGCTTTAGCTTCTTCCCCAATCACATATTCAAAGTTCTTGTCATAGAAGCTCGTCAATTTTCCGTTCTGTTTTCTTACAAATTTATAGAAATTAGTTTTATCGAAGAAATCCTTTGTGTCTAATTTAATTTCAGTACATGGCGCTGATACAGATTCTTTTAGAAACCCATCAAGACCAATTCTGTACTGATCATCATTAATCTTCAGCGTCATAACTGGACTCTTATTAATGTCATTTAAAAGATCGTCTAAGTCATTAAACTCTAAATTAACCGGCTCTTTAAAGTAATCTTCGTCTAAAACCATGTCAGCAATTTTATCTACAGCTTCTCGTAGGTTAAAGTCTTCATCTTTTTCGTCTTCGAACAATTTGTCATAGTTTATCCCATACATACCTCCCATTTGATCTTTCAATTCTTCATATGTATTAATGGTTAAGTCCATGCATGTTAGCACAATACGAATGAATTCTGGCTTAGAAATTGTGTATTCTTTATCTGTGTATTTTTGCACTCTTAACAATGAGACAATTGGAAAAGCAGTTTGTCTATTAAACTTTAAAATTCTCTGCGAGTTATGTTTCAAAAAATCTTCATGTAGAGTAAAAGCTTCGGTCTTAAAATCAAAAGCTCCCATGCAGACTGTAAAATCAAATGTATTGAAAATTGACTCAGCATCAGAGAAAAATTTAAAGTGGATCATTTGTAGCTTTAGTCTTTTTTTGATAAATAGCGTGGCTTTTTTAGTGTGTGACGTTACATAGACATTGCTATTCCAACACTCTTCTAAGAATGAACATGCTTTTTTATCACTTCTAAAATAGATATCCACATCATTTATCTCTTTATTATTAAATAGACTTGCAATTGCCCCACCTGCAATAATAGCTTCATTCCTTTTAAGTGCTTCAACTAACTCTTCACCTAAATATGCATACAGTTTATTCTTTTCAAATTGATAACTCATTTAAATTCCCCTTTTTTAATTTTATTTTTATCTTTATAAAATCTCTGTTTTATCTAGATCTTCTAATTTTATTTTTATCCAACAAATCAATTATGTAAGTCTCATACATGTCATCCCAATAAGGATTTGTTCTTGCTATGTACTTCTTTACTCTCCCATTCTCCTCAATCTTAAAGGTTTGCCCCTTTTGAATATCAGTGAACTTTTTCTTCCTCCAGATTCCCCTGATCAACACTTCAACTTCTTTAACCTCTACTGTTTGCTGCATCACATTCCTCCTTTTTGATTTTCATGCATCAAGCCTGTACAATATTCAAAAACCCTAAAGGATGATGAACATGTGTGGCAGGTTCACTTTATTTTCTGAGTTTGATGACATCATTGAGCAATTCAACATAGATCAATTCTTGCCTGAAGATGAATATCACCCAAGCTATAATGTCGCTCCTTCACAAAACATCCTGACAATCATCAACGACGGATCAAACAACCGGCTGGGTAAACTTAGATGGGGTCTTATCCCTCCTTGGGCTAAAGACGAAAAGATCGGCTATAAAATGATTAATGCTCGAGCTGAAACATTGGCCGAGAAACCAAGTTTTCGAAAGCCACTCGTCAGCAAACGTTGTATCATACCCGCTGACAGTTTTTATGAATGGAAGCGTCTTGATCCAAAGACTAAGATTCCTATGCGGATTAAGCTTAAATCATCTAATCTCTTCGCTTTTGCCGGCTTATATGAAAAGTGGAACACGCCAGAAGGCAATCCGTTGAACACTTGCACAATCATTACAACAAAGCCTAATGAGCTTATGGAAGACATTCATGATCGGATGCCAGTTATCCTTACTGATGAGAACGAAAAGGAATGGCTAAACCCTAAAAATACTGACCCTGATTATCTACAAAGCTTACTGCAGCCATACGATCCTAATGGCATGGAAGCATACCAGGTTTCATCCTTAGTGAACTCACCTAAAAACAATTCACCTGAGCTCATTCAATCCCATTAAGTACCAGTGTCATATCGCTTTATATATCACCTTCTCTTAGCTAATATGTTCTAAGTAGGAGGTGATATTTTGTTTGTATCGCCAATGCTATTGCATTCAATAAAAGAGCCATTTGACGACGAGAACTATATCACTGAGCTCAAATTTGATGGAATCAGACTCATTCTTTCTAAATTTGATAATCAGATTAAGCTATACACTCGTCACAACAACGAAGTAACAAGCAAGTTTCCAGAACTCTTGGACTTAGATATTCCAGATGGAACAGTACTCGATGGTGAAATTATTGTAGCTGCCCCAGGTGGTGCTCCTGACTTTGAAGCTGTAATGGAACGTTTTATGTCCAAAAAGTCAGCTCATAAGATTGTTTACTGTGTTTTTGATGTTATCTATAAAGACGGTCAGTCAATAGCAGCTAAGCCGCTCACTGAGCGTAAGACAGTTCTAAACTCACTTGAGCTAAATCATCCTAATGTCTTTGTAATCGAAGGAATTCAAGGTAACGGACTAGCTTACTTTAACCTGGCCAAAGAAAAGATTTTAGAGGGAATCGTAATCAAGAAAGCTAACTCCCCTTATGAGATCAATAAACGTTCGCATAATTGGCTTAAAGTGATTAATTATGATTACACTGAAGTTCTCATAACCGGCTACACGAAGAACGATATTAAATTCCTTCTGTCTTATCCTGACGGAACTGCAGCCGGGTTTATGGAATTCATGCCACATGCAGAACGAAGTAAGTTCCACTCTATGAAACAAGTAAAATCTGAATCTGATGAATATGTATTTATTGAGCCTATCGTATGTAAGGTTAAGCACAGATTTAAGACTAAGCACGGCAAACTCCGCACACCTTCCTTCGATTCCTGGAGAGTATAATCTCTCCGTTACATAACTCCTTAGAGCCTAGCCATTAAAAATCAAATGAAAATTTAGTACATGGATCAATTAGTTTTCGTTACCCCCTTTAATTAAAATAAATAGTTTATTTTAAATGACTTTTTTCTCTAAACCTTTTTAAATTTCCAAAATTCATTTCACCTTTATTACTGCAAGCAGGTTGTCATACGCTTGCCATATAAAAGAGACTGGACATTTTTGTCTCGGAGGTGAAATAAATGAAATTAATTTTAGATAATTTCGTGAATTGGTCATTTGACAAAATCATGGACTATATCTTACTTGCAGGGTTTTATTTTGTATTCAAATCAAAATCTACACAGAATCATTATCCTGATCACTTCGAAGAAAGACGCTGGCATAGAAATTAATACACTCTTTTCTGATCGTTATCGACATGCTAAATTGCTTGATAACGATCCTTCCCTAAAATATTACTTGCTATTATTTATTAAATTCTTTTAGAATCTCCTGCTTTCTTTTAACCCTTTCCCATTCTTCTTTATAGACTAATTTTTCATTTTCGCATTTTACACAAAGTATCCAACATGCATCATCCGCATCAATGGCAGCGCCTAAATTATTGTATATATAGTCATCTTTCAAGTAATGCCATTCATGTTTGCATTTAGGTATTTTCTTTCTCCAAAACATCTGTTACCTCCCTATAAAAACTATCTTTTATCTAGACTTGTTCAGCTTGCCTAATAGTATCTAACAACTCTTTCTTCTTGAAATATGTCTTTTCCAAACGATCTACTTCCTTTTGCAATTCAGTAGCAGCATCATACTTCAGAATCCATTCTCCTACTCCACATACTTCTCTTTGTTCTTTCTCAAACGTTTTTATGTGACGGCCTTCGAACCAAACTCTTACTCTTGTACCGTTTTCAAATTCATTATTAAAAGCAGCTGCTTTCTCAGTTCCCGCATAAATACATTTATACTTGCTGTCATCGACTACATAAGTGTTCATTATCTCCGCTCCTTTAAATCACGATTTTAATTTAACTTTAATGTGTATCATCTTGAGAAAATCCCCTTTAATTGGTAAACTCATACTTAACTTACATAAGAGTAGGTGATTCCTTGAGTAAAACAATCGGTATTACTGGATTTTTCTTAAGCATAGTAGTGCAATCATTTTCGGCGAATGATTCGCTATCCCACAAGATCGCTACGGGTTTATTATTTGTATCAATAGCAATTTATAATTTTGACCACGCTAAAGATTATTCCAAAGCATCCCTTGTCGTAATATGCCTCACCTTTTTCGTACTTGCCTTGGGTATTCATAAGCTTCTTTCCTTTTCGAGTGACTTATTTGACAATGTGAATATAAATTTCGGAGTAATATTCATCCTCCAAATCACATTAATAATTGGATCTGTTGCAATAGCTATCAGTATAATGAAATTTATCTGTGATTGTCTAAAAAAGAAACCTAACGGTAAAGAGTGTTAATTCCTCTTTGCCTTTTTTATGCTAAATACTTCTTCTTATGTGGTCTTCTATGTACAAAATCAAATGCTATATCAACTTTTGCATTTTCCTTCTCCTCTGCTACTCGCTCCGTAACAACGATTAGTTGTCCATTTTCCTGGCGGTCAATGCTATGGACTGAATATCCTTTAGCAGCGTAATATTCTCCGATAATCTCATCAACTTGGTTGCTAAGCAGATTCCTCTTTACCACTTGAATACCCTCCACTTATTTTATTTTTATTCTTTATCCGTTTATATGTATTCCATCCGCAGCTGTCAAAAATGCTTATGTCCGCTCCAAGGTGCCATTTAAACCAAACTAAGTTAAACCAGGCGATTTCAAATACGTATTTGATGAATCCTATCCTATTGCCCTCCATTCTGCATAAAGTAATCCTTTTAAACAAAAATCAATTCAGGCTCTTTATCCTCTTCATATCGTTTGTAGCCAATAAAATATTCCTCATCCTTTTTATAAATAAACGGTGAAATCCACTCAATAAAACTCTCAATCTCATTATCATAGTTTTTTAGATTGCATCTAATTGTCACATAGCGCCCACCTACAAGAGTATCGTTTACAATTTCGCTGTGAGTTTTTCCATCAAAATAATAGCTATCAGATTGAAGCATCCATTTCCATCTACTTCCTCCCGAAAATAGTTTATGATCTGGCAGCTCATCTGGATGCTCATCTCGTTGACCGCTCATAAACTCCAACGTTTCAATAATGTGACTTGGTGTTTCCTTAATTAGCTCAAAAGCACATACCAATTCTGTATACATTCCCATTAATACAACTCCCTCTCTTTAAAACAGTCTTTTTATTTAGATTTAATCTCAACAATTAGACTGTCTGGATAGTTCTTCAGATCAATTGCATTTACATGACAATGGCCCACATAGCCTTCTTTATCAACGAAATTATAGTAAAACTTTTCTCCGTGATTGATGATAACTTCGCCATTATGTGTATACTCCATCTCTGTTCCTTTATACCAAGTTACTTGAACTTTTGTGCCAGGTTTGATTTTATTTAAATCAAATATTGTTATTTCTTTTAGCAGGTTCATTTTCTCCATTTTTATTCCCCCGATTCTCATTAAATCTCCAATTTTAATTAGCTTTCTAATTGCCTCTGCTTATCCAGTAATAACTACTGTCTGCTGTTCTTTGTGTATCATCGCCTTTAATTCAGCAGCCAGCATTTTGGTTTTCATTGTCGCTATCACCTTTGTGATTATTAGAAAGCTCTTTAATTAGCAAATGCCCAAGTTCATCACTAATATATCTCCAATCAGCTCCTTCAGGTGTTCTAATACCAAGTGAAAACCCGCCGCAAAGTGCATCCTCTGCCAGTCTTAGTACACCATCGCTTGTTTTGAGCAACTCGTGTTTAACCATTCCTTTAATCATTTTTGTCTCCCTTTCTCATATTATTTTCACTTATACTTCTTGCAGCATATTTTTCAAATATTCAATCAGTCCATCTTTCTCAAAACATTTAATTCTCAACATACGGTCATATTTTCCACACCACTTTTCCCATACAGTATAAAGATCAAATTCGATTGGTTGAATGCCCACTGGAACACTTTTAAGCCCGATCTCTTTGTAATAAGTAGTTAAGATGGATTTAATCTGTTCTTGATGAAGCTCTGTTTCTTCCTCTTCTGTTGCTTCACATGCTTTGAACATTAAATAAGCGAGTAATAATTCAAAAGTAGTTGGTTCAAAATTAGATTTTATGTACACAGTAGTTGGTTCAATATCGTATTGATGACTTAAAGAATAAACAAATTCTTTATTGACACGAGGATTTTGAACAGATGTTATATAATCCAAGGCACCTTCTATTCCTTGGGTATCATCACTTAAATATGGAACTTTCAATTGTATCTCCCCTTAAATTGTTTTTTAATTAATTCAACTCTTTTGAATCTCTTTAAAATTTTACTTTTATCCAAACTGCTTTCTCCAAGGGACGTTGCCCACAACACTGTGATCAAGCATTTCTTCGCAACTTTTACACAGAGTTGATTTAGTTATCGTCATATGGAATGAGTCCCACTTACCACAACAATGACACGTCTTTTCAAAGGCTGCTGTCTCCTTTTGTTTTTCTCTTTCAGAGCCGTTGCCAGTTAACAATAAGCCGTTACTATAAAGGTCGCTCTGTCTTACTTCTGCTTCTATGCTCCATGGGTATATTCGCTTCTTTAAGTACCTTTGCAATAATGACTTGCTTCGGCTATTTCCAATCTTCATGAACTCTCTATTTTCAGTAAGATCAACTGTTCTTTTCATCACTTCGTCCTTTTAAACAGTTTTTCAAACCAATTTTTCTTTTTGTTAACCACTGCAAATCCGGGATTATTCATCCTAAACCCATTTGCTATCTTGTCCATGCTATTTAACTGCTTCTTCAATTGCTCAATATCTTGGGGTGTATTGATGGTCATTGCAATATTTGATTCTTTTACTTCCTGAACTTCTGAAATCATCTTATCTAAAGTGAGATCACAATACTCATCTTCCCAGTCGCCTATGAAATAAAAACGTTCAATCAAAGTACCGGTCGACTCATCTTGAAAAGTGCCGAATAAAATTGGATCCTTATCTCTCCGCTCTTTTTCGATCTGCCTTTCAACCTTCCCCGTATAATCTGTAAACACCACATAAAACCGATCCAATTTGTCTTTCACTTTGTTGTATTTAATGATTACCTCATCAGGGATTTCACGTTCGTAATTTTCAAGCTCAATAATTTTGACTGTATCTTTTGCAATGTTATCTATGTATTCTTCAATGTCATCCCGATAAACAAACGTATCAATACCAAGCTTTACAATCTCCCGTTCTTTTTCAATTGATTCTAAATGGAATATCAGTTTCTTTGCAGCTTTAATTTGATTAGTTTGCTTATACTTATTGAGTAACACCAAGCAATTGTCGTAATATCTTTGAAGTTCTTTGTCTGTAACCTTATTTTTCTTTGATTTAATCATTTCAAAATATTGATTTGGTTGTAACGCTTCCATCGGTTCATCTCCTTTACTTCATCTAATTCACTTTAAAATGCATCTTTTATCTAGACTGTAACCTCAGATCACTTCGCTTCTTCCTCCAAGTCTTTTACAATTTCTTTTAAAAACGGAAGGTGACTTCTGTTCAATGTGAAATCTGCCGTAATCATCCTAGAGTGTGAATTCTCTTCAATGGTTATACAAAAACCACTTCTATACAACGCATCACCGTATTTATCTGTAATCAATCCATTTAACCTACTCACTTTGCATCCTCCTCATAAAGTCGTTTGAATCTCTGTACCGCTTTTCTTTCCGCGGGTAGAAATTCAGGTTTATATGCAATTAAAACCGGACGTTTGTCTATCGTCAGAACTGTATTTTCGTCTTTATCTACGGCTAATTCAGCCCGTTCAACTGCTTCTTCCAATGGTACGCTACAGTATTCAAATGCCTTTTTGATCTCTGCATCGAAAACCCGTTTCTGTTCATCAAACGCCTTCCAAATATCATTTTGCCAGCCTTCAATAGGTGCAGAATTAACCGGAAATGATTTTCCATCCGGCGTAATCATTCGGAACTTCAATTCGTTGTTATCTATTTCCTCCATCACTCAACGCCCTCCTTATCCCTAAAGGTATTTTATAGCACTAACAATTCCATAAACGATCCAGGATGAAGCGAAAAACAACAGTCTCCAATTTTGAGAGACGATCTGTTTGTTCTGACGTTCGACCGTCTGCCCTAATTCCTCATTCCTGCGGCGCAATTCCTTATTTTCTTTTTCGATAACGTCGATCTGTGCCTGTAATCGCATTTCACTTGTCACTCCGCGCCCTCCTTAACCAATTTCATTCTGCCTGTGAAATATTCCTCGCGCCTTAAATAGTTGCGTGCGCTTTTATAAGTTTGGAACCATAAACGCGTTTCGTCGCCAAGATGATCTATGTTTAAATCAACACCACCGCCATCCACTTTTTCACTCCGCGCCCTCCAATAACTCAGGATTTTGATAAATGTCGCCGATTATTGAGTTTATCGCCATTTCAGAAAACAACGGTCGGCACTCTTCTTTTTTCTCGTTAACGATGCACCATGAACCCTCAATCATTTTCACTTCCCCAATAAGAGTGGGGTTCCCACATAAATCAGGATCAAGATTCTCTTGTCGGACAATGTGCCCCGCATAAATTGTTTCCCCAAGTTGGATTTCTTCGGGTGTTTCTCTTATTTCAGTGCCCCACATGAGGGCCGCATTTTTATTCTTACTGTTTGTTATTTCGAATATCATTTCTCCACTACGTGCGGAATATAACACCCATTTGCCGCCGTCAATAAACAATCTCAGCCTTTCATCATCCCAATAATGCATCTGCTCGCCGTCCCAAACTCTGTATGCTGTGTTCATTGTCCGCTCTCCTTCCAGTGCCAGTTTTGCTGTTGTAATTGCAAATTGAAGGTTACAAGTATTAGTTTCATTGTTAATTAAAGGCTTGAGAATAGCGATTTTATTTAAAGCTTGCCTGATGCCCTCATTCTCTTTTGTAAGACGTTGAATCTCATCCTGAGCCAGTCGGAGCTCTCTTGAATTTGCTTCCTGTATAGCTTTCCCTTCACCTTCATGGCACCATGTTTCGTACGAGATTAATTGGCCTTTATTAATATTTAAATCAGGTCTATTTCTTTTTATGTACTTAGCAAAACCTCCACACAAAACTGTCTCATCACTATGACAAGCCCAATTGTGTTCACTCTTTTCCTTCATCTCTACAATTTGCTGTGGAGTGGGCAAACATCCGTAATTTTGAGCCATTTCAGCTTCATCACTGTGCGAGAAGGGACAACTCATACATCCTCCACTTCCACAATAAGAACGTTCAATCATATTTATTTCTTTCAACATTATCCCCCTTATCTGAATCTCGATAAAACTTACATTTTATCCACTAATTTTAATTTTGTTACCTTAGTGAAAATTACACAATTCAATATGTACTTACTTCTTTGCCCTTACTTTCTTCTTCTCTTAACATATCTTCAGCTATATACATCCCCTCGTAAGCATAATCAATTATTGAATGAAATTCTCCGATGACTCTTCGTAAATTTTCCTCTTCTTTGTATGCTTTTAATCGCAGAATCGTTTTCATTAATTTATCGAGCTTTTCATCAAGCAACATAGCTCTCTTTACCATCTCCTATATACATATTATTTGTATTTGAATAAACTATAACCCATTATTTAATATCTGTCAATTAGATTCGGCCAATTTATGTGACCGAATCTAATTTTAATCTGAGAACATAAAGATCAATTCATTGATGTCATCCCTAAGCTTAACGAGGCTTTGTGGTGTAACTGAAATTGTAATATCTAATTTCTCTCCCTTGAAACCAAGTAGGAATTGATAATGTTCTGAAGTCAGCAATTTTTTTGTAAGTTTCAGACTAACCTCTTTGTAATTATCTTGATCAACAAATATATTCAAAACAATACCTTCATTCTCCTCTTGCTGCTGATTACATTATGTTTAATGGAGTCTTTCTTTTTTTTATTTTTACTCAGGCAATTCTTCTGTATTTGTTATTTCATATTCCATATCACTTAATTTAAAATTTTCAACTGATCCGTCAGCTTTTAAAAACGAGACTTCTTTAGATAAAAGTAAATTTTCACAAATCCTGGTTACCAATGTTTCAGAGACTTCTGGACTATCTGCTTTGTTTTTGAGTACAATCTCCAGATTCAGTGCAATATTGTTTAAATAACCTGCCATCCTCATTCTCCTATGTTCAATTTTCTTTGATAAACCCTTAAGGTGTTAAGGGAACGTGCGTTCTGTTTTGTATAATCATTATACATAGAAAGTAGGTGTTATGCTAGTGGTTATTTATCGGCTTCGTATGGTATGATATGTATTATGTCTTTCCATAACAGAACGCAGGAGGATGTCCGATTATGATTAAAGTTGAGATCGGGCAATGCTTGATACCTGAATTATGTAGAAAGAAAGACATTACAATCAATGAACTTTCAGAGATAACTGGGATTAAGAAACAGCAGCTGAGCGACTATAATCGATTAGTTAAAGTAGATATGTCTATTCGAACTGCAAAAAGAATTGCTGCTGCTTTAGATTGTAATGTCGAAGACCTCTATGAATTCAAGGTTGAAAGGCATTGAAACGACTAAGACTTTGGTCTTGGTCTCCTCCTTAGTAAACCATATGGTTTACATGACCATCTTACTACATTTAAACATGTATTTAAAGTGATTATTTTGTCTATTTTTGTCGAAATGCGAATTTTTTCACAATTTTTTGAGATAAAAGAAAAATCCATTTAACCAAAATAGTCAAATGGATTTCATATTTAAATGGTCGTCTCTTTTAGACCTAGTTCTTCTGCGTAATATTTATTAACTTCTTCCTCATTAATATAATCTTGCATTGAATAAACTGCTCGATATTTGGATTTCACTCTTAAATTAAAGTCATCTATAATCTGATACCTTACAGAGTTATCAATAACCCCTTTTTCTTTATAAAGCTGATATGCTCTATACAAATGACCAGATCTAACAATAGTATTTGGTGTTAAAAAGTTAATTTTAAAGAACTCAGATATATCAGTAATTAGATTAGTTATGACAAATTTACTTGCTTGGCCGTCTCCTTTGTTGGACGTTCTTTTTGTTTTAACTACATAATCATTTTCAACTAAAAAGACTTCTTTTGTTTGGCCTTTTGCCTTCCCATTCTTTAATTTATATTTAGTTTCCTGAGCTGCATTTAAGGCAATAACAAGACATTCACTACTAACTTTTAGTTTTCGTTCACCGTGCTTTGAATCATAGAGGGTTAAAACGTTACCATTTAGCATCGCATCCTCAACTTGCTTTTTCGTTAAACTTAGCAATTCAGAATGAGCTAAACCTGAAACCCCTTCAAACAACAGCCTTAATACAGCCTTTGATTGATAGTTAACTAATTGATTTTCCATTTCCTCTAATTCACTATAAGTAATATATAATTTTTTGTCTCCGAGACATTCATAAAGCTCTTCTTCAGAAATAGTTCTTGCCAAATTGGTTAATCCTTTACTTAACTTATATGAAATTGCCCAATCAATATACAATGACAATAATGCTAAGGTTCTTCGAACACTACCAATAGTGGTTTGATCGAATGATCGTATAAGTTCTAAAATTTGCATTGATGTGAAATCATAAATGTCTTTATTATATAAAGTCTCAGTAATCTCTGCTTTTGCAAAAATAGGCCTCATCTGCATAACCATACCCTCAGATAAGGTATCTAAATATTTTTCCTTAATCTCACTATTGAACATTGCAACAAACAACTCCTAAGTAATTACTCGTCTATTTTTAAATTGTTAAAGAAATTCCATATCTTTTGTGGTGATTTAGCATTTCCATTCTTGTCTACTACACCTAATTCATCCCACAACTTATTTTTCTTACTAAAATCTATAGAGCCTAAAACATCAGTAATCTTACTTTCCAACTCGTCCAGGCTTACCCCATCTAATTGCAATTTCTTAGCTAATCCCACATAACCATTAAAGAACAAATAGTTGTTTACAAAACTTCTCTTCCGTTCTTTTGCTATATCACCTAAGAACTCATCTACATATTGTGTAGCTAAAGCATCAAAGAAAGATGTAAGGTATCTTGCAGTTTTTAAGATGTCTGCCTGAGTAGAAAAATCTTTTTTAGAATAACTTCTTTCAATTGCCTTTTTGAAGTCAGAAAAAGTTATAAGTAAGTTTTGATTCTGATTTATCCAGTCTCCATTTGTCTTTATATAATCACCAATTATGCTATTATCCTGAATAAACTTAACAATTTTATTTGAATAAACATTTTGACTCATCTCAGCCACTTTAGATTTTTTAACTGGGTTTATTGTGTTTTGTTGCCCAAAATGCTCTCTCGCCCTTTTTTGAGTGTAGTTATAGATGTCCACTTTAAAGGTTTCTTCAAACAAATGATCTAACTCAGGATGTTGTCTTATAGCCATAGTAATGCCTATTAGCCGGTGATACCCGTCTAAAACGTCTAAAATGGTGTCTTCAGTCACTGTAAGAGACATAGTGTCGTCATCATATTTTAATTCTTCGCCACAACTTGCGCTTCCAACACGTGCATTAAACGTAAAAACTGATTTAATTAATTTCCCATCTAAGAACAGTTCCTTTATTTCTTCTACCGATTGTTTATTGAGCTGCGGTACAGGTATCTCAATATCTGAGCCCTCTAGTTTTTTCGTTTTGTTCGTTCTTTGAGCATTAGGATTATAGTGCAATAACTTATTTTCAAATAGCATAAACAACTCTTTAGCAGTGATTGGGAAGAAATAATTATCATCCGAATACTTTACAACTTGTTTGAATGTATACGGAAATTTTATATCTTCCTCCACAGATCCTTCCCATAACGTTTCAATTTCTCTCATATCCGTTTCTGTGAAGTAATTTCGTGGATTAAACCTTTCACTTTCAAGAACTGAGTATAGTGACTTGGCTAAAAAGTACATATATTCTTTAGAAATTTCGACTTCTGGATTTTCTATATCGTAAATTAATTTTTGTGTTGTCCCTGGAGTAATTTTATTTTTAGCCATCTCTAATTGAATATCGTTAATAAAAGATCTTATGTGTTTATTTTTCGAGATAGCATCTTTCATTTCTGAAAGCAGTTTCTCATTTGCAGACTGATCAAAGATCACTGTCATATAGCCTTTCACCTCATGTCATGTTGCTAAATTTAAAGTTACCAAAGGCAATCTGGTTAATCAAGAAGAATTATCATTTGAACTGAGTAATATACCGAAAAAATGATTATCGCTCATTTACATGCTTTATAAACTTTTTTAATGTAACAAGATCAGTGTTTTCAAAAAAACTAATAAAATCCTCTTGGGTTGCTTCATATAGTGGATTTAAATCGATTTTTTCATCCATTGTTACACCAGCAGAGTTCGCTATGTTAATCTTTCTGCTCATATATCTCTCTGTTGTTAATGTGTTTTTATGATTTCCTTGTTCTTTTGCTGCAAGTAAATCGTGACCAGAATTCTCATAGACATAGTCAATTCCTACACCCTTAAATGAGTGTAAGACTAATTCTCTTTCAGGAGGTATTCCTAACCTTTTTTTCGACCTTTTTAAGGAGTGTCGTAAAGATTGTTCCGAAAGCCCCTGAAAAACCAATTCAGTTTCGCTGTCATCCTCTTCCTTCAGCTGCAACAATTCCTCATAAAATACCTGGTTAATGCCTGTAGACACAACCTGAGATCCTTTATCAATAACTGTTACTATATAATGGCCTGTACTTTCATCAAGCTGTATGTCTTTCCATCTTACTCGCAAAATCGCACTTACACGAAAAGAAGTTCTGATGGCGAATTTAACAAACAGCTTTTTCATTAAAGGTTTCTGTCTTTCATTTATATACATATCCTGAGCGATTCTTTCGGCTTCTGTCTGGGTTGTTTTATCCCAGTTTTTAGTTACTGTTTTAAGCCTTTCGACAGTATTAAACACCGACAAGTCAATATAGTCCTTATAATCATGCTCCAAATATGTATAGAGCATCTTCAGGGAGGTCATTTTTCTGTTAATACTATTATTAACTAATCCCTTTTCCTGAAGATACTTCACATAGTTGCTTAATTCGCTTTTACTTACAACTAAATCATCGGGAACTAAACTTTTGACATCTTTACCTTTAATCACACTAAAGAACTGCTTAATATCCCCTTCATAATTCTTTCTGGTGTTCGACACCCTTATAGTTGATGAAGGCATCATATAGTTAGAATTCCCTGAGCTACTTCTTATATCTTTATTGATTAAAAAGCCCTCGATATCATCGTAAACCGCATAATTTTTTAATTGTTTAACTTTATTTTGCATTATCTTCTCCTCCTTTCTCATCCAATAACTCATCAATAGAGACATTCAATACCAGAGCGATAAGCTTTATGGTTGTAACATCTGATTCATCTGGCATTTCAATGATTTTGTTTAATTTCTGAATATCAATCATTGTCTCCCTCGACAATTCCTCTATTGTGATGCCACGTTTGACCAATAGCTGTTTTATTCGCTCTGACATGTCAACCTCCTACTTTTTATGTATACTATAGACTGCAGTGCGTATATGTTATGGTTGATAAATAAACTCTTCAAATTCAATTGCAATGTGTCGTTTTAAATTCTTCACAAAATGTATTAGGGATCTAAAATGCAGATTATTTTCAATGCTTCTTTTTAATCCATCTCCACCTAATAATACTCTATTTAGATCTTTTAATAATGCTGCTATCTCTATTTTTGCACCATGTAGATCATCTTCAGTTTTTGCATTAACAATCATTTTCCTAATGTTTAGTACACTCTCTATGTAAGTTTGTTTAGCATTTAAAACAAAATCGGCATCAATATCTTTATGATTTGTAGACCTAAGTTCTACAACATGCATCATTAATCCTCCTTGTATTCGCTTAGCAATTTCATGTATCCTTTAGTTAGTTGTTTTCGAACATTTTCATTCTTCATTATTTTTGACTTTTCAATGCTTTTTTCATGAAAAAACAAATCATTTTTAACTAAGCTTTCAACTTTCTTTTGGTAAATGGTTTTATGTATTGTCATACTGTTTTTTAAGTAACTAATTGCGGACATACCACCAACCTCCTATATACATATTTTTTATCTTTTGCATCTATAGCAATTGTAATGCATTACAAAAGGGAAGTAAAGATTTTTTTAACGACAAATAGCACATTCTACGCAATTTTTTTTTGCGAATGTGCTGCTTTGTAATGCATTTCATTTAATTAGGGTGTATGTATTTGAAGTTGATCACTAGATGTTATTAAAACCTAATATTTAAGTGATGGCCTTAAAACTACAAAAGACGCTTAGCTCAAAAGAGCCAAACGTCTTCCTTTTCTCTGTTTAATTTAATTAAATAAATAATAATACTAATAACTTTATGTGTCAATGGATTTTATGCTCCACGTGGCATTCCAGCAACCTCATAATCACCTGAAGCTTGTTGGATTGAAGAATCTGCACTTATGTAAGAAGTGCCTAGTGCGCCCAAGATAACTAAAGCCATAATAAGTTTTTTCATTGTCTCACCTCCTTTAAAGTAAAAGTAATTCTAAAAGTTTTTGATTTTCACCCATCTTTTGCAGTTCTAACAGTGGCAGCCTAATAAGGAATTTGTCATTAGACTTTTTAAAATACTCGATTGAAGAATAGAAACATGCTTTATTTTGTTCGAGTCTTCCTTTCAAATAATAATGCATTGCAAGCTCATTATCGTTGTGAACTAAAAGATCTAGTTTATCCAAAACTTCTTTTGCTTTGGAATTTTCATTAAAGTTGATAAAACAATGGGCTTGCTCCTGCAAATCCATAATTGAATCAGATTCAAAATTAATCCACTTATTTTCTTTACGCCATACATTATTTAAGAAGCACAAAGCCTGCTGGAAAATCATGTTGTAATTTTCATTTTGAACAGAAACGCTTAGCCCTTTTAAAAAGTTTTCTTGAGCCAATTCATAATTCGAAAATAATAGAGAGTTGCCAATAGTTAAGTAGCTGAAAACCTGAAATCTCAGGATATTTGTACTTTCCAATGCCTTTTTAGAGTACTCTCTGCACTCCTCTAATGAATTTTCATTTAACTTTATATTAGACATTAGAACATGAACTCTTGTTTGATATGTATTTCTAATGTACATGTTCTCAGAAATCTCACTTAGGTCAATTTGTTTTATAAGTTGGGCCATCGGAGAAAAGTTACCAGTGCTTAAATAATGATAAAGCAGCAAGAGTCTTGAGAAAGAATTCATTTCAGGTGTTTTTAAATTTAATTTGCCGAGTCTTTTCACTGCCTCAAATTCAGTAATAACACTGTTAGACAGCTCTCTATGTATTTTATACACTTTTCCATATTCTTTACTTTTCATATTGCTGCAAGAAATCATTGAATCTATTAAAACATCTTCTATTTCAAAAAACATATTTGCATCAGCATACTCCAATGCACTTCTTGCTGCCTTTGTCTTAACATCTAGGTTTAAACAGTAATCTTTCATTAATTCATATTCACGGTCTGGATACTGACTCTTAACAATGTTGACTATTGAAGAAAATTCATTAAATGTTTTCCCATCATGGTTTAAGAAGTCATAAAGAGGATTGGGGTTTTTAAGGCCAGCTACTGTTGCCCATTTATTCATTAAAGAGTTGTCATTTTCCAAGTCTTTCTTCATAGCTATCCTTATTAACTCCATTATTTCCCCTCATTTCTTTTTGTTGTCTTTATTGGTTAACTTAATAATACTATAGATCACATTACGAGTCAATTATTTTATACATATTTTTTGTATTTGTATTCTCTTTAAAATTCCTATTTTATTTGAAAACCTTCTCACAAAATGCTGTGAGAAGGCTTCTTACAAATTAATTTATCTCGGCATAACTAACTCCATTAATATTTCCGAATTCAACTTTTTCTGGAAGAAGGCTGATACCACGTTTTTTTAAGTCCATGGTAGTTAATACCCAACCAGTAAGATCATTTGGTAATAAGCGTACCTCTGGCTCCCCCTTTTCATTTTCAATTGTTACTAAAGGATAGATTTCTATAAAACCTACTGAAAGGACATTATAAATACTCCCATCTTCTGATGTGCTTTTTAAAAAAGGAATTTCTAATTGTTTAATTTTCTTTGGGTCTTTATAGACTTTGGCACCTGCCCCATTTATTATATACTCCATTTTTTCACTCTCCCTCAGGCTGAAAGTTTAAATCATCTCGAAAAATTCCAGGTAGTTTAGTTTGATTTTTTTCCTTAGCAAATCTGATCTCATTCATTACATGTTAATTATCTTTGTTCTCTGGATAGGCCTTTTTCTAGATTTACCAGTAAATTAATCAGCTCACTAATTAATCAACATCAACAGTGTGATACATCATTAATGCTAACTGTATTTCTTTATTTGGGTCTCCAGGTAAGTTGAATGTATAGTTCAACCAAGTTTCATCCTGTTCACCATTAAACCGTACATAATTTTTATGGTTTTTAATTGCAGACTTTGCTACGTTTAGTGTTTGGGTGAAGTCCTTATTTTTAACAAACATAATTACAGCTGTTTTGGAATCTCTCCAAGTCAAATATCCAAGTAACTGGTCTATTGTACTAAGAAAAGACTTTTCTCCTTTCCAAAACTTACACTCACCTACAAATGCGTTATTCCCAGCATGTCTTAATAAAATATCAGTCTTCCCTTTTTTATTGAAAGTCTCGCCTGTTGCACTCCCCTCATAATTAGGTTCAAGTTGCATTAAAAAATGATCTCTTAGATCCTCTTCGCCTTTATTTGAGTAAACAGAAGGATTTCTTTCGAATGCTTTTCCCATGTCATTTATAATTTTTAAGATATCGTAATATGTGCTTTCGTCTAGAGTTGGATCGGGCTCGAATGGTTGCAATTCAACTTGTGGCTTTATAGTGATCTTTCGCTTAATTTTTGGGGTAGAAATTGCAAATGTTTTGGGTACAGATTCTCTTTTTTTAAATGGAATGTTTAATGAAGCTGCAAGGTTATGCCGCTCCAATATCTTATTTTTTCTCGCTAAAAACACATTTCTTATTTTGTTTACGACTTTTTCGTTATATTCGATTATATCTTTATTCAAGTTATTCATCATTTGGTTTACATCTGTTTTAAAAATGTTTAATTGTTGCAATGCGTACTCACTACCCCTATTAAACAAAATAACTTTATAGATTAACTCATTTTGCTTTATAGCCGCTCTTGGTGGGGAAAAAGTATAGGTGGAAGGCTGTATTTTTAACAACTCTATATCTCCATAAACAGGAATATAAAATAATACTACCTCTTGCTTTGTTGTCCCAAAAACACCCGGTAGACTTAACGGAGACAGCGTGTCCTGATTCGATACAGACTCTTCAATTACTTCTTGGGAAATATCTTCTTCTAATATCTTTAATGGTTCAAGCCTAAATTTATCAAATAAATGCTCAATATATTGCTCTTGACCAACATTTAAAATATAATTTTCTTCCTCAATACTTATTTCATGTTCTACATCCTTTAATAAATTTCTACTATAGTCAAAAAATGAAATACTATTGAACAAAGTTTCAACATAATAATCCAAAGCCGCTACCTCTCCTTATAAAATCGATTATTGAAATTTATCTTTTGATACAGACTGCAATCTCTATAGGTCAAAGCTGCTTCCATTCAACATACTCAAACCGTTTCTGATACAAGTCTTCAAGTATAGCAGCCCATTCAATCCATCCTTCAGCAACAATGCTCTTCTTTTCCCCACCTTCAATCCACTCTATCCAATACACATGAACACCCCTTACCGAGTCACAACTTGAATTTCCCTTACCTCACATTGCACATTACACTTCGTTTTAAGCTCACTTGCTACCTCGATGACTTCCAACATATTATGCATTTTAGAAGCTTCATGGAGGTCGCTAGATGTCAAATAACCGTCCTCATCTAACTTAAATGATTTGAAGTATTCCTTGTTTTCAAACTGCAGTACATAAAAATAATCAAGCAAAGGCATAGATCAACCTCTTTTAAATAATTTTGTAATCCTCATTGCTAATGGCAGCAAACCAATTAACATGAAAAAAGCAATCGTATTAAGCTTATTTTTGAAAAACAAGCTGGCCAAATTTCTTTCCATGCCTGCTGCTGTTTCTTTATCCATGAGTTCTTTAAACTCTTCATCATAGACCTGATCAACAAAAATAAACTTAATGCCGGTCAATAATCCAACTCCAAGCCAGATAATTAAAAAATAAGCTAATCCAATCATTTGTTCCCTCCCTATATCGAACGAAATTTGGTATTCTTGAGTATGTTGAATAAATTATGTAGGTGATCTTGTGGAAGAGAAATACGAAACAAACGGGTATGATACTTCAATCGTTTATGATTACAAAGAGTATCCTGATGTAAAATACGGTCGCTGCGACAATTGTGATTACACTTTATTCAAAAGCTCTGTGAAGAGTGGAATATTCTTGCGCGAGTGTCGGCGATGTGGTATGAAAAAGAGCATTTAATTTAATGCTCTTTTAACATCTAAATGAAGATTTTGAATGGATCAAACCATTCACTATATAAATCGTACGCATTCCCTTACTATAAACGACTATTTTAGTCTAATTTCTTCCATCCCGCTTAATTAAACAAGATCATTCTGAGTTAAATTCAAATTCTTCCTAGCCAAAGGTAATACTCCTCTAAATTTTTTACTCTGTAGTATTCTAGTGCGTATGAAATTTTCGCTTAATCCTATCTCTTTAAAGAGTAGTATAGTTGTCAACGCCTTTATAATTTCCATTGCGTAGAATTTACCATTAACATCATCTAATATAAACTTTTTCTTTTTAGCATCATAATGAGTTAAGTAATTTCTAGTATCTACTAAGTGACAATTGAACTTTTTCACATTACTGGTGTCCCCGATTAACATAACAATTGTTTCGTCCTCGAGATTATTAAAAATCTCTTTTAACCTTTTATTAAGTGAAAATTCGTTTCCATAATTAAATTTACTTTTAAATGCTTCTCTAACTTCAACAGGTAAATTCTCATCAATAAGTTCTTTAATTTGTTTAACTGAACTCTCATATAAATCATCAGGAAAGTTCTTTCCTGAATATTTTTTTCGATGATATATCTCAAGAGATTGAACTGCAGTAAGAAACCTTGATTCAATATATGAATTGGTATAATAATCATACAAGTATAGACTCGATACTGTTTTTATAATAGATTGATTATCGTACCACTTATTAACTACGGTATCAAAATTTTCTGAAATAGATTGGTAGTTTACAATAAAATCATCTCTGTGTATTCTATCTATTGTATCTACTTCTAGCATGTTGCTGAAGTACTTCAATTTTCTTTTTTCAGTGCCTTTATGATTATCATATAAAATGAAATCAATATACTTTATCGGAAAACCCATTAATATTGAAAGAAGATCTCGAAAGATATTTATATTTTGTTTAAACCATTGTAAATTTTTATTCGTCTCTGGTGTTAAAACAAATCTGCTTGTGTGAGTAATTATGAACTTAAGATTGGTATGTTCATCTTGTGAGGCTTGACTTATATAGTCTTCTGTTAGATTAGATTTTAATTTTTCTATATAAACTGTTTTTGTTAAAGGCTTAAAATAATTTACCGTCATGGCCTTTTGATCAGGTTTAGGCTCAATATAATGTTCTCGCTCCAAAACATTTTGACTCATCCAAGAAGTCAAATAATCTGTATTGAAAACTGCAGATTCAAAATTCATTTCGTCTAGGGTTAAATAATCATTATCTTCAAATACTCCCGCTATAAACTCTCTTATACTATATGCCTCTGTGGGAAAACCGGGTATGGCATGTCTCTTATTAATTCTTAAATTAGGAATCAATCTGAAACTTTCACCAAGAGATGAATACCCACAGATTATTTTGGGAGCTTCTCTTTCCGTTGAAAAAAGCTCCTTGTCTCCAATAACTCCAGTTAATTCTAATCGTATCTCATCATTTGAATAAATTAGAACTCCAGGTATCCTTTCTGGATAATCATTTGTCCACCATAAGCCTTTAATCTCAAATTTTGATTCCCTGCTTTGTTTTACTGCTTTTGTCACAAGAAGTTCCCCCTTTAACACTTTTAGCTGACTTGTTTAATCTACTTTCATAAAAGTACGATTTTATGTAGACCTAGAAAAATTGTAATTACTTCCTATGCTTGTAACTTTAGTATACCATTTTCATCCTGAGCGATCGATATGATTATGACTTTTTTGGAATAGCAACAACTCATGCAACTCAATGTTTAGGTATATACAGACTTTATCTAACAGCTCTCTTGGATATCGCTCCATTTCGTCATGATAAAGCTTTCTGACAGTCGGATACTCATGATCAATATCTCTGGATAGCTGCCTGATACTGATCTTCCTTTCGTCTAATATGGGCTTTAAATTAGATTTAATCAGTGTTCTCACCTCTGGTTACTTTTGATCACTTAAAATGATCATTAAAGCTATAATATTGGTCAAGGCTTTTTATTTTCCTTGACCTGTTGGAACATTAAAAAGGATAGTCATCTGGCTTTCATGGTCAAATCTATAGCTGATTTATAAGGGTTCTTTTCTCTCTTAAGATTGGATTGAGTACTTAAGTCACTTAGCTGCTGTCATTATCCTATTTTGCAGAAAAACTGAGTCCCAGACCCAAAAGATTAAACCAAATGAAATGCCAAATAAATAAATTTCATATCCCATTAGAAAGTCTATGGTGGACTTTGGGTCAGTAGTTACAGCAAAGATTAACCATACTAAGAAGGAAAAGAATATGTAGATGAGTAAATATTTCAGGCTAAACCTTTTTGGAGTGCGATTCAAGAAATATTGAACAGGTGCAGCAAAGATTAAATAGAAGATAAAGAGAATAACACTTATTAAGAAGTACGGAATATAACCATCATAATCAATGCCTAAAACATAAACAACAGCAGCTGATAACGCAGACAAGACATGAACAATAAAGATCCTTAAAACTTGCATGTTAATAACCCCTTTCATGTTAAAAGGTTCTTCAACATCGTCTAGACCCCTCCTTAAAATCACTTTAAAATCCATGTTTTATTCAGTTATTTAGATTTGGCCTAATTAGATTAGCGATATCTTTTATATATTCAATAAACTGATTTTGGTCTTGAAGAATACCCAGCTTTTCGTATTCACCGGTAAAAAGCCATTGAGGGGTTTCCCCATTTGTCTGTATCTCCATGATAAAACTAGTCCCTTTTGTATTAATCTCTTCATCTTCCCCAGTTTCATAATGATGTTCAATTAATTTTTTCAAAGAGTGGTTGTCTTTTATTTCTTTTGTGTAAAAAGTTAATCCCTGCTCCTCATACCGCTTTAGTTCAAAGCCGTTATCCAATAAAAATTTAAGGTTGTTTTCATTTAACACTGTCATCACTTAGAACCCCTCTCATTAAAGCTGTAGTAAGTATTTAAATGTCTTCTTCGATTAAATTTTCTTTCAAAAGTTCTAATAGCTTATCAACATATTCTTTTTGATCTTCATTGAAGTAAGTGCTAAACAAATCATTCTTTTCAAAGTCATCGAGTTTATCTTTAAGACTTGAAATATCATATAGTGTTTCAACTGGCTTCCCTTCAAAAACAAACTCAACACTTTCATCACCGTACAAAGTAATCGTTTCAAGCGCTTCTTTGATGTCTCCATTCCAGTTTTTCAAATAAAACAATTCCATTGATACGTCATACGATAGACCAATCGTGTACATGTTTAACACTCCTTTTTCCCTTAGAATTAAATGTTTATTGTTTCTTACTAGACTTATTTTGGTTTAAACTGCTGTTTTATTCAGATTCAATCATTAACAAATGCATTATCATCGAATTTCAACACTTGAATATCATCAATTTTCATATTGTGCTTTACACTAGAACCAACACATTCCCCGATAATGTCAAACGGATCTTTTTGATTTTCAGCTTTCGCTAAAACAGTGTAACAAGCTTCGGAATCAAACCCCTTGAACGAATAAACATATGTATTCATAATTCCACCACATTCTATTCATTTTTCAAGCTTTCCTAAGTCATACATTTTGTCAAGTAAATTCATAGAGACATCAAATGCTTCACTGTATATTGCATAGCTTATTGCTCCTGTTGAGTTTAAACCATTTAAGTAATCAGCCATTTCAGCCTTCAATTTCTCTTTATTTGTCGCATCTGGTGATATACCCCAACTCATCTATCACACCTCTTTTCTGATTAAAATTGTTGTTTTATTTAGATTCACTTATAACTTTTTCAGTTGCTGTAACGTTTGTCTTGCTTTTTCTAAATAAGCATCATCATTAAAGATTCTATACAAAGTCATATAATCATTATGTTTATCAAGAATTTGGTCTACTGTTCTTGTCTCTTTGAAAATGTACTCCTTTTCAATAGCTTTTTCTGTTTCTGCATTTTTGGATACATCGCTGCTCTTTTGTTCGATTTCCCCTGATTGCTCTAAAAGCTGAACAATGTCCATGCTAACTTTGTAATTTCTTTTGCCAAATTGGATGGTGGCCTCGCCCCAAAACATTTGATAATCAACCAGTACCCCTTGAGATCCTTTTTTCTTTAAAACTCTGTCTCCAGAAATCGTCGTGTGATTTTCTGTTAATATAACAGTACTTCCAATTAGATTATGAAGTTCTTTTTGAGACAATTTTTTAAGTGTTGTTTTCATTTTAAATATCCCCTTTTTTCTATATTATTTGTATTTGTTATTTATATTATAACTTGATAATCTATAATGTTCAATAATTAAATACATATTTTTTGTATTTGATTTAGTGTTAATATTAATTGCTCATGAGGGGGTTTGGGGGTGGTGTGAGCAAAAATTGTTCAGGTGAGGAACGAACCGTTTTGAACAATTAGCAGCACCCCCATTCTCTTATTTTATTATTTAATTTATTTTTGTCTCTCTTAAAGACTTAGACGGAAAAACCCTTGGTATTATTGAGCTTTTTTAAGAGTTTAAGAGGTTTATTCTCTTTAACTACCCATTTAACCATTCAATTAGCAGCTCCCTCATCCTTAATGAGGGTATGTATAATGTTATTTCTTCACCATCTCTAATTGCAGATCTCCAAATCCATTGTACTAATTCGGATAATGCAAATGCATCTTGATCAATTGTTATTTGATATTTCTCTTTAAAATAATTATATAGAACAGTGTTAACGTATCTGTTTATTGTATACACCAAGTGTTTTTTGTGCTTAAAATCATTGGTAGCTCTTGCATTACATGACACAAACCCTTTTGTATATCCATTCCCCTTTACTTTGTTTTTGTGTTCTGAATAAGTCGTCCACATAGCTTCATCACTTGATGACTTAACAATGTTGTTAAAGTAATTGAATACATTGTTCTTTACCTTCTTGATCGTATATGGTGATTTATTTTTATACCAATTAGATGATAATGAATAATCCAATTGGCCAACTGTATTTAAGTTACCTTCATATATTTTTATTTTATTTCTTAATTGAGCCTTTAGAATACTCTCATATTCAGTATTATGTTTAGTAAACCTGTATTGCCCATCTATAAATTCAGAAACGTATTTTTGATACTTGATATTGTTTATATCATAATAATATCTTTGTATTTGAGCATCAAACATGTAAGTGAGTATATAAACTTCTTTAAACAACTTGAATATATCTGCAGGAAAATTCCAAATCAATATATTGTCTTTAAAGTACATCAGATTATTGTTTAAAGCCATATCGCGAATATCATCATAACGTGTTTCATAGTCCTTTTTTTCTTCATTCCATTTGACAAATCCGCCTTCAACATATATTAACTTTGATTCAAATAGTGTAGTTAGATCATGCTTCTTAACACGTAACTGTTCAACTACTTCCATAACTTCATCTAATATCAATGTATAGTTGCCTGAAAGGATCAGCTCCTTTGTTTCGTCATTAGCATTTTTGAATAGATTATGTGTAGCAACAATATTTTTGTTCTGAGATAAAAGTTCATGAAATGACTCAAACTTATATTGTGTTTTGTCACCTTTCTTCTTTACTTTAGGTTCATAAATTTGTTTACTGCTTATGCTCTTCTTAATGCGATCCACTTCATCCAAGTACGGTGTAATGAAAATAAAATTTTCGTCTGTCCCTGAATTATTTATCATGTCAATTGCTGCAGATGTTTTACCGCTACCCATAATAGAATCGATCACTTTAACTCTTTCCATATATTCTCCTTATATTTTAATTTTGTATTGAAAAATAAGGAACGATAATTGCCTTACCGCTCCCTTATTTATAACGCATATTTAATTATCCTTATGTTGCTGCATGATTAATACTGAATCACCTTGTTTTACTTTGCTTATCTCTTCTCTGTACTCTAAAAGGTCTTTATCAATTCTGACAGTTGCTTCTTTGATGGAGTCAATATCTTTCTTGAGCATTTCCAATTCCTTTGTCAGCTGCCGAATAGCATCCAGGAATTTTTTCTCCAATCATCTCACCTCAATGATTTAATTATACCATGAGGCCTATAAGATTAGTGTGACTTGTTTCTTAGTTTAAGGAATACAAAATAGATGATCCACAACAATATGGCAATGATACATGTGACTATGAATATTATATTGATTAGTGTTTGTGCTTCGCTGCTGAAGTAATCCTTAATGAGTTGAAACATTAAGAATAAGCCAATGAATGTGATATGGGTAAACCATAATGAGAATCGTTTCATGTTTGCAATGTGCTTGATCATGTTATAATATGGGTAGGAACTAAAGGAGAAGTTCATTCCCCTTTAGCTTATCTCTCATCGGCGTATACGTTGGCGTTGTCTCTTTGGTCGGAGCCGCTTGCGTATACGCTTTTTCTTTTTGCTTGTCCCATTCTTTAGGTTTCTTACCTTCTCAACTATTGTTAGACTGTTGATTGTAAGAACCGTTAAAGATATGAGGAAAGCAACTATGATACCCACTTTCTCAAGCACTATGTACACCTCCTTTCCTATGACTCTATTATAACATAATTCATTGTTTTTATATACATATTTTTTATATTTGAAGTGAGATATTTGTGTGTTGATGGATGGTGTTGAGATGCTTTGTGTGCTGTTTGAATGAACAAGAATGTAATTGGATATGGAATCGATTAAAGATGCTTAGAGACGTGTTAAATTCAATTTGAGAGCGTGTGAGTGTGATGAGTGGTTAGTGTAGGATATATGATTGGATAAGATATGGTTATGTATAGTGATTAGGATAAGGATAAAATAAATATGTCTTCGATTCCCTCGGATTCGTTATAATAACGATTATTTTTAATGAATGGTTATTCATTTTCAAATTGATAACCAATTTATTTTTTAAAAATTAATTCTTGTGTTTGGCCTGGAATTATGATAGCACTGGTGCAGACCTGTCCAAGTCATTAAATGCACGTATAATGTTCCTTATACACGTATTACAATACCAATATATGGGGGTATATTTACATCTAATGGTAAAATAAAGGGAACGGATGTACCCATAGCACTTCCATTTCCACACCCTATCCAAATTTTCATTTTCCTAATTTCACCTCAAAATCACACTTTTTCACATCGTAATCGCTATCGTAAAAGCCTTTTATATCAACGTTTTCCCCTTTTCAAATTACCTCGTTTTCATCAATATTTAGATAAAACAGCCACTTCCCCCTACTCTCACTTATGTTTTACGATCGTTTTATCCCTAATCACCATTCGATGCATCAAATACCCTTACGTTTACTGGGTTTTTGAACTCTATCATATTATTTACGATAGGCATGTTTTTAGATTACGATAATCACTTATATGGCTTAGAATTCATCTCAATAACCTGGAGCTGTTAACATACTAGCGAAAAAACAATAGACAAATACAAATAATATGTATATAATTATCTCGTAGGTGAGGAGGTGAGATAATGCAAAAGGATTCAAAGAAAGTAACGTACATGTTTAGTAATTTAATTGGATTTTTAGAGACTACTATTATTGAAGGAACTGCTTCCCAAGAAGAAAACACTCTTTATGAGGACTATAAACTGTTTGGGGCAATCGATAAAAAGAGCTATACATACAAAAATCTTGTCCATAAGTATCTAAAAAGCGACTATTAAATCAAAAAATATGCATAAAAGTAATAAGGGGAGAATTTATTGAAAGGAAAAAAAGATGGCCTAAATAAGCAAGTACATATTTACAGTATTGATACTTCTGCTTTTTATAATGATCAAGAAAACAAATTACATAACAAGATTTTAAAATCATATAGGTACAGAGATCATCTCAAAAAACTTGAACATGTTGATAAAAAACATAAGAAGTACATAACGCAAAGGATTATTTCCTTAAAAGAAAATCTTTATAACGCCTTTAACAATCATAATCAAATAAGAACACTTAGAACAGATTCCCTGAAAGATAATAATGTGATTTCATTATTTGATTCAGTCTTAACTCGAACGTTGGGAATCAAAGAAAACTCTCTCTCTGAAGAAATCATGGTTGTCCAAACTTATCACTTTCAAATTTTAAGGGACATTATTGATAAAGGATTCATACATAACAATGAGAAATACGTTTATTTCACTAGCAGTGCCGGTCAAATACGAACCAAAAAATCTTGTTTTATCAAGCAAAGCACCTTAGATAAGTATCAAAATGCTTTAACTTGTGGCCTTAGTGTGGAGCAAATCAATGCTCAAGGTGGAAGCAGCATAAACAAATGGAATAGCTACATGGCCTTATCTAATAGCGCCAGCAGTCCATGGGAAATTGATATTGATAAAACAATTGTCGTAAATGACTTAGAAACAAACGTTTCCAGCCTGGTTGATTATATTGACCGTGATACATATGAAATCACTCGTAAAGTTATGGATATTCCTATAGAACATACAGATGGTTGCGGAATGATGCTTCCCAGTTTGAGCCAGAAAAGCTTTATGGTCAGATTACCTTGGGTTAAGGGTCTGCTAGTTCCATTTGATTTTAGAAAGTTTGCTGAAAAACACAGTTCATTTATAGTTAAGGACGTCTACGGTAAAGAATGGGACATTATTAAAGATGATATCCAAATAATTTTTACGAAAAGCCAGTTTAAGATGTGGAAGTACTATGATTCATGGGATGATTATCGCTATAAATTTAAAAAGTATGGATGTTTAGGAGCTAAATTAAATGAAGAAGATCCATCTGTTGAGGGAAAACTGACTTACCAGATGCTACAAACACTCACTGATATCACAGATGAGGAATTAAAACAAATCAGCTCAAAAACTGTTAGTGAGATTACTCAATTAGGCACTGATAAAGAAACAATGATGAAAGTTTTAGGGGCTACCGAGAAAAATAAACATAAGACAAGCCTTCAAGAAGCTCTACTAATATATCCTGAGCTGCTAAATGATGACCATACCAAAGAAATCATTAAGAATAAGAAGAAGAGTATGATTAAGGACGCCAAATCAGGGAAATTACTTGTCAGTGACGCCAGGTATACATATTTATGTCCTGATCTATACGCTTTTTGTGAAAGATTGTTTCTTGGAATTGAGAATCCGAAAGGACTCCTCACCGGAAGCGATGTCCATTGTTCTTTATATGATGAAGGGTATATTGATATCCTCCGCTCTCCTCACCTATACAGAGAGCATGGAGTTAGGTGGAACAAAAAAGATGAGGAATATGAAAAGTGGTTTATTACCCCAGGTGTTTATACCAGTATTCATGATCCGATATCGAAACTGCTGCAGTTTGACAATGACGGGGATAAGGCCTTAATTATTTCTGATGAGCTGATCGTCAATATTGCCAAGCGTAATATGGAGAACATCGTTCCTTTGTATTATGAAATGTCAGTAGCCCAGAAACAAGAGATTAATAGCAGAAACATCTATGAAGCACTAACTCTTGCTTATGGGATCAATATCGGGGAGTACAGTAACAATATCACTAAGATATGGAACAGTGCCAATATAAACCTGGACGTGATCAAATGGTTATGCATGGAGAATAACTTTACTATCGATTTTGCAAAGACGCTTTTCATGCCCACCCGCCCTGATCATGTTGATGAGCAAATCAAAGATTACATAAAAAATAAAGTCCCCTACTTCTTCATCAATGCAAAGGATAAAGAAGAAAATAATGTTGAAAAACTTAATAACAGTACAGTAAACAGGTTAGAACAAATTATTCCTTCTGATAGAATTAATTTTAGGTCTGTCGCTGGTCACTTTGATTATCAGTTATTGTTGAAAAATAAGAATACTAGATTAGATGAATCGATAATTAAAATGTATACCAGACTTGATCGCAACAAAAAGTGGTTAATGAATAGGGACGAAGAAACGAAACCAGGTCAAAAGCTTTATGTTTATAAGATAATTAAGGATCGATTACTGGAAGTACATAATAAGGAACAATACATAGTTGATGTTTTAGTTAAACACCTTTACAAGAAGAAAAGCAAGTTCAAAGCCACCCTATGGGAATGTTTTGGTGATATTATGCTTAATAATTTAAAAGTTAATTTAAAGGACATGAAGAGGTGTGATGATTGCGATCTTTTATTCTCTCCATCCTCTAATAGACAAAGGCTTTGTGAAGGGTGTGGAAGTAAGAGAGAAAAAGAAAAAACAAAGGAACGAGTAAGAAGATTTAGAAGTGTAACGGTTTAGAAAGTGCCTTGAACCCTTGGTACATAAGGGTTTCTGGCTCTATATGTAAAAACCAGCAAAAACCAAGGGACTTTAAATCCTTGCGGGACAAGGGATTGAGCGATTTTTAGTCAGAAAATAGATAATCGCCATAAGGGAGAAAGAAAGCTAATTTCCACATATAAGGGTGAGTACGTCTCCCATTTTTCAATAGAAGCACAAACGTTACCGTAATTATACTTTAACAAAAAATAACCAAAATCACTAGGAGGAATTAAAACATGAACAAAACAGAATTTGTTGGAGCAGTTGCAGAAAAATTAGGTGTTCCTAAGAAAGAAGCTACTCCTAAAGTAGAAGCAGTATTTGATGTTATTGTTGAAACACTAGCAAAAGGTGAATCAATCAAGATTCCTGGAGTTGGTACATTTGAAGTCCGCGAACGTGCAGCACGTAAAGGGAGAAATCCGCAATCAGGCGAGGAAATTGATATTCCGGCAACAAAAGCACCTGCCTTCAAGGCTGCAAAAGCTCTCAAAGATGCAGTGAAAGCTTAACAATCTATAATGAGGGATTAGCATCTCTCCCCTCTCTTCACCTGTAAATGCGGTGGTGGAATAGGTAGACACATACAAGCCGAAGGGCCGTAAACTTATGCGAGGTGCAAATCCTCGTCTGCATTCACTTCAGGTGTTAAGAGAGATTATTTGATTGCCAACATTGGGGTGTTGTCAATCAACCGTTGATTACTAATATATGGGATATCAGTTCTCGACTAATGTTCATTATGAAGATACAGACTAATTTGAATGAACATTAGTGGAGATTCCTCTTCTGTGTGGACTAGCTTTTATTGATTAAACAATATCTACTCCCCTATTTTCTGTATCATTCTGACACAAAATTGCGGTTGGTCATTGCAGTTAGTCGGATAGTAGTCATTTATGAGGGTGCGAGGTTAACTCGGATGTCTGTATCTTAAGGAGACAGGTAAATGGCTATTATCGGGCTAAACATGTCGGTAAGACCTATGCTACTCAAGCTGAAAAATTGCTGTTTTGTAGGGTGAATCCCATCACAGTCTTACTATGGGTGACATGTAGCCTGAATATTAATTACGGTGTACTGCTTCGGCTTACACTTAGGTAAGGCAGATGCGTCTTCCTTCCCTTTAAATAAAGCCCTTGTAAGCTTTGGGGCTTATTATGCGGTCATCAAAATTTTTCCGGGTTAGCGAGTCTTCTATACTCGTAAAATAAGTGGAATAGTGTTTGAGCGATTGATCACCGCTCCTATTTCACAGAAAAGGATTATTTTCGGTCTTGTCTTTTCAATTTCACTAGAAAACACATTCACTATTTTATTCGCTATGTCTCCTTCAATGTTCTGAATGGAGACTTACCTTCCATGCACATACCTCCTTACACGAGTCAGAGAAAACTGTGTAAAATAATTGGCGAGCGTTTGAGACGCTTTGTTTCTCAATAAGGCGTGTAACCTAACAAGAGAGACTGAAATGCCATTGAGAAGGCTTATAATGAGTCTTTCCTTCTCATTCATTGGTGTAGGTGAGATGGGTAAGAAAATAACTAGAACAATAGAATTTAAAAGTCATTCACTCTTTTTTTTTAGCTTTTACTTTGTCATAACCAAACAAAAAGCCAAAAGCTATCATTATTGCTCCACCAAAACGAAGATATTGGTGATATTCAAAATCTTTAAAAACAGTAACCGCTCCAACTACCAACAAAACACCTATTATAATAAAGGCATTCAAAACTTTGTCTATCAAAAAAAACACCCCTTTTTCAAATTCATCTACACTTCATTATACCTATTGTGGATTATTTTACCACGCAGAACAGTGTTTTTGATAACTGGAATAGGTCTGTAATTCATATGTACCCAAGTTATCAATAATCTCCTTCGGGCGTTTCCCCAACGCCTATCCGACTTATCTTTTCATCTCCTTTATATCCCCTTTTCGGACGTTACCGATGCTTCGGATCATCGGGCTTCCGAAGGAGCTTATTGTACGTAAAAAACAAATATTGGAGGAATTTAATTTGGCTAAAGGTAAAAAAGAATACTCTTTTAAAAAGTGCACTGTAAACGTTGATGAAGATCAAATTATTGAGTATAAAAATGATGGCATACACATTCACTCATTATCTAAGTACTTAAGAGAAATTGAAAGCAAAACAGAACCGATTGATTTCACTTTAAAAAGCGACAGTGAAGTTGTACCTCAAGAAACTGAAGGACTCTCTGAGTAGGTGGTGACTGAATGACAGCTATTTTAAACCCTGTGTTGCACCGTGAAAAGGAAGAATCCTTTACTGACTACCACATCCGACTTTTTAAAAATAAAGATACTTATCACATTGATACTAAAACCATTGCCACTCTCTTAAACAAAGATCAAGGTACAAATTATGATGAGAGTAAATGGCGCAAGGATTATAAGCAATATGAACGATGGAATGATTACATAATGTCCAAGAATTTGGATGAAGAAATCCTAAGGAAATACGAAGAAGTGCGACTTCAATCTGAAAAGGAAAAGATTAGAACTCGTGATCAAAAAAGAGAATACAGAAAAAGTATAGCGAATCAAGCTCGCTTTGAAAAAATCAAGGATGATGTAGTCCAAGCTATTGTTAATTTAGAATCAAAAAGACCTCTACGTTTCACTTTCCCCCTCCCTACTGCTGCTGAAAAGCATGGGCTTGCTTTATTCAGTGACTGGCACTTCGGAATGGAAATCGATAACCGCATCAATAAGTTCAATAAAGAAATATTCGATGAACGAGTTGAGCATCTCACAAACAAAGTAATTGAGTATGGAAAGAAGAATCATGTCTCCACATTACACGTTGCAAATCTTGGTGATTTAATTGGAGGTCTTATACATGTTTCAACAAGAGTTCAGGCTAATGAAGATGCTGTAGAGCAAATTAAATATGTGTCAGAAACGCTTGCTGAGGTGCTAGCTATGTTGGCCAGCGAGTTTCAAGAAATTAAGTTTTACAATGTAGCTGGTAATCACGGTCGTCTCTCCCCTTCTAAGAATGATGTGGGAATAAAAGAAAACTTTGAATACCTCATTAATTGGTACCTCGAAGCTAGATTAAGAGATATTAAAAACATTTCCATTGAACCGGAACAAGATGGTTTTATCCCCGCTAAAATCAACAATCATGAAGTCGTATTTGTCCACGGTCACTATGATCGTGTTGATCAATGCGTAACCCGCCTACCTCAATTACTTGGCTATATCCCTTCTTACATATTCAGTGGTCATATTCATCACAACTTTGAAAAGGAATATGGCAGCACAACAGTTGTTGTAAACGGAGCGCTAGTTGGCGCTGATGATTATGCGATGCAGGGTCGCTTTGGAACGAAACCGTCTCAAAAGTTCATGGTCTTTGATGATGACGGTGTTGAAGCTACATACATTATTCGTTTTAAAAATGAAAACTAAAGGAGGAATCTGCTTGGATTTAGCAATGCATGAAGTGTATAACCTTCACTTGTATGATAGAAAAACTGAGGAATCTTTAGTTGATTTAACAACACTTCAAGATGTTGAAATTTTTTATAGTGATGAACATGAAACGTATTTGATTTTTGCAAAGAATGCTCTGCTAAATTTTGAGGCACTTAAATTTTTAGGTGATTATAAAGCTCCTACCTCCTTTGAATCAAAGTTGGGAAAGAAACAATATATTTCTGTTTTAACTGAGACGCCTAAGCATGAATTCAAACTATTGGCTGAAACTGTCGGTTCTCGCCCTGAGTCATCAGAGGCCCATAGAGTTACCTTAGAATTTAACAATGTAGAAATTATTTCTAGGGCTGAATTAAAAGGTGTTAACGGAGAAGTATCGGGTTTAGACTTGATTTTTAAAGTGAACCCAGTTGATAAAGAATTTTTTAAAATTCACTATTGATAAAACTTTAATTTTATTCAGATTGGGGTAGTGCAAGTGGCTGATTACAAAGAGGTTTACGAGTCTTTCTGGAAGCAAATCATTGAAGATGAAACAGGAAACATTAACAAAGATCAACTAATGAAAGAGCTATGTGATTATAAGTATCTATTGGATTCTATTCCTGCTGTTTATGAAGAAGTGACTTGTAATACTGTAAGTAAGCCATTTGTTGATCCTGAATATGTTATTGAGTCTCATAGAGAAGCATTTATAAATAAAAGAATTGCCCTAGATGATTTAAGAAACATGAGTGTGGCAGCAAAACACTATTCACCTTATGAGATAGTTGTGAGCCTAGGAGCTATTGAAGGTTTATTAAAGTAATACAAAAAAAACGATTGAGGATGAAGACGAAAATGACAAATGAAGATTTTAAATACTTAAATAAACATTTAGAAACTCTCTCAGAGTTAAAAAAATCTGGATACAGATGTGATGCTGAGATTAAACGAGTATTAGAAGCTATTCATTTAACTATTTTTGGTGATAAAATCGAACCGCCATTCAAGCGAATGAAAGTTGTTTTTAATGACGTTGATAAATCACTACAAGAAAAATTCCATAAAAATGCACCTAAGGTTCTTCTGGTAAATGATTCTCAGAGAGGTAAAGGCAAAACAACTCTTCTTCTTAGGTTATCACAAGAGAATAATATCCCTTTACTTGTAGGTGGACATAAAGAGATTTATAAAGACTTGGCTAAAGAAAAAGGAATTAGTTGTACTATTTTCTCAGCCAATTATTTAGAAGGTAATCATTTTCCGAATGGCGTCTATATTGACTGTACTGTTAATAAAGAGCAACTCAAAACAATTAAAAAATTAGGAATTGAGATCAAAGGAGGGTTTCATCACGATGAAATCCTCTCTTCTTTAGTTTAAGCACCTTTTTAGAACGCCCAGCGATGATTGTGGTACTCCCCTTCCGCTCTATTGCTGGGCGTTTTATAAAATGTGTTTACATCAAATTTATGGAGGTGAAATATGTCTGCAGAAAAAATAAAATGTTCATGCTGCGGCAAAGAACAAAATGCCAATCAATATTATATCTCGGAATCTCCTTTCAATTCTGCAACCGGCAAGCTGTCAGTATGTAAAAGCTGTCTCCAAAATGAATTCCAAAAAGACAAAGATAACTTAAAGAATGTGCAAAACATCTTGAGAATGATTGATCGTCCATTTGTTTACGACTTATGGGTTTCCGCTGTCAATGAATCAGAGTCCAAGAAAAAATCAGCTGGAAATGTGTTAGGTACGTATATGAAAAATATCGGAATGAAAGATTACAAGTCAAAAACTTGGGCAGACAGTGAGTTTGACTTTGAAGAAGAACAAGAATATACAACACAGCTATTACTAGCTAAAAGTACAGAAGATATATCTAAGGAAGACATAGATGAATTAATGCAATTCTGGGGTCGTGGTCTTGATGTTGAAGATTACATTTGGCTTCAGAATGAGTACATTGACTTCACGAATAGGTATGAATGCGACTCTAAGGGAATGGAACTTCTTATAAATGAAATATGTTTGACTCGGCTAGATATACGCAAACGGCGTGAAAATGGTGAAAAAGTCGATCAGCAGCAAAAAACTCTTCAAGATTTACTTGGGTCAAGTAATTTAAAACCCGTTCAAGAAACTGGAGCAAGTGGAGTTGAACAAGAGTCTTTTGGCACTCTGATCAAAAAATATGAGAATGAGAGACCTATTCCTGAGCCAGAGCCTAGATGGAAAGATCCTGATAAAATCGGGAAATACATTAAGGTATTTTTCCTTGGGCATCTGTCTCGAATGCTTGGTTTGAAAAATCAATATTCAGAGGAATATTGGGAAGAAATGAATAAGCATACTGTTGAAGAACCTGTTGCAGAAGAAGAGGATCGAGAAAATGACCTTACATAAAAATTTTACAACAGATCGCAACAAGCACAGTCGAGGAATCAATATTTTTAAAAAGGGAAACAACTTTAAAAAGAAATCAAAATCTGAACGATTAATGGATGGTATCGGCGCATGGACTTCTTTCTATAGAGCAAACCCACATCGTTTTGTAAAAGAATACTTGGGTATTACACTTAAATTGTTTCAATGTATTTTAATTTACATGATGGTACATAACCATTATTTTATGTACCTGGCCAGTCGTGGGCAGGGTAAAACTTGGCTAACCTCTGTATACTGCTGTGTGCAAGCCATACTCTTCCCAGGTACTAAAATAGTTATCGCATCGGGCACAAAGGGACAAGCTCGTGAAGTCATAGAGAAAATTGATGACTTACGCAAAGAATCACCTAATTTAAGGCGAGAAATTGAAGATTTAAAAACCTCAACAAATGATGCTAAAGTGGAGTTTCATAATGGCAGCTGGATTAAAATCGTAGCCTCAAATGATGGCGCCCGCTCCAAGCGTGCAAACCTCCTTATTGTAGATGAATTCAGAATGGTTGATTTTGAAATCATCAGTAAAGTACTTCGAAAATTCCTGACAGCTCCCCGTTCTCCTAAATATCTCGAAAAAGAAGAATACGCTCACTTAAAAGAACGAAACAAAGAAATTTACTTGTCTTCCTGCTGGTACAAGGTTCATTGGTCATTTAACAGATTCATAACTTACTACAATGCCATGATGAAAGGATCAAAATATTTTGTGTGTGGTCTCCCTTATCAGATCGCAATTAAAGAAGGTCTTTTGGATAAAGATCAGGTTAGAGATGAAATGGCCGAAGAAGACTTTGATCCTATCGGTTGGTCTATGGAAATGGAAGCTCTCTGGTTTGGTGAATCTGAAAAAGCCTATTTTAAATTCGAAGACATTGAAAAGAACCGCAAGCTTGCTTCTCCCCTCTTCCCTCCTGACTATTACAGTCTAATCAAGGATTCCAACTTCAAATATGAAGGCAAGAAACCAGGAGAAATTAGACTGGTAAGCAATGATATCGCTGGAATGGCCGGTAAGGATAATGATGCCAGTGTTTACACTGTATTCAGACTGATTCCAAACTCCAATGGATATGATCGTCATATTGTATACATGGAGAGCATCGTAGGCGGTCACACAGGAACTCAAGCAACAAGAATTAGACAAATATACGAAGATTATGATTGCGATTATATTGTATTAGATACTCAAAGTATCGGACTTGGTGTGTATGATGCATTATGCCAGCCTTTATATGATAAAGAACGTGCAAAAGAATATGAGCCATTTTCATGTATTAACGATGAAAGAATGGCTGAGCGTTGTACTTATCAAAATGCCGAAAAAGTAATTTATAGCATTAAAGGTAATGCACAATTGAACAGCGAAATTGCGGTATTACTAAAAGATGGATTCAAACGAGGAAAAATCAAAATTCCTATCAACGAAAATGAAGGAAAAGAATACCTGAAAAGATTTAAAGGCTATGAAGGGCTATCTCCTGAAGTTAAAGGAAAATTCCTTTCAAGCTATGCTCAGATTACCCTTCTAATAAATGAAATGATCAACTTAGAAGCTGAATATAGCGATAACGGACAAGTTAAGCTTAAAGAGCCAAAGAGTAAACGAAAAGACAGATATAGCTCAGTGGCTTATGGCAACTATATTGCGACTGTATTAGAAAGACAGTTAAACAAACAAACTGAATATGACGTTGAAGATGAACTAGTCTATTTTTAAAAGAAATGAGGTGAAACATGGTAACCTTAAATAAAGTTGACATTGAGTCTGAAGAGTATAAGCAAATGCTGAATGACTATTCAACTTATACTTCTACATTTGCTTCCGGCTTTATCTCAAATATGTTTTCCAATGGCATTGTTACGGAAATTGAGGCCGAACAATTAAAGAATTATTTTTCTAACCCCGATGAATTTCAAGAAGAAATTGAAGATCTTGCTGAGTATTTTTACATTTCGACTGCAGAGATTCACCAATTGTTTGAATTGATTGAAGCCCTCCCTACCCTCAACTATAAAATTGACTCCTTTAATAAAGTTAAGTCTTCAGATAAGCATATTTCCCTTTTGAATAAATCCTTACATAAGGTTAAACACAAAAGACTTACTAGAGATCTGTTAAAACAGGTAGCTACAGCTGGTACTCTTGTTGGTATATGGCTTGGGGATGCTAAGAGTCCCTATCCGTTTATTTTTGATGAAATTAAATATGTATTCCCCTCCTTTAGAAGAAATGGAGACTGGGTATGTGTAGTTGACATGGAGCTGTTCACTAAGTATAAAGATGATCACAGAAATGAATTGTTAAAAAGCCTCTCCCCTTATATTAAACAAAGCGATTATGAAAACTTCATGAAAGATCGAGAGAAATATCGATATAAGGAACTGCCACAAGAAAGAACTTTTCCACTACGCACAGGGACGCTAAAAAGAAATCAAGGATTGGGAACATCTTGGGTTACCCCAGGTCTATATGACGTTCTCCATAAAAAGAAACTTAAAGATGTTGAAAGATCGATTGCAAATAAAATTATTAACGCTGTTGCAGTTCTAACGATTGGAACAGATAAAGGTAATGGCGAATACACAAACATGAAGCTGCCTAAAGCAGTTAAACAAAAAATTCATGGTGGAGTTAAAGCAGCTTTAGAGAAGAACCAAAAAGATGGAGTAACTGTAGTATCAATCCCTGACTTTGCTGACATCAACTTTCCAGATGTTAAAGCAGATGGATTAGATGGAGCAAAGTTTGACCATATCAATAGCGACATTCAATCTGCTTACGGCTTATCCGGCTCCCTTTTAAATGGTGATGGGGGTAACTACGCAACTTCGTCGTTAAACTTGGATACATTTTATAAGCGTATTGGCGTTTTAATGGAGGATATTGAACAAGAGGTTTATCAAAAGTTATTCAACCTTGTTTTGCCTGCTGCCCAAAAAGACAATTACTATATGAATTACGATAAAGACAAGCCGCTCACTCTTAAAGAAAAAATGGACATCTTAATTAAGCTAAACGATAAAGGTTGGTCTATTAAGCACGTAGTTGATAATTTGGCAGGAGTGTCTTGGGAAAGTTACCTTGAACAAACTCTATATGAAACTGAAGAGCTGAAACTCCAAGAAAAAATTAGACCTTATCAAACTTCATATACCTTCACTGGGAATGAAGCAGGCCGTCCAAATGAAGGAAATAAAGACAACGACAACACAGTGAAGTCAGCTACATCCAACGGTAATGACAATCCTATTTAAAACTTCACTTTTGAAGGGAGGTGAAATTATTTGACAAAGAAGCAAAAGAAAAAACTATGCCAACTTCAATTGAATGAGATTAAAACATCAGATGACCCAACAAAGTTGTCATGTAGCTTTGTCATTTTTGATTTCGATGTCTCTCACAATAATGCAGTAATTTCTAAGGATGTTGCTCTTGAAGCTGCTTCAACAATTATTAATAAACCGATTGTTGCAAAATATTACGAGGTTGATGAATTAAATACTTCTACAGATGCATTGGGAACTCATGAAGCTTATCTAGACACAGACAAGCACGGAGAACTTGAAGTAAAAAGAGATACTGCCCCAATCGGTGTCTTTACATCCGAGGGATACATAACTGAAATTGAAACCCTAGATGGTAAAAAAGAAGTATTGGCAGCAGATGCAATACTTTGGAGCTCTCGATTTAAAGATGCATGTGAACTTTTACTTGAATGGTATGGTAGAGGCATCAACATTAATACAAGTTGTGAGATCCTTTATTCAAATTACACTGTGCAAGATGGTATCGAACACCTACAGTCCCCCATCTATTTCGAAGGTCATGCAATTTTAAATTCAGAGAAACGTGGAGAGCATGACATTGTCCTCCCCGCCTATGATTCTTCCAAACTTCTAAGCTTTAATGAACTTCAACGATTTGAAAGATTAGTGGCTCAAGCAGCTACAAGACAAAATAATGAGGAAGGTGAAAAAATGAATAAGTTTAGAAAAGTGTTTGAATTGTCTCACTCTGACGTTCGGACGCTTCTATATAGCCAATTAGATCCCACCCTTGATAAAGAATCAGATTCATTTATTGCAGATGTATATGATACGTATTTCATCGTAAACGTGTATAGCTGGTCAGATGAAAATAGCTATGACAAATACTTTAAGTTCAATTACACAAGAACAGGCGATACTGTTTCAATTGATTTTGACAGTAAAACTGAGGTATTCATGACGCGCAACTGGGAGGAAGTTGTTCCTGAACCTATTCAATCACAACTTAACCAGAAAGATGAACAAATTAAAGATTTAACGAAACAAGTAAATCAAATCAATAAGGATAAGGTAGGAATTGAACAGCAATTCAACACTGCCAGTGAAAAGCTTGTGCAATTAAATTCTGAAGTGGAACAATTGAAGCCTTATAAAGAAAAACACGAGAAAACTTTATTAGAGCAAAAACTAAGTGAGAAAAATGAATTCTATAAAGCGAAATTTGAAGCTTTAAATGCTGAGGAAAAATTCAGTACAGAAGAAGTACAAAACCTTATCCATGCTTCCATTAAACAAGGTGTAGAAGGAGAAAAAGCTGTATTACAACTTAACACAATGTTAGTTGATTTAGTTAGTGTTACTGCTAAAACTAATACAACCATTAGAGAATTTTCTAGCAAACGGGAAAATTTAATCCCTAATGATGACTCTTTTGAATCCCGCTTTTCACAATAAATTTTAAAATCGGAGGAATAAAATATGGCTACAAGATTACAAAAAGCCCTTACTGAAGTAGGGAATCATACTACTGGAAACTTGAATTCTTTAAAAATTAAAACAGTTGCTCACGGTGCAAAAGTAACTGGATCAGATATTGATAACTTTATGCTTGTTGAACTTGGATTTGATGCTGAGGGAAACCGTACAGCTTCGAAGTTATCAGATAAAACAAAAAAATCATATTTAATTGCATCTCCTGAAGCACGCTACCTTGGTGAATCAATGAGAGATTTTTATAACGGTGTAGGAGAGCATGCTCGAATTGTTATCCTTGAGCCAGCTTATACCCGTTTTGATGTTTCTGCATTTTCATTTAATACAGGAGTGACTGAGGTTAAACAAGGTCAAGTAGCTCACTTTGATATCGCATCTCAAAAGTATATTCTTAGTGATCCTGCTTCACCTCATGAGGATTATGCTGATTCTTCTGCTAAGTTCCTAGTTGTAAATAATGAAGATGATCTTGTTTACACAATGGGACAAAAGCTTGTTCGCCTTGAAGTAATCGAGGCCTAATACATAACAAATAAATTTCAATAAAAGGAGTATTTTAAATGAAATTAGATACTGTGAAAATCAAAGGCTTGTTTAGCCGTGTATTAAATAACAAAATGGACGGTACAGACCAAGCTGATATCCAAACTTACATTAAGAAAGTGTTTGGTGATGGCGGTACTACACCTGACCCTTCCATGCTCCATCAATTTAATAACCTTGTCGTTGAACAAGCTGATGAAATTGCGAAACCAAAAGTAACACAGCTCCTCTCCCTTCTGGCCAATGTCCAACAAGAAAAACGAGGCAATATTAAAGAAATTAAAATTCCAAAAAAGAATAAGGCAAAAGTAATTTGGTCTGCTACAGGCTCTGGTGTTGATTTGGTTCGTGTTGAAGGACAAGAAACAGTTCCTGCTGTTCCGAAAACTATGTCAACAGGTTTCTATTATGAACCCCTAGATCTCGTAACAGATTCAATTGTTTACTTCAATAAATTGGTGAATGATATCGCAGATGCTAAAGTCCGTTTGTACCTCGATAAAATTCATCAATTAACTGCAAGCGCAATTACAGCTGGTAAAATCCCTGCAAAAAATGTTCAAACAGGCTCAAACCTTACTCTTCAACAATACAACAAAGTAGCTTCTGTTCTTCAACGTTATGGCGGAAAACCTATCTTTGTAGCTGACACCCTTCTTATCGACTACTTTGCATTCCAACAAGGAACAGACTCCACGTTTAAGAACTTCTTAACAGAAGAAGTAAAAGGAGAACTCCTCACTGCCCTAAATCCTACTACAATCGGCAGAACAACTGCTGTTAACCTCACTAACCCATTTACAGATGATACAAATAGTAAAGTCGAACTTCCTGTCAACAAAGGTTATATGTTTGCCGGCGGTGTTTCTCAAAAACCGTTTTCTGTTGTCGAGTATGGCGGACTGCGTCAATTGACAGAACAAGATATCGAAGATGAAAGAATTAAAATGAAAATTGTTCAAGATGCTTCTGTTAACCTTCTTTTTGGGGAAGCAATCGGAATTATTGAAGAACAAGCTGCGGTATCTATCTAAATCAAAATATGAGGATTTTTTAGGAGGATATAAATTTGACTGAAAAAATTAAGTTAGCACGATACAGAAGTACATCTTATTTTGTAGGGTATACCGGAGATGGCGGACATAAACAATACACTTGGGCTGGAAGTAAAAATGGGAAGGCTGATATTAAAGAAGTTCCAAAAGAAGTTGTTGAATGGCTCACAATGAACAGTGTTTGTTTCGATAAAGGTGAATTAGTTATTGTTGAAGATAATGAGACAACCAAAGAAATTAAAGATTCTATTGTTGAGTCGGAGGCTTATGAAAATAACATCCATACCAAAGAAGAAATTGAAAAGATGATTAAATCGGGAAATATTGCTCAACTAAAAAATAAGCTCGATAAAATCACAGTGGATTCTGAGAAGCAATTTATTATTGACGTTGCTTCAGAATTTAGCGATGACATTGCTGCAGGCAAATTAAAAGTTTTGGCTGATTGGATGGGAGTCGCTGATCCTTCCCTTCTCTTTGACTAAGAGGAGGGATTTTTATGACATCTTATGATCAAATATGGGAAACCTTTCTAAACAACTGCGAGACGTCCGATTTTGATGTTCCTCAACAAGAAGAGGACATTTATAAATCAATTCGAAATGCAATCCTTCATTTCAATAACCGGCTTAGAGACAATTTAAAAGCTGATAATTCAACTGAAACTGTTAATCGAGAATTATCTGAGGATGATCTTCTTATTCTTGCACACTTCTTGAGATACATCTTTTTGTTAAATAAAAAGACCTTGTTTGAGAATACGTGGCAGCCCTTCACTAATGATGTGGGGATCAAGAACTTTGGTACGCAACTCAATTCACTTAAACAAAGTGTAATGGATCAGAAAGACGAAATTGAGCGCTTGATATTGAACGCTGCGGTGGATTATCTATGAGTACAATTAAAGTTAAATCGGCACATAAAGATGGACAAATAAAGCTTGAGGACTTAGATGTTGTTTGCAATAAACTGTGTAAAAGAAACAATTCAGTCCTCTTCAAATTGGAGAAATACCTTAATAAAAAGCTGCTAAGTGATCCTGAACTCACAGAAATCAGGGACTCTATTTTAACAGTAAGTGGTGAATTAAGCAGACTTAGGGATAACTTAGTAACAGACGGTGATTCGAATGAAGGACTACAGTAATTACCACAAGGTTAACATTAATAATAAACTTCTTCATGATGGTAAGCTTATTTTCCAACAAGGCCTTAAGGGGTTTGAATCTGAAAAAGTCACAATTGATGGAATCGAAAAAACAGTAATGATCACTTCTAAGTACTCTAGTGGCGATGGTTCTGCAAGATATATATTAGGTGAAATTGCTGACATTTATCGTGGCGGAGTTGTTAAGTTTAATGATGAAACATGGCTCATCACCTCCCACCCTCTCAGTAATAAGATTTACAAAAAGGCTGAGATAAAAATATGTGGAACATCATTTTTTCTTACTTCAGAAGACAAGCTAATCGATACTGGCAAAATTAACGAAATCACTGGTAAGCCAATTTATGAAAAAGTACCTGGCGAAAAAACTGAAGTCCCCTGCATATTCGAAAGGACAACTTCAATAAATGGCACTGAATTGGCGGTAAATCTTCCTGATGGTCAAGCAAACATTACAATTCCTTATCTTGTTCATGAAAAATTGAAAATCGGACTTACCCTCACCTTCTTTGGCGAAGATTATCAAGTCGATGATATAGACTATTCTAAAGTTTATGGAGACCACGGAACAATAAAATTGGTTGCCAAAAAGAAAGTTGGTGAAAAGACATGAGCATGACTGTTGAACAGATGACAAAAGTCTTCAGATTAGTTATGGATGATGTTGAACTGAATCGGCTCTTGTATTACAAAACTGATCCTCTCTCCCCTTCTCATCCAGATGTTCAATCACTCGAAAATTATTATGACTCCACAAATGACTCTCCCGCTATAATCAATACCATATTCAAGCGAGCACCTAAAACAGATGATCTATCGGATTCACCATTATGTAGGATGTGTATTTATTTAGGGAATGCATTGCCTAAGCCGACAAACCAAAGCTTTATGTTGTTAAATCAAGAATTGATGATCGATGTATACACACACATTAATACATTTGAGATATCTGAGTACCGAAGTTTGAAAATCATCGACAGGGTTTCAAAATTATTTTTCAATAAAAATATTGCTGGTTTTGGTGTAACAGTAGATTATAAACGTTTGCTTATTAGTAATCCCCCTGACGGATATTTGGGCTACAAGATGATCTTTACTTTTGGAGCAAGTAAATGAATGAGTTAAAGGATTTCTTTTTCTTAGGAAAACCGATCCAGACTGAAATAGGAGAGATTGATTTCATCCGCTTAAAAGATTATCCTCTCTACACCAAAGAACTAAGCATGTTGAGGATGAATAAGAAAAGTCTTATTAAAGAATATTCAAGGTTTAATGAGGATGGCTCGCTTGACCCATTTATTATTGAAATGAAAAAGAGAGATCTTTATGAAATTGTACATTCGGTACTCCCTGATTTTCACGAGGCTTATTTCAAAGTTTTTTCAAAAGTATTGATAAACAAGGATTCCCTATCGTTGATTGGAAAACATAATTTTCCCCGTCTCCGAAAACTAATACTAGACATGCATTGTATCACTGAAGACAAGGTCGTTGACAATGATGAACTTCAGGAGTTCCATGATATAAGTAAATCACTCAAGCAACAAGATTCTCAAAGTGATTTAAAGGATATAGTAAGCTGTGTTGCTGCATTTAACGGATACACGTATGAAGAAATATCTGAAATGACGATGTATCAACTATATTTGTCGTTCTACAGGATGGCTGAAGTTATGAATTATAACACAACCACACTTTTTGCTACCGTCTCTCCTGATGTCAAAGTAAGTGATTGGAGCAGTCACATTAATCTTTACAAGGAAGAATCTTATCACCTGAGCACTAAAGATGCTAAAAATATCGAGCAATTATTTGGAGGCTAATTAACTTTAGTCTCTTTTTATTTTTATTTAGGAGGAAACAATTTGGCAAAACAAACAGTAATCCATGAAGTTGGAAAAATTACAGCTAAACGTCTGAGCGATAATAAGGTTATTGCTTCAGGTGTTACACAAATGACTCAGTTTTCCCAACAAGTTCAACAAGACTTTTTAAAAGGCGGATGGGGTAACCGAGACCTGTATGTTATTAATTCAAGTAAAGAAGTATCGGGTAATGTCCGAAATGCTTTCTTTGATCTTGATTTCATGGCAATGCAGCAAGGCGTAAAAATTGAAAACGAAACAATTTCTGTGTGGGAAGATGAAAGCCTAAATGTTAGTGATACTGGTACAGTTACCCTTTCATATCTCCCATTGTCTAAAGTTTCATTAACTAACGAAGATGGAGATCAAATTGAAGTTGACGCTGCATCTAAAACAGTTACTGTGCCTGATACCTTTGCAACCAAGGGTGAAGCTTTAGCAGTTCATTATCAAATTGAAGTTGAAGCCGAGACTGTTGAAATTAACGGTGAAAAATTCTCTGAGAATTACTACTTTGAAATTCACACAATTGAATACGATCCTAAGACTTCAAAAATCTACAGTGACCTTTATATTCAGCTCCCTAAAGTAAACTTCTCTGGTGAAGCAGATATGTCGTTTGAAGCAGGAAATGCATACACTCCGGAAATCGGCTATCGAGCCCTTGCTGATAATAACGGAAAAATCGGTAACTTTGCTCGTGTGAAACGTAAAGCTGATGGGACAAAGGGCGTTGTCACTAGTGATGAAGGAACTGGCTCATCTCAAAGTTCAGATCTTGGCGGAACAACTGAATAATTAAGGAGGCGTTTATTATTGCTTTTTTAAACCAGGACGGTGATAAATACACCTCTGCAAAAGATGATGGGACAGGTAATCCCATAACAGCTGTATCAATTGAACGTTCCACTGTCCCCTTGGAGGTTGGTCTCAATAATGACCAGCCTCTTAATGTTAATGTGGCCAACACTGCACTTGATGTAAATATAACTAATACGGCTTCTGTCCCTGTTTTGGTTAAAAACACTGCAGCAATTAAAACTCAAGTTCAAAAATCCTATTCTGAATTTGTTGTTACTGATGCTGATACCGTAGCTACAGGTGCAACTAAGTCTTATACAGTTGATCTAATCGATTCACTTGGTGTTTTCAGAACTTACGGTGTTGCTATGTACACAACTCAAACAGACAGCTCAAACAGCAAAGTTTTAGCAAGTATTTATTCCGTACCGAAAAACATCCCATTTTATTCTGCAACTACATCAGGTAATGATAATTCTGTTCTATTCAACAGTATTGCTTTTGTTCAGAATTACCCCTTACAAAAACAATTAACTTTCACTGCTCCAAAAATACATCTGACAGTTAAAGCAGCCGGTACAGTTGATCTAACTGGGTTAAAAATCGTTGTTTGGGGGATGGAATAATGACATTTGATGAAGTATGTGGTCTGTTCAAACAATTTGATGGTTTGGAACAAAAATTCCTATTGCTATCAGATGGTTCCTATATCAGTGTTGATGATTTCAAGCAACGGTTTGAAGGCGACTTCAATGAATACGAACCTTTAAGTTCGCTTCAGTCATCCCCTTCTTCTACTCCAGCTTGGGAAGTTATATGGAATAAGCTACAAGAGGATGGGCTTTTTGAATAAGTCCTCCCCTCTTGTTTTTTTAGATAAAAGACAGTTTTTATTCAAATTAAGGAGGTGGAGTTGTTGACAGAAACGACTGAAAATGTCGTAATCACGATTCCAGACAAAACTTCATTTACATTTCACGAAGCCGCAACTTCCCCATCTGAAGGTGAAGAATTTGTAGTGGGTCATTTTCGGGAACTTACTGTTAAGATCTCTGGTTCCTCAACTTCACGAGAAATAAAGTTTTATGCAGTTGATGAAAATGGCGAAAAAACTGCACTTAGTGGCACCAATAAAACAGATTTCCAACTTGGAAGCAGTACTTTAAATACTAATGAGTATTGGGACTTTGACATTGTTGGATTGTTTAAAGTTATGTTCGAAGTTGTTTCTGTTACAGGTGATGTGACTGTTAAAGGGATTGCGGTGAGTTAAGATGAGTAGTAGTAGATACGTTGGACAACTCAAACAAAACAATATTCAGATCAACTCATTAAGGGAATCTAATGACAGAGCTGAAAAACATATGCTTGAGCACGAACAAACTTTAACAGAAAAAACAAATTTATTTATGGAGTATCAACAGAATGAGCTTAAGAAACATACTGATGATAAGTCTAATCCTCATTTAGTTACCAAAGAGCAGGTTGGTTTGGGCAATGTTTTAAATAATGTCCAAGCAACTAAAGAGGAATTTGACGAGCACCTAAACGATACTCTCAACCCCCATTCTGTAACTAAAAGCCAAGTTGGTTTAGCAAATGTCCTGAATGAAAAACAAGCAACTAAAACTGAATTTGATCAACATGCTCAAGATACAATTATTCATATAACTGCAGCCGAAAGAACCACTTGGAATGCAGCTGAAAGTAATTCCAAAAAGTATACTGACGCACATTCTCAGAACACAAACAATCCTCATAAAGTAACTGCAATTCAGGTCGGGTTAGGAAACCTTACGAATGATAAACAAGCGACAAAATTAGAATTTGATGCACACACAAAAGATAATGAGCGCCATATCACCAATACCGAAAGAAACAAATGGAATTCGGCTCAATTAACAAAAATATCAGGTGACGATGGGCAACCACTAGTTTCTATAACGAGCGACTTTCATTCTGAACTTTTGAATTCCCCTACTTTAACATATTTTGGATATGATAAGGCTGCCCTAGAGGCACCTCCAAGTAATGGGCGAGGATTTTGGACATGTAGTGCTGATAAACTTTATGGTCAAGCCATTGTTCTGACTAATGATAATAAGACTTACAGAAAATCATTGATAAACGGAGCATGGTCAAGCTGGGAACGATTGATAAGTAGCAGTGAAATTGATAATGTGCCTTGGTTAAGCGTTACATATAAAAATGGCGCAAAGACAGGCTCAAGGCCACTTCAATATCGTAAAGTAGCTGGTACTTTGCAGCTTAGTGGGCACGTTGTAACAAACCGAGATGTAGTATTTGCTTCTATTCCAACTGAATTTTCTCCAACACAAGGTGCTGTTAAGTCTGTTGAAGTGAGTGGAACTTTCGGCAGAAGTAAATTATTTGTAAACTCTAATGGTGACCTTCAGCTAAGTGGGGTATCAGCTGACAACAGTGCTGCAATAACGGGTTACTACATAGATGTAGTTGTTCCGTTGAATTAGGAGGTAAGTCGTGATACAAGTCTATAAATATGACGAAAATTTTATGTTCGTTGAACCCCTAGTTGTAACTGAAATCGATGAAAAGGGAGATTATATTTTTCCCGATAATTGCACTTCTGTTCCATTACCTGACTCTCCCTCCTATTACCTTCCACGATTTGATTTATCAAAACAAGTTTGGATAGAAACAGCCTCTCAAGAATATATAGACAGCCTCTCACCGCCCCCTGAAGAACCTTCTGATGTGGAATTACTTGGACAATCACTAGCTGAAGCCAGAATTTTAATTTTAAAACAAAATCGCATAATCTTAAATTTACAAAATGAAGTTAAAAACTTGAAAGATGGGACAACAGCATGAGCAATTTTTGGGTTATAGCCCTAAACAAAAACTGGGCAACTCTTGATCAGGTTAAAGAAGCTTATTATTACGATGATGTAACTAAGGAAGAACTTAAAGAAGGAGTAGACAATAACTTAATTACTCCTGAACAATATCAAGAAATTGTTGGGGAAGTCTATACTGCTGTTACCTTATCTACTGAATAAACAGATAAGCATGGTTTTGCTCAAAATGAGGATATTAAAGGAGGATATTAAATGGCATCAAAAAAGTTGAATTTAGGTTTAATTGAGGAAAGCGTCAGTAAATATGACAAGAAAGAAAAAGTCACATTAACTGATGACGTTCATGTATTCATTTATCCATACTTCTCCCCTTCTCGATTAACAAAAATGTTAACAGGATTGATTTCAGATCCACAAGAAGCAAAAGAATCAGGTATCAAATCCTTCAAGGATATAAATCAAGTTCACTGGGCATTCTTCTCACTAATCAAGGAATTTACAGATTTGGGTATTCCAAATGACATAAAAAATAAAGTTAAGTGGTATCTTAAACTTGTAGACTCAGAGTACTTCCCTTTAATTATCAATAGCTTTCCTAAAGAGAGCTTAGAAAAGCTGGGTAAAGCCACTGTAATGCTGCAACAAAACATAGATGAGTTATCAAAAAAATCTCAGGAAGAAGCGAATAATCTTATCCTTCAGAAGGTCGAAGAAATTGAAGGCAGCGCTGTCTCACAATGATGGCGAAAAATATAAAAGAAATTAAAGTAATGATTGAGAAAGCTGCAATTCAGTCTATACATAAGTCTTCCTCCAATGTTAAGCAAGTCATGATGAAAACTGGCCAAGATCATGTTGAAGAGGATGTTTATGGCGCCTATAGCCCCCTACTCTATGAACGCACAGGAAACCTAAAAGGCGCTTTTACAACTATTAATGAAAGTAACGGGATCTCATTAGACAATACCAGAGAAGACGAAGGAAAAGATGTTGCAACTGTAATTGAAACTGGACAGGGCTATACATATCCAGATTCATACGGTTATGGCTACGGGAAACCTCGTCCTTTTATGAAGAATACTGCCGAGACTCTAAAAGATGGACGATTAACAGAGGCATTAAAAAGTGATTTAAAAGCAGATGGAATTAAAACGTACTAATGGTGGTGAATTAATGGCCAAATCAATTGAAAAGAATATGATCAGATCTCGAGCAATAAAACTCCCCGAGGTCACGGAATCAATGTGGGAGCAAGTAGATGAAGAGCACAGAAGCTTGGTTCAAGAGTTTTTAGATGCTCATTCATTTAGAGATAAAACACGAAAGCAGTATTACTCCTCCCTTCGCCAATTCTTTTGGTGGGTACATACCTCTCTTAACGGGAAAAAACTTTATAAGATCTCAAAGCGTGATTTCATTAGGTATCAAAGTTTCTTAAAGAATCGTGGGATGTCTTCAAGTGGGATTGCTTTAAAAAAAGCCGGTGTATCCTCGTTAAATAATTATATCGAAAATGTTGTTGCAGAAGATGATCATAATTATGAGAAATTTAGAAACTTCACCCGTGGGCTGCCAGCTATTCCTAAAACCACTACCTATGAAAAAGTTAAAGTTACATATGATGATTATAAACTGATGATGGACGCCCTAAAAGAGGACGAAAATTATTTGGGGATGGCATGGCTTGCTACTGCCTTTAATGTTGGCGGGCGAAGAGCAGAACTCATACAGTTAAAAACAGAAATATTAGATTACCCTGTTCCAGAGGGTCAGTCATACGTGATGAGTCATAAGGTATTTGGAAAAGGTAAAGGTGAAGGAAAACCTCTTGAGTACATGATTAACACAGAAGCACTGGGGTATCTTCGTTTATGGCATGAAAAACGTGGCTATGATCATGAATACCTCTTCACTACTCAGTATGGCGGAGAGCCTAAACAGATGTCAGAGTCTTGGGCTGATTATTTTTGCTCTGATGTGTTATCAGACATCCTTGGTCGACGTATAAACCCCCACCTCTTTAAAGCTTCGTGCATCACTTATCTCCTAGAAGTTAAGAAAATCAAAATTGAATTGATAAGCAAATATGTAGCTCATCATGAAGATGTCTCAACAACAATCAAGCACTATGATTTACGGGATTTTGAAGAAGAAAAGAATCAAATATTTGTTTAGTTAAAATCCCTCTTTTATTCAGAATCAAGATTCCTCTTTTGAGGGATTTTGCTTATGTATGAAAGCTTTGTAAAGATTCCTACTTTAATTTTCCCATTTATACCCGATAATCACTTTGAGGTGATTTTGAAATGAATAGTGAAACAATAATTGAAAAACTTCTGTCGCTTGATACTGACCAGATGATCCAATATATTGAAATAGACTTAGGATACCGGAATAAAACTGTTGACAGTCGAAAAGAGATTCTGGATTCATTGAGAGGTATTGATAGTGACTCATTAATTTTTATAGAAGCAAGAGTTGAGAATCTTCAAAAACAATTTGATCACACTAAACATTTACCATGGATTTTGGCAATTTGGAATATAGCTATCGGGCTATACCAGACGTTATTTAAGTCTTATCCTCTTTTAAATACTTTACTGGTTGCTGGTGCAACACTTGCATTTTGGTGGGCATACTATAAAGACAGAAAAAAGTTATTGGCAGTAAACTATCTGAGTGATTTGCTTGGAAGGATAAAGAAAGAAAAAGGATAATACTAAATGATCTTTATCAATTCTTTTTATTAGCTTTTATATGGGAAATTCCCTAAGACATCAATCCGTATAAAGAGAAACACAGAACTATTACATAAAATAAGAAAGAGGAACGCTTAATGCATTCCTCTTTCTTTGTTTAAAGAATTCTGCTGCTAATTCGCTACGGGCCTTTTACTTTTGAATAATCGTATGATAAAGGTGAACGCCGATGAACAAATCAAGCTAACTAACAACAAATTTAAAATTGAAATGGCTTGTAATCCATCAGTGTTTAATTGGAACCCGAAAAACAAAGCGAAAAACAGAAAAGACAATGTGAAGGATTTAGATAGAAAAAACTGTTTCATAAAATATCACCTCCTTTGTTTATTTTACGCTTGTTTTCTTATAAACTGTTCCTTTTTTATTGCCTGTTAAATAAACTTTGATATATTGATCTTGGACCACCAAGCCATAACCATTAATTTCGAGACCAAAGTGGAAATTTCCTCTTCCGTAAACCTCAGCGTAATTAGATCCTTTTTTATATGTGCTCTTTTGCCAGTTGGAAACTTGCCAGATGGATAAGAAGCCTCTTGTATACCAGGCATCATTTAACTTCGGTTTAACATCGTTACCATTATATTGGAAATACCCCTTTGTCTTAACTGTGAAAAGCTTCATATTTAAAAAGTTTTTGGCCGTATAGCTATGTGTGTATGTTTTTGTGTTTTTGTATTTTGCTGCTGCTATTTCAACATCAGATGAAGTTGGCGGTGTTTCTTCTTCGATGGTAGACTCAATGAAGTAAACTGGAGTATTTGTGAATGTAACGGAGATGTTTTCGTTAAGTTTGTGTGTGGTGAATTGACCTATATCAACGTTTGATTGGATGTACTTATCAATATCAAGTTCTTTTTTTGGGTTGTCAACATTCGGTAATATTGTTTTGCTGTTAGTTTCAACATAATATTTTGTCAAAGCCTTTTCGGTGAATTCGTTTTTAGAATTGAACTGATCTACTGCATTTTCTAATTGTTCTTCATCTTGAGGATTAGAGATTTTTAGTGTAACTAAAAGCAAATCTTGATATTCTTGAATTGAATTGATCTCATTCTTTTCGCTTGCACTTGCTGTTTTACTTCCAGTGGCAAATGTGAAAGATGAGAGAATTAACACGAAACCCAAAATAGAAAAAAGTGTTTTTTTAAATTTCCCCATAGTTAACAGCTCCTTTTTTGATTGATAATAGAGCCTTCTATGTTGATTCAACCTGTTGTAGGCATTTTATAATACGTCCCTCCTTTCAATTAGAACCATAACATATAATCCATGTCCAATTCCATACATTTTAGCAATTTTAAGGTAATATTATTTACACATAAGTGAATGGCATCCAAAAATCACAATAGGACATATAAACTATTCCCTTTCTAGTGAAGGGAATTTAATATTGATATATTAGAGAGCCATTTTTATAACAATAGATAGCAGGTAAAGGCACGTTCTATTCATCCCACTCTGTTCTAAACTTTTGGCAACAGTGGTATAATGTAGGAAAATGATACCGGCGGTGGTTGAATGGGATATAAGTTAATGGCTTATGGTGGCTATTTTTTATTCTGTCTTTTCTTTTTGTTAATGGATGGCTGGAGAGGCATGGGAATTTGCTTAATAATTGCAGGATTAGCTCTATTAGCACTTGAGCCCTTTAAAATTAAAGCCCAAAAAAATATAGATAAACTAAAAGAAAATGCGGAAATACTTAAGCACTACGACAGTGGTTTTAATCCAGACAATTTCTTTAATACTTACAAAACTAAAATTGCTTTTAAAGAATCTGATTCTCTTGTGAAAATATATCAGCTTAATAGAAATGAACACATTGAAGAATACACAATCCCTTTTTCTAATATTATTGAATCCGAAATTACTTTGGACAATCAAATAATTTCTAAAGTATCAAAATCGGGAATTGTAGCTGGTGGCCTGTTAGCTGGAGGCATTGGAGCTGCACTTGGAGGGTTGTCTGCCTCTTCAATACAAAATGAAATGGTCAAATCCGTCACGCTAAAGATTACTGTTGAAGACCTAAGTAAACCTATCCATTACATCGATTTTCTCCCCACACAAGAAGTTGAAGGGTATAATACTCAGGGGTATAAGAAAGATAGCAATATCATTCAACAAGCACTTAAGAATGCAGAATATTGGCATGGTGTTATGGATGTAATTATTAAGAAAGCAAACAAAGTCGCTCAATAACTGAGTGGCTTTTTTCTTTGTCCTCTCCCCTACTGAAAGGAAGTGATTCTTACTTGAGTCAAAACCTCAAAATTATACTAACCCCACAAGCTGATACCTCATCTAAAACTGTCGAACAGTTAAATCAGCAAATTAAATCTCTGGAAAAGAAACTCAACTCCCTCAAGCTCAATACGAATATTGATTCTACAACCTTAAAAGCTCTGCAAGAATTCTCCTCTGCTGTCGATGCATATCAGAAAAACCTAAAATCCTATAATCAAACAGTTAGAGAAACCTCAACAGTAATTAAGAATGCTGACGGATCGGTTGAAAAACTCACCCAGCAATATAAGAAGAATGGTGAAATACTTCAACGCGAAACGAAAGTAATCAATAATCGCAATACTGCTCTAAAGCAAGAAACTCAAGAGGTTAACAAGCTTACACAGGCCACTGAGAAACTAGGACAGGTTCAAAAAAAGACTGTGCAGAGAAATCTGCAAGGACAGTCAACAAAGGTTGTGCAGAAAAATCGTCAAGGGTTCGATGATATTGTTTATACAACCGATCCTAAAACTAATTCGACCTCTTCAAAAACTACAACTAATTATGATCAACAAAGGAGAGCAATTGAGCAGCTTAAGCAAGATCTAGAGAAGCTTAGACAGCAAGGTATTGTTACTGATACGACCATCTCATCTCTTGGCCGAAAAATAAACACAGCTCAATCCGCTCAACAAATTGAAGCACTGCAAAATAGGATAAGGATGTTAGATGATAAATCTGCGGCAGTTGCTAAGAACAACGAATTAAAGAAAACTATTGAATTGTATCAGCGACAGGCACAAGTGAATGTCCAAAACCTAAATACACGGTACGGCAGTTCAATGGGCTCTAGTAATAGACAAGCTGTTCAAGATTATTTGAATGCAGTAAATAGTCTTAATGTAAGCACTGGAAGCAATAATATCAGATCACAAATTCAAAGCTTGAATATGCAATTTAGAGAATTAGCCTCCAGCGCTCAAGCAGCTGCTAATCAAGCCTCTTCTTTTGGAGCAGAACTAACCCAAACCTTCAAAAGCATGTCCACCTATTTAATCTCCGGTTCTTTATTCTATGGGGCTATCTCTGGACTTAAAGAAATGGTATCCCAGGCAGTTGAAATTGATACGCTCATGACAAATATCCGCCGTGTTATGAACGAGCCGGACTATAAATATAATGAACTTCTCCAAGAATCTATTGACTTAGGTGATACACTTTCAAATAAAATCACAGATATTCTCCAAATGACAGGCGATTTTGGGAGAATGGGCTTCGATGAAAGTGAACTCTCCACGTTAACGAAAACTGCTCAAGTTCTTCAAAATGTCTCCGATTTAACTCCCGATGATACAGTTAATACTCTTACGGCAGCAATGCTCAACTTTAATATTGCAGCCAATGATTCAATATCAATTGCAGATAAATTAAATGAGGTTGATAATAACTATGCTGTTACAACACTCGATCTAGCGAATTCTATCCGTAAAGCAGGTTCAACTGCTTCTACATTCGGGGTCGAGTTAAATGATCTTATTGGTTACACAACCGCAATTGCTAGTACAACACGTGAATCAGGGAATATCGTCGGTAACTCTCTAAAGACAATTTTCGCTCGAATTGGGAATAATCAAAGCTCAATTAAAGCGTTAGATGAAATTGGTATTTCTGTCAAAACAGCTAGTGGAGAAGCTAAATCAGCAAGTGATTTAATTAGTGAAGTTGCTGGTAAGTGGGATACTCTTACTGATGCTCAAAAGCAAAATACTTCAATTGGAGTAGCTGGTATTTATCAGTTATCCCGTTTTAATGCAATGATGAACAACTTCTCTATTGCTCAGAATGCGGCAAAAACTGCAGCTAACTCTACGGGAAGTGCATGGAGCGAGCAACAAAAATATGCTGATAGTCTACAAGCTAGGATAAATAAGCTTCAAAATAACTTTACTGAATTTGCTATTGCTGCTTCAGATGCTTTTATTAGCGATGGATTAATTGAGTTCACTCAAGCAGCAGGTTCTTTACTTAACGCTTCAACAGGAGTAATCAAATCAGTTGGGTTCCTACCTCCCCTTTTAGCTGCAGTAAGCACTACAACCCTTTTGCTCAGTAAGAATACCCGCACATTAGCCACCACCCTAATTTTGGGCACACGTGCAATGGGGCAAGAAACTTTAGCAACTGCTGGGCTAGAAGCTGGTATGACTCGTGCAGCAGTTGCCTCAAGAGTTCTAAAAACTGCTCTTCGAGGGTTGCTTGTTTCAACATTAGTTGGCGGTGCGTTTGCTGCTTTAGGATGGGCGCTAGAATCATTAATTTCTTCTTTTGCAGAAGCTAAAAAAGCTAAAGATGATTTTGAGCAGAGCCAGCAAACCAATGTCGAAGCAATTACGACCAATAAAGACTCCACTGATAAACTAATACAGCAATATAAAGAGCTTCAAAAAGTTAAAGAGTCGAGATCTTTAACTTCAGATGAAGAGCAAGAATACCTTCAAGTCACTCAGCAATTAGCACAAACATTCCCTGCATTAGTTAAAGGCTATGATTCTCAAGGAAATGCAATTCTTAAGACAAATAAAGAGCTTGAAAAAGCGATTGAGAATACTAAAGAGTATTTGGCTTTAAAGAAACAAGAAACAAGAGACAGCGCAAAGAAAACATTCGAAGACGCTTCTAAGGAAATTAAAAAGTCTAAGGATGAATTAAAGCAGTACAAGCAAATAGCTGACTACAATGATAAAGGTAGACCTAAATGGGATCTCATTGCCGATGACGATGACTATAAGATTGCTGCTGATAAAGCTAAACAAAGTATGCTCAAAGCTCAATCTGACATTGAGAGTGGAAATGCTAAAGTTAAAGATAGCGTCCTTTCAATTGCAAATGCTTATAGTTCAATTGATATCAGTAATACTTTAAAGACGAGTATTAGTGATGTTGTCAACAAACTTAACTTAAAAGATGATTTAGATCCTGAAGAATTAGAAAAATTCTCCTCTTCTTTAGGAAAGCTTCAAGAAAAAATGCAAAAAGCTTTAGATTCAGGCGATGAAAAAGCTTTCGATAACGCAAAAAAAGATCTTCAAAGTCTCTTAGAAACATACTCCAAATCCGATTCTTCTATTGATGTTTTTAAAATGAGCTTCGACAAAGCACAGAAGAACATAAAAGATGGAGATAAGAGCTTATCTTCCGTCAAATCTGAAGTTGGTGATTTAGGTGAGACGCTGGCAGAAGCAGGTAACGAGGCAGAAGATTTTGGTAAGAAGCTAAAAGAAGCTCTGGATGCAAATAGTGTTGATGATATTAAGGCAGCTATTAAAGAAATGTCAGATGCTATGCAGTTCGATTCCGTTCAAGATGCCTTAAATGGGGATATTTTTAATAACACCAAAGATCAAGTAGCTCCTCTCAATGATCTTCTGGAAAAAATGGCTGAAGGTAAAAGTATTTCTGCAAATGAAGCTAATACCCTTATTCAAAAAGATAAGGAACTTGCCAAGGCTATTAGCATCGAAAATGGCGTTGTGAAAATTAACCGTGATGAAGTTATCAAACAAAGAAAAGTTAAACTTGATGCTTATAACGACATGGTTAGCTACAGCAATAAATTGATGAAAACAGAAGTTAACAACGCTATCAAAACTTTAAACGCTGATACCTTACGGATTGACAGCCTGAAAAAGCTACGAAAAGAACGAAAGCTTGATATGTCTGAGGCCGAACTGTCAGACCTAGAAGTTAAGTCAATTAATAATGTTGCAGATGCAAAAAAAGAACTTAAAAAGCTTGAAGAGAAAATGCTTCAACCTGGTGGATACTCCAATAGTCAAATTGAAGCAATGCAAAGCGTTAAATCAGCTTTAGAATCTTATATTTCTGCATCTGAAGAAGCCACCAGTACACAAGAAATGAATAAACAGGCACTTATTGAAGCTGGAACATCATTGGAGAATTGGACAGATCAACAAGAAAAAGCCAATGAAGAAACCAAGACTTCCATGTATGTTGTTGATAAATACAAGGAAGCATTAGAAAAAGTTAATGCTGAGATTGACAAGTACAACAAGCAGGTCAATGATTATCCTAAATACTCTCAGAAATATCGAGATGCAATCAAGAAAGAAATTAAAGCACTTCAGCAAAAGAAAAAGCTTATGCAGGAACAAGCTAAGCTACTTAAAGATCAAATTAAATCCGGTAACATTACTCAATACGGTATTGTAACCTCTACAACTTCTTCTGGTGGAACCCCCTCCTCAACTGGTGGATCATATTCAGGCAAGTATTCAAGCTACATAAATTCAGCAGCTAGCAAGTACAATGTTGACCCTGCCCTTATTGCAGCTGTAATTCAGCAAGAATCAGGTTTTAATGCTAAAGCACGGTCTGGTGTAGGTGCCATGGGATTAATGCAACTGATGCCAGCAACAGCAAAAAGCTTAGGAGTAAATAACGCTTACGATCCTTATCAAAATGTTATGGGTGGAACAAAGTACCTCGCCCAACAACTTGAAAAGTTTGGCGGTAATGTTGAAAAAGCATTGGCTGCATATAATGCTGGGCCTGGTAACGTAATTAAATATGGCGGTATCCCTCCTTTTAAAGAAACACAGAATTACGTCAAGAAGATCATGTCCAACTATAGCAAATCGCTCTCATCTGCCACTTCTTCAATCGCCAGCTATTATACAAATAATAGCGCTTTTAGAGTAAGCTCCAAATATGGACAACAGGAATCTGGTCTCCGCTCCTCCCCACACAAAGGAACTGATTTTGCTGCAAAAGCAGGTACAGCAATTAAATCTCTTCAAAGTGGTAAAGTCCAAATTGCTGGCTACAGTAAAACTGCAGGTAACTGGGTTGTTATTAAACAAGATGATGGAACAGTTGCCAAGTACATGCACATGCTTAACACTCCTTCTGTTAAAACAGGTCAATCAGTTAAAGCCGGTCAAACTATTGGTAAAGTTGGTAGCACAGGGAACTCAACTGGAAACCACCTTCATTTACAGATCGAACAAAATGGAAAAACAATCGATCCTGAAAAGTACATGCAAGGTATTGGAACTTCTATTTCAGATGCGTCACAAGCTGAGGCAGAACGGCAACAAGGGATAGCCCAGGCTAAATCTGATCTTCTCTCCCTTCAAGGAGATATAAATTCAGTCAATGATCAGATTCAAGAACTTCAGTATGAACTAGTTCAATCCAAACTCGATGAGTTTGATAAAAGAATTGGGGATTTTGATGTTCGGATAGCTAAAGATGAATCAATGGCTAACCGATACACTTCTGACAGCAAGGAATTCCGCAAATACACCTCTGATCAGAAAAAAGCTGTTGCAGAACAAGCTAAAATCCAACAACAAAAAGTTAATTGGATTCAAAAAGAAATAAAAACAAATAAAGCATTAAACTCCGCTCAACGTGCCCAGCTTCAAGAAGAGCTTAAACAAGCCAAGCTAGATTTAATTTCTGTTCAAGATCAGGTTCGTGAGCTACAGAAGCAACTTGTCCAATCTAAAGTTGATGAGACCCTTAAGTCAATTGAAAAGTCATCTTCTAAAACCCAAGGGAAAATTAAAGATGTTGATAATAAAATTTCAATGACTGAAGAAGATGAGGACAAGGTTAAGTACTATAGCAAGCAGATAAAGCTCATTCAGCAACAACAAAAGGAAGCCAAAAAATATATCAAACTGCTTGAAGAGCAAAAGAAAGCTGCGAAAGGTTTCCCTGACATCCAGGAACAGATCACTGATGAAATCGAAAACTGGAAAGATAAACAGAAAGATTTTAACCTTGAGCTTTATAACACCAAGAAGTCGATCAAGGACATCTATAAATCATTGGCTGATGAAGTTGTATCCATCTACAAAGAGATGTACGAAAAAATGCGGGATATTGAGTTAGAAGCCCATCAGAAAGCGACACAAGATAAGATTGATGAGATCGACAAAGAAGACGAAGAAGCTAAATATCAAAAGGAATTGAAGGAGAAAAACCAAGCAATACAGGAAACAAAAGATAAGATCAGTAAACTTTCCATGGACGACTCCTCTGAGGCTAAATCGCAAGTCAAAGACCTAGAGAAACAACTTCAAGAACAACAGGAAGCTTTGGATGAGTATATAAAAGATCGCAGCAACACAAAACGGAAAGAAGCCCTCCAGGATCAGCTTGATAAAGATGAGGAATCAATTAACAACAAGTACGATGACCTGGTAAATGATGAACGAGCATTCAAAAAGCTTGAAGATAAGCTTATGGATGGTAAAATCACTGATATCGCTAAACAGCTTAATGAATTCACCAAGTTCATAAACGAGAATATGAAGTCGATTGGGAAAAGTATTTCCAATAACTTGATTGATAAGCTTAAGGACGCTGCCAGTGCATTAAATACCGTTACAACTGGTAATACAACAGGTAAAAAGGTGTCATCATTTGCTTCTGGTGGATATACAGGCACGGGACTTGGAGCAGGAAAGCTCGCATTCTTACATGACAAGGAACTTATTTTAAACAAGACAGATACTGAAAACATGCTGGAAGCTGTGAAACAAGTTCGTCAAACGTCCACCGATAGTTCAACAAAGACTACCTCTAAATGGGGTCAACCTTCAGATGTTTTAAGTAAGAGTATTGCTCTTGTCACACCTGCTATGAACGCCGCGGTTTCTAGTCAAACAAATCTAACTAAAGGCTTTCCAACTCTTAAAAACTTCTCGACACCTACTGTACCCCCTTCTACACCTCAAGGGAATACATCAAACAATCAGAACTCAATCACAATTAATGTAACAGAAGCTAGTAATGCTAAAGAGACTGCAAGCTTAGTATACAAACAATTAGCAAATGGGCTTAAAAATACTGGACTAAATTTCAACATCACATGAGCCGGCTAAGATTGCCGGCTCTATTTATATTGGGGGTGAAAAATTGATTAGGCAGAGCCAATATTTCATGTTTGATAACGTAAAGTCGATCGACTACGGTGTAGAAAACGTTAATACAGAGTCTGGGTTAGTTGAGGAATCTTTTTTGGGTTCACGATCAGTTAATGAAACTTATGTAAAAGGAAGATCAGAACCGTACACTGAAGGTGTCAAAAGAGAAGCAAAACAATTTCCTTTAAACTTTTATGTTGGTGAAAATTATGATGAGAAAAAAATAAGAGCAATTAAGCGCTGGCTAGATGTTGATGATTACAAGCCTTTAGCGTTCAGTGAAAATTTAGACATTGTGTATTATGCAATGCCCGTGGACACCAGTGATTTAGTCCATAATGCGGCTAGACATGGATATGTTCGTTTAACAATGAAATGCAACTCCCCTTATGCATACAGTCGAAACACAAGTACCCATTCCTTTGATATATCATCAGAAATGAAAATCATTGAACTCCATAATAAAGGCGATGTTGCGATTTACCCCACTGTTGAAATTCTTAAAATTGGCGATGGCGATGTGAAAATCGAGAACCTAAGTGATTATACTGCCCCCTTTATTTTCAGCAATCTAAAAGACAGAGAAATTGTTAAAGTGAATGGCGTCAAAGAAACAATTGAATCGTCTTTATATGGGAATGAAAGATATGATGATTTTAATGACAATTATATTAAATTGGATTACGGAAAAAACCGATTAAAAGTGACCGGAAAATGCAAACTGAGATTCACTTTCAGATTTAAGTATCGATAAGAAGGTGAAAAATTGATAACTATTCGCAAGGACACAGAAATAAAAAACATACGCTTATCCCTTGCTAAGCCAGACAAGACTAAAATAGCCAACATTGATGAAGTTCTGAATCCAACTGTAACTTTAAATCATGGAAGCAGCGTTCACGAACTCTCCTTCTCTATTCCGCTTAAAGCAACCTATGATGGCATAATTAAAAGAAACCATGTTGTAGATTTACTAAAACCCTGGTACCTAATTAAAACAGCGTTCTATGGGCTTACGATTTGGTTTATTATCACTAAAAGAACCAAGTCTTTTAGCAGTGAAATGGATACTGTACAAGTTGAGTGCAGATCTCTTCAACATGAATTGAGCAGAATAAGCGTTCTTAAATATGAGGAGATCTCTAAAAACCTCCAAGAAGTAGTTGCAGACTGTTTGAAGAATACTAGTTGGACGGTTGGATACATAGATACTCTCTTTAACATAAAACGAAGACAGTTTGATGTATCATCAACTAACAAGCTTGATTTTTTATATACAATCTGTGAGAAATTCGATGCAGTTCCAGTCTTTGATACAGTAAAAGAAACTGTAAGCTTCTATAAAGAATCTGACATTTCCAAATACAAAGGCCTTAAACTTAACCCCCGACAATATATGATTAGCATGGACGATTCGGATGATGCAGATGAATTAATAACAAGACTATATGCTACTGGAAAAGATGGTATCGGTATTAATTCAGTGAACCCAACTGGACAATCCTACATTGATGACTTTTCTTATTTCCTCTTCCCCTTTCAACGTGATGAACAACGAAATGTAATTTCCCACAGTGCTTATATGCCCGATGAACTTTGTCATGCAATTCTTGATTACAATGACCTTGTTAATAACGAAGGAAATGCGTTTAATAAACTTCTCACCCAAAAGAACGAAGCTGAGACTAGTTTAACCGAATTGAATAATGAGCTTTACACCCTCGATCTTGAAGTCCAAAAGCTATTAGATCGAATTGAAGTTGCGAAGAAAGCTGGTGATGACACAAGTAAACTGAAAGCTCAACTTGTCGTAAAACAGAAAGCAGTTGCAGAAAAGAAAAACCAAATTGCTACGATTGAATCAACAATTTCTCAAATATCCGCTTCAATTTCTAAGCTTAAAGAAAAGCTTTCTTTTGAGAACAATTTTAGTGAAAATCAGCAAAAACTGCTCTCACGTTTCATTTCGACAACTGAGTGGTCAAATGACAGCATCTATGATGAGAATGAACTTTATGATGATGCCAACGAAGAACTCGAAAGTCGCAATACACCACCAGTAAATGTAACACTCGATATAGTAAACTTTTTTAACTGTCTTAGTGAAAAACATAACTGGGATAGGTTCAGTTTAGGAGACATAGTACGAGTTCAACAAAGTGATTTAAATACCGATATTAAAGCCATACTTTCAGCAATAACAATTGATTTTGAACAATCAAATATTAGTGTCACCGTTACAAATGGAAAAAGAGTTCAATCTGATTTTGAGAAAATTATAAAGACCGTTTACAGAACCAACAAAATAAGTACTGAATTAAACAAAAGAAAGATTGAATGGGACAAAGTAACTGAAAACTTCAATATCCGAAATGACAGAATCTCAGTGCAGCCTGCTCCTCCTACCATTGCTTCTGATGGCACTGCAATTACCCATAAAGTAAATGATAACGGGTCAGTTGATATAACCATTCAGTGGAACTATGTTGATTCCGATGAGGACAAATACAACATTGATGGATTTGAGGTTTACTTACACGGTAGTGATGACAATGAAGAATACACATTTGGCTCTGTGCAAGCCAGTGAAAATTTACAAAATGTTAAATATGACAGGCGCACAGCTACTTTTACCGGCTTGCCTTCAAATATGTACTATACGATTGGTATTCAAGCATATCGAAGAGTAGATGCAGATATTGATATTAATCAAATTCTTCTTTCGGATATAGTTAAATCAAGTCATCCTTCTGAAAACCCCTATCTCCCTTCTCCTTCTATTGAAGTAAAAGGAAGCCTTAGTGGAAAAGTTAATGGTCTCTATACAATCTCCACAGAAACTAAACCAGAAGATCCAGAGACAGGGACAATTTGGATCAATCCTCAGAACAATAAACAAGAACTGTTTAACGGAGAAGAATGGATTGTCTCATCTGCAGGTTCAGCAGACTCCTTAAATGGTTTTACAGCTTCTACAACCACCTCGCCAAATTCAATACCAGTGCGCAATGAATTAGGAATTATTAGTGGTTCAATAGACGGTAATGCAGAGTTGTTAGGTGGACGACCAGCATCAGATTATGTATTAGCTGAAAATATCCCCCTACCTCCTAAGTTCGCAAAGGGTGTTTATATAGGAGACGGTACTCCAAGTAAACAAATCCCCCTCTCCTTTACTCCAGATCTAGTCAAAATAACTCCAATTTCAAATGAAGACAGTATGCTGGTTATTGAAAGTCCTACAGGTGGTTATGCCTATCAATGTACAGCGTCTGGTCTTTCTCTAATTGGCGGAGATTTAAGCTACGGAGCTTTAGGCGATAAAATCTTTTTAACTGGCTCAGATGAAAATTTTAGAGGAAACAAATTAAATGTCAAATATATATGGGAAGCTTACCAGCAAAATTAAACGGAGGTGATTAATCTGACCGACTTTGCTGAATTGTATAACGATCCAATTTTAAGTAAAAAAAGAAAAGGTTCAGTTGATGATCCCTATCTGACTTATAATGAGACATTAACTGTCTATAACGGCAGAGTACTTCTGACTGAGATTCCAAACAGAGAGTTTCGTGTCGAAGTTATAGGAAGTAACAAGGAATGGCGAGAAATTGAAGATGGTGAGCTTGAAGACAATTATTTTAAGGTTGATTACCTTATGGGTGTTGTCTTTTTTAATGTTTCAAATGAAGGAAAATCACTTACCTTTAATTACAGTGGTGAAGGTGCCTCCTTCTTCCCTGCCTCTCGAATTTGGATAAAACGACAAGGGAATATGGTTATTGAAACTCTTCAAGGACTTATCGATGAAGCTGAAGATACAATAATTCGAATGAATGAACGTATAGCTGAATGTGAACGAGTTACAAAACGGTGCCAAGAAGTGACAGCTTGGTGTAGACAGGCTACATCAAATTATGAAGAAGTTGTAGAAAATACAAGAAAAATTTATAAACCATCTGTCTATACCTATTCAGATATTTTCACCTATTACCCAACCCCACAGATTGGTTGGACGGTGACTGTTAAAGAAACAAAAATCGTTTATCGGTGGGATGGATTTGAGTGGGTAGATATTGGAACTTCCGAAGTATATGAAGGTTTCAATATACTGCTAAGCGCAACAGAGCCATTTAATGCAAATTATATCTGGTATAAGGATGCCTCTTTTTCACCTGAGAAAAAACGAGTTGTTGTTTCAGATACAGCACCAGATTCAGGACAAGTATGGTACAAAACTGACTAAGATCCCCTTTGGGATCTTTTTTATTGGAGGAAAGTTATGGCTGGTTTTTATAGATATGATCAAAATTTAGATAAATATGTTCCGATGCCTGTTGAACTACTAGCTTCAGAAGGAGAAGAATACACCGCTCCTAAAATTACTCAGAAGTTTAATGAAGTAGAAACGAAAACAACAGAAATTTTAAACAAGGTATTAACTGATGACAGATATTTTACAGTAACAAGTTCTTTTAAACAGGATGTCACTCTTGGTATTGAGTACTATGTTACAAAGGTTACTCCTAAAACAACCGAAGCTAAAAAAAGTATGATTCAAAAAACGTTTGCATACGACTTTGAAAAATCCATTGATCCCACATCATCTTATTTTGGTACAACAAATCGTGAAACAGTTTTAAGTATGGCCAAACGAAAAAGATCTGTTGTTGCAATAAACGCTAGTGGTTGGCGGTCAAATGGTGAAGTCATGGGGCTTCAAATTAAAGACGGAGTTCTCTACAAAGATTATGACGCTGCTGGATATACAGGCGCTGAGGCTTGTGTATTTTTTGACGATGGAACTATGAAGGTTTACGGAAACAGAGAAGTTGATGCCGACATCCTAATTTCCAAAGGCGCACGAAACTCTTTTGCTTTTGGCATTTGGTTAGTTAAAGATTCTAAGCCAAGAACCGCTCAAATGACTACATGGGCAGATTTAAATGTTAAGCATCCTCGACAAGCCATTGGACAAAGATCTGATGGTACACTAGTTATCATTACTGTAGATGGCCGCTCACTTCGATCCAGTGGTATTACAGCTTATGATATGCCATCTTTATTTTTATCTGAAGGCTGTGTTAATGCATTTCTTTTAGATGGTGGTGGAAGCTCTCAAACTGTTGTTGAAGGAAAATATATTAATAACATTAGTGATGGCATTGAACGTGCAGTGGTCGATACCTTAACAATTTCATATCCTGATGACGATACAGATAGCAGATTTTTTGAAGTTCAAGAAGGAAGAGGTTTGGCAACAAGTCTAAACAGACGTGTAGAGTTTATTGAATCCAAGCCTACTTGGAATGTATTAGATTTAGGCTTCTCACCAGATGGCTTAATCGATAATACAGCTAAGTTTAAAAAAGCCCTTAGTGATTTATCTGAAAAAGGTGGAGGGAAACTACATTTTCCGAAAGGTACATATTTAATCGGTAAACAGAATACAACTAGCGCTAGTGAAAAAATTGAACTCCCTTCAAATGTCTCAATTGTTGGTGAAAGACGATCCTACACTAAACTCCTTCGAAATCCAAATCACTCACTTGATGAATTGTTGCGAATCACAGATCACAATTATATAGAAGGCATTGAAATTGATGGCAATAGCAGTGTAAATAAGAGTAGCTGCCGATTGATCGCAGGCGGAAATATAAAATCATTTAAAATGAAAGACTGCAGCTTGGTTAATGCTACAGATCGAGGAGTGAGTATTCACGGGATCGGCAAGTCTATAACGATTGAAGGAATGTATATTTCCAATATAGCCAACGAGTGCATTAACGTTGCTGAAGGAGAAATTATTAAACTAATTGACTCTGAGATCACATTTAGCGGTACTGCCCTTTGGGTGGGTAATGCTGCAAATATCTTCACTAAGAATAACCTCGCAAAATCCTTAAAAACCTTCGTCCGGTACAAAAACTCTCAAAATGCAATTTGTTCAGGAAACATTATCACTAATAATATTGATCGCGCAATTTGGGGATCTGTAAGAGAAGCTGTTTTCTCTGATAATGTTTTCAAGCAATGCCACTCTGATTATCACCTTTACTTTATTCAAGAAGACACTGGAACAAACGATTTAATTGTAACTGGAAACTCAGTTTATAGTGATGTTGAAGGAACAGCTTTCATTAGAACTCCATCAGATATAGACAGAAGACGAGTGTCGGGTAACGTAGGTAATATACCTAGCTTGAACTTGGATTAAGAATAAAGGAACAATAAAGGTGGTGGTTACGTTCTAGATAAAATATAGATTTTATTTAAAATACATACTTGAAAGACAGAGATAAAAAGAGCATACGTGAGATAAAGAGAGATTGGGTTTAGTCCCCTTCTCTCTTTTTTGTGCTCAAATTTAATTTAGGAGAGATGTTTAATATGGCTATTAAAGCGAGACAAATGTTAGTATCCCCAGAGAAATATTCAATCAAATGTCCATATGCATTATCTGCTTCATTCATCACTTTTCACAATACATACAACGACGCACCAGCGCAAAATGAAGTTAGTTATATGATCGGCAACAATAATGAAGTTTCTTTTCACTTTGCTGTAGATGATAAAGAGGTTGTTCAAGGGATTCCTACAAATCGTAATGCATGGCATACAGGTGATGGATCAGGTGTGAATTCAGGAAACCGGACTTCTATCGGTGTTGAAGTTTGCTACTCTAAATCTGGTGGAGAGCGCTATAGAAAAGCTGAAGCGTTGGCTATTAAATTTATTGCACAACTCCTTAAAGAACGTGGCTGGGGCGTGGATCGAGTTAAAAAGCATCAAGACTGGTCTGGCAAATACTGTCCGCATCGAGTTCTTGATGAAGGACGTTGGAATGCTGTTAAATCTGCTATTGCTGCTGAATTGAAAGCACTCGGTGGAAATACTTCTTCCTCATCTTCAAAGCCAACAAAAGTCGTTAAAACAAATGGGTCTTATGTTAAGAATACAGTTATCGCAGACAGTCTTAATGTGAGAACCCAGCGCAATGCAAACTCCTCTATTGTACTTACCCTCCCTAAAGGCTCCACTGTCCAATATCAAAAAGGATCAACTCAAAACGGTTGGGGATATATCAAATATACAAACTCTAAAGGTGCTACATACAGTGGTTACGTCAATGTGAAATACATTAAAAGTGATGGTGAACTTGGGCAATCAACCCCAAAGGCCAAACCCACTTCTAAGCCTAATAGCAGCGGAATCAAATCTGTAGGCGAAATTAAGATTGTCGGTGTAAAGAGCGCTGCAATCGTAATGGACAGACCGGATAAAAATAAAGCGAAGAACCTTGGCACAGTAACTCTGGGTGATACGCTCAGCATTTCTGGTTCAGTTAAAGGTAAAAACAATTCCAATGGCTACTGGGAAGTTATTTATAAAGGTAAACGTGGATATATCTCGGGACAGTTTGGATCAACAATCTAATTATATTCAATTTTCTCGGAGGATGTTTATTTCAATATGTTTCAGTAAATATCCTTTTCTATGGTACTAAGGTGGTGAACATTTTATGGAAATGGATATAACACAATATTTAAGTACCCAGGGGCCATTTGCTGTTTTATTTTGTTGGCTACTTTTCTACGTAATGAAAACTAGTAAGGAAAGAGAGTCGAAACTTTATAATCAAATCGATTCTCAAAACGAAGTACTGGGTAAATTCAGTGAAAAGTACGATGTTGTAATTGAAAAGCTGGATAAAATCGAACAAAATTTTAAGTAGGAGGAATTCAATGTTTGAGAATATTGATAAAGGCACAATTGTTAGGACTCTTTTGCTCGCAATAGCTTTACTCAATCAAATAATGGTGATGCTGGGTAAAGCAGCATTCATCATTAACGAAGAGGACATAAATCATTTATATGATTGTTTATATACAATTTTCACTATCGTCTTCACAACCAGTACTACTACCGCAGCATGGTTCAAAAACAATTACATAACTGCAAAAGGAAAAAAACAAAAACAAGTTCTAAAAAAAGAGAACTTGTTTAAATAGCTTTTTTTTCGGATTACCTGTGTAACCCTCCCTCTTACAAGGCGGGTTACTTCTTTTTCAATTATATACATGTTGATTTTGTTTTAATTTCTTGCTTTTGATAATTAATTTCAGTCCTATACCAAATATCAATGCAAAACATACTGAACTCATTAAGGGTAATGTAATAAAGCCTAGATACTCTACTTCAATTTTTGCGCAGCTGTTGGTTCCAATTTCACATACGACACTTTTGCTTTGTGTAAGTTGGATAATATAATGATAAAACGCAATAATCAATCCAATTGATGAAAGGAAAACAACATAAAATATCGAATTAAGATCTTTTTTTAATAAGCCTATTAGTAAGATAATAGGTATAGGATATAGAAATATTCTTTGATACCAACATAGAACACATGGTTTGAAATGCATGATCTCACTGTAGAATAAACTAGCCATTGTGCCAAAGAAAGAGAGAAAAAACAGTAATAAAAAAAATGATTTTACATATCTTGTATTCATACTTCAATTCCTTTCAGGACGTGTTCAATATTGTGGAGTGAGTTGGCAAGATATTGTTTAATTTCTTTTTTCATATTATCATTTTTAATTTCCTCTGATATTTCTTTTACTCTTTCCCAATTTTCGAGTTGAATATTAAGGCTTATTAAAATTCTTTTAAAGTGATCTTTTGTTGTATTTATAGCACTGTATCTCTCGTCTGTAAGAGCTTCATCAATCATATTGCTTAAAGAAGTAAGTTTATTTTGCATATCTACTAACAAAATTGCAGATCTAAAGTAATCAACATCAACACATCTTGGATATTCAGTTTCCAATATATCCAAATATAAAGTTAAGTCAACATAATTATTTCTCTGCAATAATAAAGTACATAATAGCACTAAAGCATCTATAAAATGTCTTTGATCATTAAATTTTTTATAGTTGTTTATTGATTTTTTCAGATAATCAATTGCTTCTTCATCGTTATCAAGTAAATGTAGTTCTCTGCCGAAAAAGAATAACCATTTTGGGTTTTCTGGTTCCAATCTTAACATTTCTTCTGTGAGATTTATATTCCTTCGTGTTTTTGATTTTATATTATTCTCTGAAGGATTATATCCATTATGGTAAACCTTAAGGTTCACAATGAAATTAAAAGGTAGACTATGATTATAATTCATAGGTTCTTCATGCACTTTCCCATGAAATTTAACTTTACCATTGAGCCGAAACATTCTTCGTGTATCAGAATATAGATGTCCAGTATATTCTTCTATATATGGACTAACTACACAATCAATAGAAAAAAACTCTAAAACTCTAGCTACTTTAGCTATTTTCCCTTTGTTTTCTTTAGAGTATAAATTATCTGCATCAATAAAATAAATCCATTCGGAAGTAGCATACTCTATAATTTTATTTCTAGCATAGGAAAAATCATTCTTCCACTTTTCATATTTAATTTCAACATCAGGAAAATCACATTTAATAATATCAACGGTATCATCAGTGGAGTATGAATCTAGAACAATAATCTCGTTAAAATCATCTTTAACACTATTTAAACACTTTTTAATTCTCTTGCTTTCGTTATAAACTATAATACCGCATGTTATTGTAGGAGTATCTGATTTTTCATAACCTGCAACCAAAGATTGAATTGACATCACATCAATATCTTTTTCATATTCCATTATATTAACCAACAATGACAAATCTGAATACAATAAAGAATCGGCATAGCCTTTCTTTAATTCCAAATAAATATCACTCAGTTTCATTATCTATCACCATTTTTATCAAAGAACTTTTCTATTTGACTTGCACTTCTATAGCCCTCTAACCGATCTTTTTCTTTGCCATCTTTGTAATAGAGAATCGTTGGAGTTTTATTCAAATTATATTTATCTAAAAATTCAGTGTTATAATTTTCCTTTTCTTCGATATTTAAAGCCTGTACTTTTAACTTTTCTTTTTTAATTACTTCATTTAACTCAGGTTTTATTTCTTGACAAGGAGGACAACTTGTCTCATAAACATAAATAAATTTAGGTTTTTTAGAGTCTACTTCTTTTTGATATTGAGTTAAATTTATATCATTATAAAAAGGTTTTTCGCTACCTGTAGAAACATAAACGAAAATACTAATGGCTGCTGCTATTAAAACAAGAAATAAAACAATCCACTTTTTCATATAGAATACTCCTTATTTTCCGAGTAGCTCGACTCTATAATCCTATTGTTTCTGAATACTAATTTTTTATTGTATTTGAAGTTACTTGGGTCATTATGAGTTATAAGAATAATTAAACAATCCATCCTGTGTAAGGTTTCATAAATCAATTTTGTGTTATCCGGATCAATGTTAGATAATGACTCATCTAAAATTAATACTTGTGGTTGATGTAAAATTGCTCTTGCTAATGCTAACCGTTGTTTTTGTCCTGTAGATAGATTGGAACCGTTTTCAGACAATTTATAACTGTACTGCTTGTCCAAGTTACAAATGAATTCATGACATTGGGACATTATACACGCGTTTTCAATTTCGTTCTGATCAAAATTCTCTCCCATGCAAAGATTCTCTTTAATAGTTCCCTTAAAAAGAAAAGGATTTTCGTCAATATATACAATCCTTTTTCTTATTGATAAATGATCGTATCGATTAATATCTAATCCATTTAAATAAATTGACTTATCGGGTACTTTATACAATTTAGACAAACTTTTTGCAAACGTACTTTTTCCAGTACCACTTTCTCCAATAATAAGGACTTTATCCTTTCTGTCTAATATTAAATTAATATCTTCAACTATATAACGCATTGGGTCTGCCCCAATATTAAGATTAACTGTTTTGATATTCTGAATAAAATCAAGTTCAGTTAAATTCTCATAGCTATCTTGCTGAACTGGATAGTTTACTACGTCAAAAAATCTTATGGAAGCAACATGTGCCTGCTGAAGATCTGATTGCATACTCAATATACGATCTAGTGAACTTAGCAAAAAGGCTGCTAATGTGTTTATAAATAGCAGTGTACCCAAACTCATTGAATCATTTAGAACTTGTCTTGTCCCAACCCATAGGATAATTATTGAAAAAGAGTTTTGAATTAATCCTTTTAGTATTTCATTGCTAATAACTGCCTTTGCTACACTAAAGGTTGAATTTAATTGTTTATCATATGTAAGATGAAATTTTTCTAAAAAAAACGAGGTTTTATTTAAAGAATAAACAGTTGTCATATTCTTTAGAAAATTAATTAAAAGAGAGGTAGATTTAGCCTTATCCTCCATCAGTTTTTGATTTTTCTTTTTAAGATGATCAAAAAACAAAATCGCTAGACATGAAAGTAGCAAAATCGGGAGAATAATTGTTAAGAAAAGAATGTTATTTGTTCTATATAAAATAACTCCTAATCCCAGTATTAAAATTATATCAATTATTGCAGTAACAAAGTTAGCACTAAAAAAGTCTTTAATATATATACCATCATTGAATCGAGAAATTACCTCTCCATCTTCTCTGTTTTCAAAAAAATTAATAGGTAATTTTGTTACTTTATTAAAATAAACATTTGACATCTCTTTATCAACTTTGTAAGACAATTTTATTATCAAATATGATCTTACAAAATCGAAGATGCACCTTATTAAGACCATACTTATGAATATTAAAGTGATTGTGATTAAAGATTCTCTTAAGCTTCTTGGGATAATTAGGTCAACTAGAAACTTTATATAAAACGACCCAGCTACAGCAAGAGCTACAACGAACAAGGAAGTCAATAAAATCACAAAAACGATTAATTTATTTCTAAAAAGTATGTCCTTAAAAAAGTAAGAATGTTTTTTTTGATCTTTTTCTTTTTCAGGAATTGACTCTTTGTCAATTTCTAATATAAAGTTTGTGAATTCACTCTCAAAATCCTCTTTTTTTATTTTAGTTATTTTGTCTTTATCAGGATCACTAACAAGTAAATAGTTATTTCTAATTTCGTATATTGTTATGTAATGTCCATATTCCTCCCCTTCTAACAAAGCTATACAAGGGAGCTTTATTTGTTTTAGGGCTTCGAATGTCTTATTTTCTTGCAATTCAAGTGGCCTAGTTTTTATCCCCATCTTCTTAAAAATAACAATTAAGTCTCTTAAACTATAGCCTTCCTTATCCCCAATTAGGTCTAGTAAGAAATCAATTCCATAGTTAAGGTTATGAAACTTTAAAACTGACGAGATACAAGCTAGTCCACAATCATGACTATTAAACTGTTTAGTATGAACATATTTCTTTTTCTTATTCAATTTCAATCCCCGCTTTAAATATGAGGGAATATTTAAAATATTCCCTCTACAAATGTTTTATCTGCAGAATTGACGATAGTTTTGACAAGCAACAGCTCCGCCACCACAACCAATTGTACCGCCACTAGCACATTGTAGCCACAACGCAGCACACTGAGCTTTTCCTAATCCACTACCTTTTTGGTTTTCGAGTTCCTCTAGTTTAACTTCTTTAAATAGCTTTTCCACTTGTAAAACCTCCCCATTTGTTTGCAATCCGGATTACATTTTTAATATAAAGGAAGATAAATCTAAATTCAACCATATTTTTTATTTTTTTTGAAAATTATAAGGAAACTTGTTCATAAATCATAGAAAAAAACCTTTATTACCTATCAATAAACAGAATTGGTTGTAATGCACTAAACAAAATTGACTATTATGGATTTATTTTGAATTAATAATGTTAAAAATTTAGGTAAATTTTTAATAATTATAGATACAAAAAAGTACCTTCTATTGTAAGAAGGTACTTTTTTTATGTTCAAACACTAACCCTTTTATACTTTTGAATAAATTGTTGAGCTCCATTTAAAAAAACTAGAAAACGCTTATTTGTAGTTTCAATAACAATTCTATCTGGTTGAGCATATGGCATACCAATTTTATAATCGATATTATCTGCAACTCCATACTTGTCTGACTCTTTAATACTAACTATTTGATTAATTGGAATTTCTGTTTTAGATAAACCAAATTTTAAGACTAAGCATTTTTCATCAAAACTATAACGTGTATTTAGGAAAACAGTAAAAATAAAGAAAAGTGCTAATAAAATGATTATCATAACTACATATTCCATATAATCACTCTCTCTTATGTTTTTATATAATTTTACCATGTTTTTTAAGTTTTTAAAACAAAAAAACTTAAAGCGATGTGTTATATAAGTTTAAATTTATCTTAACTCTTATGCCCACCTGTTAATCCAGCTCGTTGAAGTGCAGTTCCTGCTGGTGTATAAGAAACTGCTCTCAGAATCGCTTTAGAGCCGTATTTACTTCTAATCCCATCCATTACAAAACCGAGTTTCCTTCTCTTTTCATTATCCACTTCAAATAAACTCAGCTGCTGATTAACATCATCCTCTATATTTGATAACGTAACTGAGATACTTCTCACTGTTTTCCCCGAGTAAAACTTATTAAAGAGCATCAAGCAGCATTTATAAATATCCATCGTGATATTTGTGGGAAGATCAATTGTTTTGGATCGATGAAACCCACCGCCAAGCTCATCTTTACTGTAGCCAATTCCCAGGCTTATTGTTCGACCAGCTTTGTTATGTGTACGTGCCCTTCTTGCGACTTCTTCACAAATTTCCAGAAGAACAGCCTTAATCTCTTCTCTCCTTGTATAATCCCTCAGTAAAATCTGACTCTTACCGAAACTAATCTGCCCCTGCATCAACGGAGCACCTATTTCAGATAAATCAATTCCATGTGCATGATAATACAACTGGTTTCCCATTATTCCGAACTTCTTTTCAAGCAGATCTAAAGGAAAATTAGCTAACTGACCTACAGTTGATATCCCCATTCGATTTAGATTTCTTTCCATCCTCCCTCCTATTCCCCACATTTTAGACAACGGATGAACATTCCAGAGTTTATTTGGCACATCTTCATATCTCCAACGTGCAATCCCACTTTTTGTTTTCTTACTCTCTAGGTCAAGTGCAAGCTTACTGAGCAACATATTATCTCCAATGCCCACTGTGCACATCAGACCAAATTCTCTCCACATGCTGCTTTGGATTACCTTGGCCATTTCTTCAGGATCTTCTTTTCCTGCATCTAAAAAAGATTCATCAATTGAATACGTATGGACACACTTTTCAGGAACAAATCTGTAAAACAGTTTTGTAATCTCAGTTGAAACTCTGATGAAAAGCTTCATTTGTGGATTTACAATGTGTATTCTTGGATCTTCAGGTATCTCAAAAAGTCTCGATCCTGTTTTGATTCTAAAATCTTTTTTAAGTGCAGGAGATGCAGCTAATACTACACTTCCCTGTCTCTCCGTATTTCCTACAACAGCAAGATAGCATGTTAAAGGATTAAGCCCCATTGCTACAGCCGATACAGAAGCATAAAAGGATTTCATATCGACACAAAGTATATTCTTACGTGGAAATTGTGAGTAATCAATCATTGTATGTAACTCCTATGATGTTATTCATGTTGATATAAACTGTATTGTCGTTCTGGTCTTTTACGTGAAGCTTTTGTTGTTCAAAATTAATGTAATGAACTCTGCCGGTGACATTTTCAACGAATCCATTGTGAAAAAGCTTAAATTTCAACTCTTTATTAAATTCAAGTGCCTCAGAGACGAGAAGATCCATCTCTTCAATTTGTTGATCATCCAAGGATGGCTTTTCAATTTTTGATACATCAACCAAATCTTGTTTAAGCTGTGTCAAATGTTCTGGAAGCATCATTGATGTCCATTTGATTGTTCCCCGATCCCTAAGCAATTAGATCCGCTCCTTTACTGATCTAATATTAACAGAACAAAAGTTCTATATTCAATATAAAAGAGAACAAAGGTTCGATGTAAATGTTGGAAGGTGAGAAATGAAGGTTAAGTTGATGAGGTATATGGAAGTGTGCGAAAGTTATTATCAAAAGTTAGAACCTATATTTATTCAAGTTCTTCTTATGATAATAACTTCAGAAAATGACCTATTTTCAAAAAGAAAGTTGATAATCTGAATGATAATTGAAATTGAATTCGCATCATTTTTTCAATCTTTATTTTTGATTTCTTTCAATATTTCTTTAAGCAAATGTTGGGTTTCTTCGTTTTGTTTACGATTAATTTTATGCTCTTTTGTCAAAGCAAACATATAATATAGAAGTAGAACTATAACAGCCAATATGAACAAATTAGGAATTAAAACGCTTAACATGATATTCTGCAACCTCCCTTTTTCAAAAAAAGATGTCCATAAAACTTTATGAACATCTTTTTAAATTATTCCTTAAAGTTAGTTTGTCCAGCTCCATTGAATGTCTCCACTATGCTTTTTAGTTCCATTTGCACGAATCTTTGTATCTAAGAATACAGTTGCTTTTTGCCACCTGTTTACCAGTCTCAATTCGAAGTGGCCTTCAATATTTCTAAAATAATCATACTTATTGGTTTCGTAATGTGATTCTACATTTTTGTTCACATAAGACCACCCGCTTGAGTAAATCTTATGTCCCTCTTTAGGTGCTATTGATAAAATTTTAACCCAATTGTAAGTCCACTCGTTGTATGTCCAAAATTCAAATTGCTTTTTTCCATAAACATTTTTCCCCACCATCGCATATCTAAACCAATTACTGCCAGTTTTTTGAGGTTGAAAAACTTTATCGTTTTTATTTTCCTCAAATGTAACAGGAATCAAGGAAGAAACGTATGCTAACTGATCATCTTCATTTAGTGTCTTAACATAACTTTCAACAAGACTGCTTGCTTCTTTTGATTCCATTTTGATTTTCTTTGTTTTAAGTTTATTCTGGATGTTTTGTTCGATTTTCTTTGATGGTTCTTTAGTAAACTCTATTATCTTTTGTTTCTCGTCATCGTTAAATTTATCCCATGAATCAGGTTGAGCAACGAATTGCTTAGTGAGCTCTTTAGCTGAATTTAACGATGCTGCATGCGCAGTTGTCATATTAAAACCTGCAAGAGATACAATCGCTAACACTAATGATAGAATAAGCTTTTTCATATAGACACACTCCTTATATATCTTCTGTTTTTTATTGAAAAACCCTTTTCATTTTTCGAATTTCTTCTCAAATAGCAGAACAACCTAGTGATTAGTTTTATCCGGTTCCAAAAAATAATTAAGTGTGCTCCTCCTCCCTCTAATGATTAGACCAAAAGCTATTGCAAGGTTATGAGTCAGAAGACCCTCAATACCATATCACCTCCTAAAGCAACCCTACCACACTCTTATCTTTCATTAAATAACTTAACTTCCAAATGATAGTTTATGACTAAATTGAAAAAAAACAGAAAATCCGCAATGATTTACGGAACCTTCTGTCTTTTGAAAATTGACCTAACGTCATGTTTTTTGGATAAAAAGCTTCTTTTGATGCTGATTATTCGCCATAACCATGTAATAAGAAGCTATCTATAAACATCGGCTAAAGTCCTGATTTCTCCCCTTTCCAGAATAAATTGAATTTATTTTCTGCATAATCACCATATAGCTAATTCAAAAAAAAAGACTACCCTTTTAGAGTTAGCCAAACGATCACTTGATAAAATTGTTTTTTCAAAAAATAAAGGCTGCCGAAAAATTTCGACAGCAAGAACCGGTAAAACCGCTCCTCTTTATATTTAGATACCAACAGGAAGCTCTGCAACCTTTATGCCGCCAGAATTTGTTGTGGTGCTCTCAGCATGATGCCCAAATCCCAAAGACAATCCAAAAAATGTTACCGCTAAGACTGAGCCAAGGATAAACTTCTTCATCAAATTCCCTCCAGTTTCCTCATATTCTCTTTGACTTCGATTGCTTTATTAGCAAATTCCAAAGCCTCTTTGTAATACTCACCCTTCTCATAATACCTTGAGATAACTAAGGAAAGGTCACTTACTCCATCTAAGTCACCTTTCTCTTCTAAGTATTGTACGTTTTCCCTGCATTTGTCAATGCTTTCATCTACCCTTTTACAATATAGGTCATGAATAATATTTATTTTGGTTTCATAAATTTTATTCGTTCTAAACTTAAGCTCATCTTGCCCTTTCTTGAGATAATACATGGCGTTATCCCTGTCGCCTATTTTAAATCTTTCTCGGACAATCATATAAATGGAGTTAATGTAGTAAACAGATTCACGCCATTCATTGCATCTAACAGCCTTCTTAATTGCATTTATACATTCTTGAGATTTATCAAAATTCGAATAAAGAATACTAATGTTATGATATTGCATTGCCTCATAAAACTCATCTTTAAGTTCCTTCGCAGTCTTGATTGCAGTAAGAAAGTATTCCTCTGATTCTTCAAACTTCCCTAAATGCATATAATTCGTTGCCTTAATAACATAACAGATTGTAAGGTGTCTTTTATACTCCTCATGTTGACTGTATATATTGATTGCCTCATTAATATAGCCTAACGATACTGCACTTTGATGTAGTGTCACATAGAGAGAAGCCGTTTTCATATAAAACTCTGCTGCTTCAATATCGTTTTCAATTTTAGAGAGCTTCTTCTCCGCAATTTTTAGCAAACTGATAGCTCGCTCATAATTCTTTGTATAGGACATGTACTCAGCTTCGTAGAGGTAAAAATAGTAGTCAATCAAGTTATCAATATCGTAACCCTCTAGCTCTTTCTTCTTCACTTTCCAGTCGTTTGGAGGCAGTCCCTTACCTTTGTTTTTGAAGAGCATCATTTTGTACCTAGACTCTAAAAGCTGATAATAAATGATAACCTTATCGTCTTCCTCCATATGCTTCAAGGATTCCTTAGCTTTTTTAAGAAGTTGCTCTGCCAAATCTATCTCACATTTCTTAATAGCAACATGAAGTTCATTCAGAGTATTAGCTACTACCTCGTGTGCGATCGTACCCATTTATAACCCCTCTTTTCTAAAATGTTTCGAATTATTAAACAATATAACAGACATTTGCAATATTTGGAATAATTTAAAAGTGGTTTTCGGTAAGTTTTCGTCATACCGCAATAACCTTTTGGGGAAGGCATGCTAAAAAAGTCCCTATTTCTTTTAATCAGTCGGCCTACTGATTGCATTATTCGCTTGAAATAAATAAAAGCGGGCTCCGAAAATGGAGTACCCACTCTAGAAATATTGGCAAAATAAATTGTTTAGAATTTGAAATAAAAAAAAGAACCTGCAATATAAGCATGTTCTTTTCATATTGTTAATTTATTAGAATATTTAACGACAAGGGCATTTATGTATAGTATAATATTTCCTGTACATTAAGTTTGCTCACTCAAGGGAGTCTTGCTCATCCCCTATGAAAGGGGGTGGGAAAATGACTGTTTACGAATCATTAATGATAATGATCAATTTTGGCGGGTTGATATTAAATACCGTCTTGTTGATCTTCAATATAATGATGCTTGTAACGTCAAACCAAAAGAAAAAATAGACCTCCCTTGAGACTGGAATCCTGAAGGGTAAGGTCTATCTAGAACAACACCGAGCAAGCCCTTTGACGGGCAGCTTTTTGTGCAAATAGCGGCCTGTGGGTGTAAGCGCACCCCAGGTCTTCTTTATTTTATGCATTTCATTAAACATAATGCAAAAAATAATCATATAATTGTATCATTAACCTAATTATAACCATATAAAAATGGTATTTGCAATACTATTGCTTTATGGATAAAACCATTATTTTATTTAGATTGAGGATGTGCAACTCAAGTGTATCTATTGAGCAATTGCAGACTTTTGTTTACCTGTTTAGTAAATCATCATCTAATTCAATATACAGTATTCCATCATCATCTTCTTCATCAGCTTCAATTGGTTCATCAACTAAACTTAAGATAAACTCCTCAAACGAATTGGCAATCAGAAAAAAGTCTTTATCTGGATGACTTAATTCATGATCCCAAAACAATATCTTTTCATTATCGATATCCATACATATTTCATTCCCGCCTGAAGAGCTTGCAATAGGAATTATATTTTTAGGAAAACGATCAGAATATGTATCGATCGCTTTCTGAAGATTGCTATGATCGTTCGCTAAACCATAAAAATCCTCTAACAATTGCGTATCATCGTCCTTACCCATCCAAGGGTCTTTCTCTATAGGTTTATAGCAAACGTCATACTCAATTTCATCTGTTGTTTTTGTACTTTCTAGATAACAGCCGCCATATTCCTTCAAAAAGTCCTTATAATCAGAAGGTAATTGTTTTCCTATGTTCATTTCAATTTCTTTGAGTTGTTCATTTTTATTGATTCTGGGATCTGTTTTTGCATCAATTGAAAACTCTTTCAACTTTTGTTTGATAGTATTGAAGCTCATATTAATCCCCTCCGCATTGCACATCTTTAGCAATGAACAATTGCAATACTTTTGTTTAATTGTCTAAACTAACTTTCAATGCATCAGCTAACATGGAGTTAAAATCATTAAATTTGTTCATCAGCGTTCCAGAGGGTTTATCAAGCTCTAAGTATTCATTCTCAATTACATCTAAACAATACCAAGCTGTATCTGAGTCACCAAAAAACAGATATTTTTTCTGCTCATCATTTTCGTGCCACTGTTCATTTGTTTCAATAAAACCATAAACTTCTTCATCATTTTCTTCTCTCAGTAATTCTTGATCCAATCCATAGATTACCAAGCCATTAAAATCTAATCCGTTTACAGTTTGAAGGAATTTTTTATATTCTAAAGGAATCTCATTTACAGGGAACTTACCTAATACTGCTTCTTCAAAGTTTCTTATTTCTTGGTCTGTAACAGGAGAATTTAATTCATCTCCATACTTTGCTTCAATTTTTCGAATTTCCTCTAATAAATTTACCCACATAATACTGCCCCCTTATTTCTCACTTGGATATATCTCACCATTTGGAATAGGCCAATTAATCTTCTTTGTTTCCCCCGGTGTCAAACCTTTTGTTAACGAATTTTGCTCATTAGTTATTGCTTTATGATAAGGGTCATTTTTAATCAAAATCAAGTTATCCATGTCGTTTGTGCCACCGTCATCTAGAGGAAGCTTATGGTGAACTTGATATCCTTTTGGATTCAACCCATCCTTCATCCGGGCAATATCTTTATCTGTTAAGCCAGCTTTCTTAAGTTTCTTAACTTTATTGGGATCATTTGATAGACCTTTTAAGAATTGTTTTTTTATAGAACTGTTGAACTTTCTTCTAAGTTTTGCTGTTTCTTCTGGACTTCTCTTTGTGTAGCTAATTTCCTTAACTTTAACACCTTTTAAAAGAACCTGTTCACCTTTTAGTGTTCCTACAAAATCATCGCTACCAGCCGATTTATAAAGCACACTGTTCTTCTCGTCTATCGCTTCTTTCAATATTGATGTGTTTTTCACATTGTGAGTATTCTTTATGTCCTGAAGGATACCTGCATACGCCAATTGATTATTATTTAATGAAATAGAATTAATGAAGGTTTTTCCTTTATCAATTCCAGTCTTTACGCTATTAGTAATTGCTTTTTCTCCAGCCCCTAAGACTTTATCGACCTTGGCTGCTCCAGTTGTAGCTAACTTACTTGACCCTTTAAGAATAGAGCCTCCACCTTTTAATCCAACAAGGCTTCCAACAGCATAAGTTATATAGTGTGCTCTCGAATAAGCATCACCATTGACCATTTTATCATTCCAGGAATCAGATAAGTCTTTCCAAATAATTTTAGCATAAGTAGGTGTTTCAATTATGGTACCAGTTATTTTTAATAGCTTCTGCTCATCAGAAAGCTGTGAAAATTCCCAAGTACCAACTGCTAAGTCTTTGGCACCAACTACCGTATCCTTAACGACATCATATGCAGCTACACTTACTCCTTTAATAATATCCCAAGTAATCTCTCCTGCTTCTTCTAGCTGCTTTGCTTGTTCAATTTGCATTGCAAGCTGAACTTGAGCCGGCTCCAGATTCTCGTACCCTACTTTCTTAGCAATCTCTAAATATTCATCAGGATCAGACACACCGTCATTAAGTTTCTTTTTCAATTCCTTAATTTCTCGTTCTTTTGCTTCTTCTTTCTTCACGGTTAAATAAGCTTCAGAATGCTGCTCAATATCGCCTTTTTTCTTATGTATGTCACTTTCTCTATACGCTTTAGCGTTATAGTGAATCGGTGTGGCATTCTTCCCTTTGCCTGTTGATTCCTGCAGCTTTTTAAAATCTTGCTGAATAAATTGTTCGTTAGGCTCTGTTTCAGCATATTCTGTTTTTAAATTCTCATCAAGCTTGTTTAGCTTATCGATTGTTTTTTCACGTTTGCCATCTGCAGAAGAAAGTTTGTCTTTGAAGTATTCTGTTGAGTATATTTCAAGGGGAAGAATATCATTGATGTCGTTTAATATGTCTTTCATTGCTTTTTTCTGTTCAGACATAATGGATTTTGATTTTGTGTATGCATTTACAAGTTCATGTTCTAAAAAAGATTCTTCTATGTAAGCATCAGACATCTTGGCGTCTTCAAGTTTTGCAGAAATGCTGCTTAAGAAAGCAATTTTCATATCGATAAGATCAATCCATTGATCTGTAACGCCGACATGGTCATGATAAAATGCTTTAATGTTGTCTGCCCCCTTGCCCGAAAACTCACTGTCATCTAGATCAGCTACAGACTTAAACGCTTTTTTAAGCTTCACCATTTGCGACCTTAGTTCCTTGTACTCTTTAGTTCTTTTATCTGCTTCAGAGAGTAATGAATCAGCTTCAATAACCTTCATATCATTCTCCTTTCATGCTTACTCTATGTAAATTTTACCACAATCAACTATTTCAATAACAGAAAAAGACAGCCAAATATGACTGCCCTTTAATGATATGATTAACATGTGAAACTAAAAAATCATTGGGTGCATCTTTAATTTATGTTCTTATAGTAAGCTTTAGCATCTCTTTCAACTTCCCAGTACTTATTTCCGTTCGAACTTAAAAGTCGATCAAACCAAATTTCAAAATTCGCTTTTAAATCCACTGCTTCATCAAAATGATCAGTCGAATCCAAATAAAATAGGTAATCTAAGTCCCCTTTTTCATATCTATTTGAATCTATAACATACCTTCCATCAAAATGATATCCAATCAAAAAACACTTTTCTGGTAGGTCTTCTGTTTCATTGTATTTCATAACATCTTCCATACTGAGTATTTCGATTCCATCAAGAAACTCCAATCCATTATGTAGAGCTAGGAACTCCTTATAATCTTTGGGTAAACTTACATTGAAATGTGATTCTAATTTTCTAATTTCGTCTTCTGTTGCAGGTTCATTAAATTCAAATGTGGCATCTTCTAATACGAAACCACCTGGTTGAATCATTGGAAAAGTGCCATACTTAGAAACAGCTTCTTTAATACCAGCAAGTGTCAAATGAATAAGTTTGCCTTCTTCCATATCCCATCCCCCTATCAACAATTATCTAGATTTCACCATGTCATGTAACTATAAGGAAAGCATAACTAATAGGACATTAATTGGTTACTAGGAAACAATTTTATTCATAATAGATGCAGGATTAGTGGTGAACAAAATGTAAGTGTTATATGCTGTTTTAATTACTACCCTATCTGTTGAGCCATAAGGAAACCCAATCCTTACTGCGCTTTTCTCCTCTCCTCCATATAGTTTGGATCAAGGAATACATCGTTGATTTCTTTGATTGGAATTTCAATTTTTGATAGCTGCCAATTGATAATTAAGTTTTCATTTATTTTTTTATTCCAAGCATAAAACATTCCCCTTTTGACTATGAATTCAGTGAAATTTTAACATGCGCCTAGAAGTTTTAAAGAGAAATGAGATGATATTAAGGAAAAATTAAATTCACAATAATTGGATATAGGATTATAATTATTGATGGTTTACCGATATAAATAGAGAACAAACATTCTAAAAGGGGAAATGAAGTTGAAGAAAGTATTATTAGGTTTTGCAGCATTCACTTTGAGCTTATCATTGGCAGCCTGCAGCTCAAATGATTCTGAAAAAGTAAGCACAGAAAAAGAAACACCACAAGCTTCTACAGATGTAGAAAAGAAAACAGAACTAAAGGAATCTACTAAAGAAAAAACTGCTGACAAGTCTAAGGAAAAAGACAAAAAGGAATTGGTCGATGTTACTCTAGATAGAGCAATTGATGGTGACACAATTAAAGTAAGCTACAATGGAAATGTAGACACAGTTCGCTACTTGCTCGTTGATACACCTGAAACTAAGAAACCAAATTCTTGTGTTCAACCATATGGTGAAGATGCGTCTAAGCGAAACAAGGAATTGGTCAACAGTGGTAAGCTGCAACTGGAGTTCGATAAAGGTGACCGCAGAGATAAATACGGAAGACTATTAGCTTATGTTTATGTGGATGGCAAATCTGTTCAGGAAACATTGCTAAAAGAAGGATTGGCCAGAGTAGCATATGTATATGAGCCAAACACCAAATACATAGACCAATTTAAGAAAGACGAGCAGGAAGCAAAATCAGAGAAGCTTTCAATCTGGAGCAAGAATGGATATGTGACCGACCGAGGATTTAATGGCTGTGTGAAAGAAAAAACCACTGCAGTTAAAAAAGCAACAACAACTAAACCGGCAGCTAAACAGCCTACTACTCCAAAGGCATCAAGTGAAACTTCGACTACAACTGAAAAAGAAGCTTCTTCAGAGACAACTGGAGAAACATTTAAAAATTGCACAGAGTTAAGAAAGAAATATCCGAATGGAGTGCCTAGCTCCCACCCTGCTTACCAATCTAAAATGGACAGGGATCATGACAACTATGCATGTGAACGTTAATTGAAAGCCCTTTGTGGCTTTCTTTTTTATTTTTTTGGGCTCTTTACACAAAAAGAGGCTATCCACAGATTAAAAATTTTCGGGACAACCTCTTTTTAACAATATCTAATCAATCATCTAATTTTTACTCAAAAAAAGCTTTTGAATAATTAACGATACCTTGCACATCTTCAAGAGAATTATCTGCTAATTCTAGAGCCATAAACACTTCATCAGGCACCTCAAATGGGGCTTTTATATTCCATAAGCTAGCTGGCTTAAAACCAAACCTTGGATAATAATCTTTATGTCCTAAAACAATTACTGAACGATAACCAAGCTCTATTGCGTTTTTTAACGCAGTACGAATTAATTTACTCCCAATTCCTTTTTTCTGATAATCAGGCGCAACAGAAACTGGAGCAAGTGCTAAAGAATCGACAGTGTTATCGCCATCAATGATTTTTATTTTAGATAAAAGGACATGGCCTACGATATCTTTATCTTGATTTAATGCGACCAATGAAAGTTCAGGAATGAATGCATCTGATTTTCTAATCCTATTTACAAGTAAATGCTCTTTCTTGTCACTATATTCTTCATTTAAAAAAGCTCTTTTAACAATTTCTTCAGTCGTATTATATTCATGTGTGAGTTCTTGTCTAATTAAGAATTCCATTCATAGCCTCCTGTTCTTTTAATTAATTACCATAAGATTTTTCTTCATCCTATAAATTGCACTCCCTTAATGACCGAAACCATTAATAACATTTACTTACCCAGCTCTACACGTAAGTTTAATAAACAGATTAGTATGTACTTATTATATGAAATTTGCGTATTTGGGATCAACTTCACTATTTTATTCCCTTAGATTATTTGAGTTCATCTTTAAAATTTTTATCTTCACGATGGTCTTTATGCAAAAACAGCCTATAAATTAAAAGAACCAGAGAGCTATGTGAGGGAGCTCTCTGGCGTTATAGTGGCTGTTAAACCCCTATGATACATATACAGGATACTTTATATTTGCGATGTATTCAAGCAGCTTTCGGTTTTAAATAAAATACCCATTTAATTTAGAATTAAATATTATATACAGACATATCCGATAAAGCCAAAACTAGATGTAGAATCAAATTCAATTTTTATACTGATTTTTAAAGGTTAAGTGTTTAATTCCCTGATCCTTAAAAACTTGACGGATATAAGGTGGAGAATAATCGAAAGCTCGACTAATTTCCTTCAGGCTCATTTTCTTATTGAAATGTAGATCATAAAGAAAAGCAAAGTCCTTAGTTCGTCTACGCTTAGACAATTCCTGAAATGAAAGCTTGTCCACATTTTGTGATTTAAATAAATCTAAAATAATCCAATCTGAGATATTTAGTTCCTTAGAAATCTCTCCTACAGTTTTAAGCTCTTCAAAGTGCATTTTTTTGATCTCATTAAATCGCTCTAAATATTGTTGCCATACGTATTTATATTGACGTTGAGGCTGAGGGATATCGAGTTGAGAAGTGACATAAAAGTTAAAACCTTGTTCTTGACAAGTGTGTCGATCGCTTCTTTCCCAAAGTCCTTTTCGCCGCCTCTTGCCAGCGAGTAGGCTTCGTCTATAAACAAAATGCCACCTAATGACTTTTTGATTAAGTCTCTCGTCTTTTGGGCGGTGTGTCCGATATACTCCCCGACCAGGTCAGCCCGCTCCGCTTCTATTAAGTGGCCTTTTGACAGGACATTCATTTCAAAGAACAGCTTGCCGATGAGCCGTGCAACCGTCGTTTTTCCCGTTCCCGGATTTCCTTTAAACATCATGTGCAGCGCTTGCTTTCCAACCTTCAAGCCTTGCTCCGCGCGTTTTTGGTTCACAAAAATCCAGGCGTATATTTCCTTGATGTTGCGTTTCATTTCCTCCATCCCAACTAATGCGCTCATCTCTTTTTCGATTTCCTTCAAAATGCCGTGCTTTGCTTCGTTTTTTTGCAATGCAGCCTGATATTCCGCCTCTGCCTCAGCATTCGTCAGCACCTGCTTTTGCCCGTTCAGAATAATGTTGATCTGTCCGTTGTTTTTATAAGTCACAGCGCGCTCCAACATCTTCACCTCTCTGTTCTCTCTATATGATATTCAAGCGGATGCCGATTGTGACAAACGCCTATCATGTGTCGAAACAATTGCTTTTTTCGGGAACAATAAGGAATCCTGCGCTTTCCCGAGAAATACTTTATTTCTTATTGTATTCACGGACATGGGGTGGACAAACCATGAGATTTTGTTTTTAATCATTTTGTCAGAGTATTATAGTGAGCTTCTTTTTCTCATTATTATCCCCATTCGCCAATCCTTTTTTCATGTAACGGGCTGTTTTTTGTACGAAGCGTATTACCCGCCGTAAGATACCTGAAGTGTTTTTCTTTTTTTCGATTTATAAAGTGGTGTCTTTAATGAAAGGAGCTTTCTCATCAATTTACGTTTCAAATGCTTATGAACGTAAAGCTTAAATCAGCAGGAATCAGTGCAGGTTAACCGAACCCATAGTACATACAAACATATGGCGTATGCACATATTTCATGTCGGGCCGTATCTGTTGTCGCTTCATGTTGAATTGTGCGCTTTCCCGAGAAATAATTTCCGGATGTGAAAGGGTTATTTCCTCATTTTTCAGTTGAATGATAATCGTACAAGCAGAAGCCGTGTTTTTTCATATCCTGTAATGAGGTGATGAAAAATGGTTAAAATTTTTATTGATCCTGGCCATGGCGGGTCTGATCCAGGCGCAACAGGTAATGGCCTTCAGGAAAAAACGTTAACCCTGCAAATCGCTTTAGCCTTACGTACGATATTAACTAATGAATATGAAGGCGTTTCTTTGCTGCTGAGCCGGACAAGCGACCAATATGTCAGCTTAAACGACCGGACAAATGCCGCAAATAACTGGGGAGCAGATTTCTTTTTGTCCATTCACGTTAATTCCGGGGGAGGCACAGGTTTTGAAAGCTATATTTATCCAGGTGTAGGAGCCCCGACGACGACTTATCAATCGGCAATTCACTCTGAAGTGATACAAGCTGTCGACTTTGCCGATCGCGGCAAAAAAACGGCGAACTTCCACGTCCTAAGGGAGTCGGCAATGCCTGCCCTCTTGACCGAGAACGGCTTCATTGATACCGTTGCCGATGCAAATAAGCTGAAAACGAGCAGTTTTATTCAAAGCTTAGCGAGAGGACATGCAAACGGGCTGGAGCAAGCCTTTAACCTTAAAAAGACTTCCAGCTTAGGGTTATATAAGGTTCAAATCGGCGCATTTAAAGTCAAAGCGAATGCCGACTCGCTCGCAAGTAAAGCCGAAGCCAAAGGTTTTGACTCGATTGTCCTTTTAAAGGACGGATTATACAAAGTGCAGATTGGCGCATTTTCATCCAAAGACAATGCAGACACCCTGGCTGCCAGAGCGAAAAATGCCGGCTTTGACGCTATTGTGATCCTAGAATCATAGCCGAGACCGGGACGAGCGTCTCATAAAAAAACCCGGCTCCTCATCACGAGAAACCGGGTTTTTTTATTCAAGGATATCGACAACAAACTGTGACCATGTTTCCAGACGGTTGTAGATGTCATCCTGTTTTAATTCAGAAACTTTCATCCATTTACCAGCAATTTGTTCTTTCTCCTTCACTTCCACTTGTGCGCCAGGCTTTAATTGAAGCGCAGAAAGAATACCGATATGCACTTTGCCAACACTGTTTTCATCATCATTGATCAATCCCAGTGTGACAATCGCCTGTTTATCTTCTTCATTTATTTGCAGTTCTTCCTCAAGCTCACGGTCTGTGTTCAGCTTTAAGACTTCAGCAAATGAAGCTGCCCCTTCGATGGCGTTCATATGGCCGCCAAAGCCGAGAGAAAGCTTGTTGTGCAGTCGTGATTCACCGCCGCCAGCCAGCCGCTCGTAAAGAAAAACTTCATCTTCACGCTTAATGACGACATAAGGTATCGGCTGCTTGAAACGCGGATCTTCTTCTGCGTCCCCTCTTCTCATTTCACGATAGGCTGCTTCAATCTGAGCCATGATTTCGGCTACTCTGCTATCTTCACTGTACACGCCCTGGAAGGTTAAGCTTTCTTTCTTAAACACATCATCGCGCGGGGCAACTAAAATCATTTCGTCCATTTTTCCCATGGGTACTGCGTCCTCCTCATTTGAACCTTCAAGCCGAAAAGAGCAGATATTATATCTGCTCTTTTTCATCTTCAAAATAAAAGTCATCATCTTTGAGCGGCTCAACTGTCGCTTTTTTATAGCCATTCCCCTTCATAGAGAAGAAGTCATGCGATTTTGTTTTTGTGTTTAATCCGTTTAATACGATCGGATTAATATCTTCCTCTTCGAAGTATGGATCAAATCCAAGATTCATCAGCGCTTTATTCGCATTATAGCGGATGAATTTCTTTACATCGTGTGAGAGTCCGACTTGATCGTACAAGTCCTCTGTATACTCAAGCTCATTTTCATATAACTGATTCAGAAGGTCGATCGCAAATTCACGAAGCTCTGCTTTTTTCTCTTCTGTCTGTTTATTATAAATTTCCTGAGCAAGGAGACCGACATACACGCCGTGAATCGCTTCGTCACGAAGGATCAGGTTAATGATCTCACCGCTTTGCATCAGTTTTCCTTGTCCGTAGAAATATAACGGATAATAGAAACCGCTGTAGAAAAGGAAGCTTTCCAGATAGACGGAAGCAACCATCGCTTTGAACAGTGAAATTTCATCATCTTTTTGAATGGCTTTGTAAAGCCCGACAATCATTTGCGCTTTTTTCTGCAAATATTTATTTTGTTTAACCCATTCAAATACTTCATTAATCGTTTCAGTCGGTGCAAGGGTCATGAAAATATTAGAGTACGACTTCGCATGGACAGCGTTCTCCATCATCGCCATAAAGTTCAGCACCGCTTTCCGCTGGTGGCCATCTACGTGTTCAGCCACAATCGGCATCCCCGTATTCCCCTGCTCTGTATCAAGAAGCGTAAGTCCGGCCAGTACCTTCATATAAGTGTCCTGCTCATTTTTTCCGAGGTACTTCCATGTGAGGAGATCGCCGTTTAAAGCAATCTCTTCCGGAAGCCAGAACTGTTTCACGTTTTGGTTATAGAACATTTGGGTAAAATCGTCTTCATGCTTTGACCAGTTTGCTGCGTCATAAATTTTTGTCACTATAAACTCTCCTTTAATCAAACAACACAAGAAAGGCAGCTGTCTTGCCCAGTATCTTTCGTTCTTGCATAGTAAATGGTTTTAATTCCTCTATGATGTGCATACAGATCGATTCGGTTTAAATCACGGGTCGTCATTGTGTCTTTTAAGAACAATGTAAAGCTGATTCCCTGATCAATGTGCTGCTGGATAGTGGCGATCATATCCACAACCTTGAACATGTCCATATCGTAGGCTTCTTTATAGAAGAACCAGTTATTAGATGCAAGCCCAGGCATTGGGTAGTACGTTTTTGAGTTGCCGTATGTTCGTTCTTCAATGCGTTCCATAATCGGCATAACAGACGCCGTACTTGATTGAACGTATGAGATAGAGCCTGTCGGCGCAATGCATAATCTGTAGCTGTGATACATACCGTGTTCAGCCACAAATGCTTTTAGCTTTTCCCAGTCCTCTGTCGTCGGGATATGCATACCTTCAAACAGATTAGCTATTTTTTCATATTTCGGTGAGAAATCAGTAGAAACGTATTTGTCAAAGTATTCACCTGTCGCATAGGTTGAGCCTTCATATTGATCAAACGTTTCACCCTTCTCTTTTGCGATTTCCGCAGAACGCTGGATGGAGTAGAAGTTCACCATCATAAAGAACGTGTTTGCAAAGTCACGCGCTTCCGGACTTTCATACGCAATGCCGTTTTGCGCAAGGTAGCCGTGAAGGTTCATAGCACCGAGGCCGATTGATTTCATCGCTTTGTTTGCCCGTCTTACAGCAGGCGCATTACGGATGTCAGTTGTTTCAGACACGTGTGTTAAAGAGTCTGTCGCAAGCTTGACTGTCTTTTCGATTGATTTATGCTCCATGACATTGAGAATGTTAAGCGAACCCAGGTTGCAGGAAATATCCAGACCGATTTCATCTTCTTCATCATAGTCTGTGTATGAAGAAACTTGAGATGCCTGCAGCACTTCAGAGCAAAGGTTAGAAAATTTGACCTTGGAAATATGGTTATTCGCATGCACTTTATTGACGTTATCTTGGAACATGATGTATGGATAGCCTGATTCAGAACGAAGCATCGCCAATTTTTCAAGCAGTTTCCGCGGGTTGATTTTTTCCTTTTTCACCCGAGGGTTGTCGACAAACTTGTCGTACATTTCGTTCATGTCCATCTCATCCATGTGCTGGCCGTACTCTTTATAAATCGTGTGCGGGTAGAATACATAAGCCGCTTTGTCCTCGCGTGCAAGCTCAACGAACTTATCCGGAATGACAACACCGATAGAAAGCGTTTTGACACGCACATCTTCATCCGCAGAAATCTTTTTCGTATCGAGAAAATCATTGATATCGCGGTGGAAAATGTTTAAATACGCCGCGCCGGATCCTTGTCTTTGTCCCATTTGGTCAGCATAACGGAACGCGTTATCAAGAAGCTTCATGACGCCTACAACGCCTTTTGTCGCATTCTCAACATCTTTAATGGCTTCACCTTTCGCACGAAGCTTGGACAGGTTAAGAGAAACCCCTCCGCCCAGTTTAGAAAGCTGCATGGAGATATCAATCGCTCTTGAAATGTCGTTTAAGGAATCATTGACTTCCAGCAAGAAGCAGCTCACAAGTTCACCGCGGCGTTTTCTGCCGGCGTTCAGAAATGTCGGTGTGCTCGGCTGATATTCTTGATTGATCATCAGGTTTACATATTCTTTTGCTTTCTCAGTGTCGCCGTTAGCGAAGAACAGCGCAACAATTGAGATCCGGTCCTCATAACGCTCGAGGATTTTTTTCTTGTCATTCGTTTTCAAAGCATAGTCATTATAGAATTTAAACGCACTCATGAAGGAAGGAAAACGAAACTTCTTAGCGTAAGCTGTCTTAAACACTTCTTTAATGTCTTCAAAAGAATAAAGGCTTAAGAATTCCTCTTCGTAGTATTGATTTTCAACCAAATAATCCAGCTTCTCTTTTAAATCGTGAAAGAAGACTGTGTTTTGATTGATATAATCTACAAAATAGCTATGTACAGCCTCTTTATCCTTATCAAACTGGAATTTCCCATCTTTTTGGATCATGATTTCGTTATTTAACTGGATCCATTTTGGCACTTGATTTTGTGACAACTCTTTCTACCTCCTGAGTAAACAATTCAACGTCTTTAGATGTGCCGCTGAGTTCAAATTTGTGCAAGATCGGCACCTGATATTGTCTTGAAATGGTATCGGCGCTTTTTGCAAAGTTATCGCCCCATACTTTGTTGCCGCTCGCAGCGACTCCTAATAAGAGATGGGCGTATTTTTCGAGAAATGATTGTGTTGATGCCGGTACCTGGCCGAAGTTTGTCGTGTAGGTGACCAAAACAAACGGAGTGTCCACGTGGTCCATTTCGTCCACCTTGCGTATCTGCTGAAAGCCTGTTTTATTCACAAACCGCTGAACATTCCCTGTTTTCGAATCAAATATGATTTGTACCACGTTTTATCACGACCTATCAAAAAATATGAATCTCTCATCACTAACACTATATATAGTATACTACCCTCTAGCAAAAACACAATATATAGATTCGTTTTTATGAAAAATTCATATTTTGATCAAATCAGGCAAATGGGCAGACTCATTAGGGCCCAAAAAAGAGAGCAGAACGAGAATCATCTCTCGTCCTACTCGGGGTGTCGTTTTTAGCCGATGTATATCATAACATGAAAAAAAACTGCTTAGTAGTCTAGATTTTTTTTTCTTAAGCTATCACAGCATTTTTCGCTCTCTACTGTTTCTTCTATTTCAACATCCGCGCCGATCTCTTCTAAAACCGCCTTCAAAGCAGTGATAATTGACGCTTCTCTGATTAATTCTTTTCCGTTCACAATGATACTTGTTCCGTATTCATAGCAAGAATCATCTTCGCAAATTTCTTCCCAATGATTCACGATCACTTTATGCTTCATGTTTTCACCCTCTGTTTGATCTGTGTCTGTATTTAGTTTAGCGGCTGGCATCCGCTTTGTAAATTCGAATGCTTGTGAATTTTATTCAAGCTCATCATCCGCGTATTCTTTCTTCAGCTTTACCTCATTGCGGGACTCATTATACTCATAAATTTTGATATAGCCGTCCTCCATAACGCCAAAATGGTTATGTTCAAGTGGAAACGAGGTGGGCTGAGGCGTTTCATAGTCTGAATTGCCGCTGTCTGTTTCAATAATGGTATCTTGATTCCCGCACGCCCCGAACAGTAAAAAGACAGCTATCCATACAAGTGCAATCCTGATTCGTCTCAGTTCTGCTTCACTTTCAAACAA